CTACTGTTATAAAACCCACTAAACTTAATGTTTGATAGGGATTCACCTACTTTGAAATTAAAGGCGCGATTAACGTCAATGCCAGAAACAAAATATAAGTTAGGGTTACTAGGATCCATTAAATCATATATTACTGTGATTAAATCTCCGCTCTGTAAACTTTTAGAAAAGTCAAACATATCCGGACTGTCATCGCCTAATTGAACACTTCCTTCCCAAAGAGTAGTTCCAACTGGAACACCTGCCTCATCAGCAGGCAATTTTTGCCATGAAGTATTGTAAAGACCCGCGGACTTAAATACGTACAATATTGGCGTACCGTTAACCTTATTATTAGTGTCCGTACCTATATATAAAGCCATGAGAGAACTTATTTTTATAGCGTACCCCACTAGAGCTACATCAGGACCATTTGCTGCTGCCTTAGCACTTTCAAAAGTAACGAGTTCTCCAACTTTTATATCGGTGCTAAACGTTATACTCTGACCATTTAAAGTCCATGAGTTAGTCCTAAAGTCAGTGACAACAACATACTTGGCCCCTTCAACAGAAGCAAGATCGGCTATTTGTTGGGCAGTAATTTTCTCTGTAGCGGAGACTTGAAATTCCTCGTTACCAGTAGCAGCAACCTTTTGGACAAACTCAGAAATATCTTTGTAAACATTTGCCATATCTAATATATTATTTAATTAAAAACCAGTTTTATTTTCAGAGTATATACTATATATATCTGTATAAGTGGCTATTATTAAGTTATCAGATGTCTGAATAACTTTAAGTGTTTTTGATGCTTGAGGTCCAGAAGTTCCTGTTGTACGAAAAGTTACAGTCTTCTCTCTATCTTCTCCAGTATGGTTATAATCAGAAGTAATTCCTGTAGAGATTGTAACTAAACTACCTCCAGTAATCTTACTGTCATCCCACTGAAGATGAATAGAATCTGAAGCATCTGTGGACCAAGGAATTGAAATCGTCTGGATACTCATAATACAATTTTACTAAGTTAAAATAGGGAGGAGTGGCAGTTTACCCCCCCCCCCTACTAATAATCCTAATTTATTAGGATACCGTGAACGTTGTGTTGGTAGTAACGTCGACGGTAACAGATCCAGTCTGCGGAACCGTAATGGTAGCAGCAGAAAGGTTAAGATAAGCATCTCCAGAAGCCTGCTTAAGCTGAATAGTAGCAGTTTTGCCACCTGTAGAAGTAACTATAATCTGCTGTGTACGTTCACTAATAGTCGTATTATTAGCAGCGGTAAGTGTCAGCTCAAAGGTGTACTTAGCTGTAGCACCAGGGTCGCCAGCAATAGCAACACCATTGGTTACATCTGTAGATGTGTTAACCTTATACTTAACCGAAGTAATATCTGCTGTAATAACAGAACCAGATCCTTTAGTAAAAGTAAGTTTATCAGAGTTGGAAGTACCTGTAATAACTACAGCCCCTCCGCCCTTGGCAACAGCCATTTCAGCTCCATCATCAAACGACACAAATTCAGCTGCAGCTTCAAGAGTTGCAGTGATTGTTTTATTCGGGGAAACACCCGGAGCTGTGACTGTGAAGGTTGCATTCTTAGCAACACGATTACCTAAACTAGCGGGACTTGCTGTAAAAGTTAGAGTAGTATTACCCGAGCCAGATGTAGGGTTAACAGAAATGTTTTGTTTAGTAACTGCCATAATTGTTAATTAATTGTAAATGTTAAATTAGTATATATTGTATTAGTATCGGACCAATGATTAAGTGCATTGAGTATAACATGTTCTTTCTCAATAGTTAAATAATCTTTTTCACTTGGCCTAGCCCATAGTTCTTCACCATTATATAAAACTCTTCGTATAGTCCACAAAGAAGAATTAGTTTTTGAAGAAGATTTTTCAGCTAGATGGCCTGCCTTAGTCTCGTCATAAAGACTACATGTTCCATCATCATAAGTAGCAATAACTAAATCAGATGTTACAGGAGGAGAGTAAGGCCATATTACTACTCCGTTAAAGATAACCCTCTTGATAAGAGTATTATCCTTTGATGCTATTGTCTTACCATTAAAGGTAATAGTCTTTATCTTATGACTCATAACTATGTAGTAGTTTCTTCTAACTCTATATATAAGATATTATCTTGCTGCATAGGAGCTGTGCCTTGCACTACTTCAATACCTTTGACTGTGTTAGATGATATAACATTTTGAAGCGGTTCCGGAAGTAGATCAATAGGTAGCTTACCCTCCTCGTTAAGTTGGGGAGTTGCCTTATTGATGTCTGACTGAAACTTTTGTAGCTGTTTGTCGTAAATCTGACCTGTAAATGCAAGTTTGCCATCAGCAGTCTTAGCAAAAAGTAGACCATAAATATTAATATAATCTTCCATGATAATCAAAAATTATGCTATAACACCAACAAAAGTACCAGCTACAAACTTATTAGCACTTCTATAACACTTGTAGTTCCCCTTACCATTAACAACAACCGTTATAGGAGCAGCCATAGGTACATCGAAGCCCCCCGACTTCACACTGTTAATGGTCATATTCGACGGAACGCACAGCCAAATATACTCGTTATCTTCAACTTCAATGGTAACATTGCCTGAAGGGGACGCTTTAATAGGCTGCTTGGTAAGAGATAGAATATCAGATGATACTAAAGAGTCCTTTATAGATGCCCCAAAATACATTGGATAATAAGCACTAACCGTAACTGAAGCAGTCTTGGTAATACCTTTAATCACAGCCGTCATAGAATATACTTGGGTATCCGAAATTGAATCCTTAATGGTTTTGAGTGTTTTATCAGAGGTAAGAACTTGACTACCTTTCTTTACAGAGATAGAATCGGGTTCAATTTCTTGATTATTAAACTTAGTAGACCAGTTAAGTGTTACCTGCGTTGAGACCCCTTTTTCGAATAAAGTTGGGGTACGACTCATTGTCAAAGAGATGTATTGAGTGAATAAAATTTGATTAATTTCATTAACATCCTCTGTAAGAGATTGTACTTGATCGTAGAGTACTACTTTTAATTCTTCTAAGGAATCTACCTTCTTCTCAAGTGAATATATAAGCTTTAATAATCCTTCTGCAGTAAGAGCTGCACTAGTAAGTACCTCCCATTCTTCTTTATAAATATTGAAAGTTCTAATCTCCCAAAGTACTCTTTTATCATCAGAAGGTTTTAACCAAATTATATTAGTACTAGGAGAGGGTGGGAGTTTTGTTCCCACCCAAACTTGGCCTAGTCCAGTTCTATATTGATACATATATTATTTAATTATATTGTAGAAGTATAAGCATCTATTGCTGCTGCAAATGCTGTATTAAAAGCTGTTTCAGTAGTATATTTAGTGCCACCACCAAGTTTATAAGCATTGAAAGCAGATTGTAAATATACGTCTGCACTATTTAACAAATTAGTAGTAGTGTTAAATAATACTCTGGTAGCTGTTATATTATCAGCATTTGCATTTTGTAGATTAAAGAAATAAATCATATTAGAAGTTACAAACCCTTTAATATGTACTTTATAGTTACTGTCAGTAGAATCTTTAACAACTAATATATTAGCTTTTTTAATTCCATTTTGAATAGCAGTATCAGAAATAGTAGTATTTAATAATGTTTTATCTATAATATAAGTATTATTGTATAAAACCTTATTAATATTAATAAAATCATTTTTATTTGATTTGTCTCCTCCATTACCGATATACCACACATACGGGTCAACTATAGAAAGTGCAATATTAGAACAAGTTTTAGTAGTAGTATTATATATAATTCTGCTAATACTTAAAGAACCTCCACTCACTAAATTAATATTCGTAAAATATATTTCCTCATTACCTATATATCCTCTTTTAAAAACAAGAAGGTTGTTTGTATTACTATTAGATATAATAAGAGTAGTAGCATTTTGAACAGAAGAAGCTTCTGTATCAGTCAGAACAGTATTTAATTTAGACGAATCTATTACATAAGTATTTTCTGTAAGTTGAGCAGCAAGCTCCTTATACATTGAACTTTTATTAGTTTTGGTACCACCTTGGTTTATATAATTAGAAAACGCTATATCATCAAAAGAAACTTGTTCAACAGACGACAATAAATTAGAGCCCGTTTTCAATAAAATATAATTCGCCGACCCACTATTATTTACACAATTATAGTATATTGTAGAAGCAGATGTATAACCTCTTGTAAAAATCTTAGTCTTACCACCACCTTCATTCAATATAAGGAAGGTAGCATTCTTAATATTCTCTAACTTATCACCGCTATGTACTTTATTTAAATCAGAAGAAGTAATATTATAAGAGTTCATATTAACTAATCTTGCTACTTCTTGATTAACAGCAACAGAGGATTTACCTGTGAATCCAAAAGAAGTGTAAGCTCCATAAGGTAGTGTATATTTCTTAGTAGCAATGGTCCACTTTTTAGTACCAATATTTACAGACAAGTCTTGATAGACTATTTGATCTTCACTATTGCTTAATTCACTAACTCTTATAAATTGCAAATATGTATTAGTTTTTAATTTAACATTATAAATATATTTAATATTAGGCATAGAGAGATTACTATTTACTAAAACTATGGATGCGTTTCTTATCCGTTCAATAGTATTATCATCTAAAACTGACCCTACAGTGCTGTAATCAAGATATACAAAATCAGGAAATTCCTTAACTTTTACAAGACTATAATTATCATCTTCTTTGAGAACTTTATAAGTTTGTAAGTACCCTTGATTATATATTGCAAAAGTTCTTTCAATAGGATCTACATCAATTATAGGAGAACTATAAGTAGCACCATTATAATACCAAAGCAAATTAATCAATGAAGATTTATTTCTTTGGCTAAGATATCTGTATAACTGAGTAAATGATGAAGTACTTGTAGATTCAGATAAATCAAGAGGATTTGTAATAGTTCCTAAATTACTTGTCATAGTCTTGAATTCCAGAGTATTTATCCTATCAGACCAATTTTTATCTAAATCAATAAGATCACTACCGCTCCAACGAAAACTATGATTTGAGTCATTACCAGAACCAATCTTTATATAAATTTTTCCTTCTTCAGGTTCAACAATTATCCAATCATCTTCAGAAGTATTAGTTCCAAAATTAATAAATTTCTTATTATATTTAAAACTTAAAGTTCCTTCAATAGAAGTGGAGCCTTGAATATAATAAACTTTATCAGTATAACTTTGATTATTTAAATAAAAATTAATAGGGCTGCTCCCATTAATAATGCTTTCAAATTCAATAACATCATCTACATAACTCGGCAATTGCTCAGCAGGAACTTTACCTCCTACGAGGTCAGCTTTGGTTTCCATAGCTTCTGTGAATTCCTCTTTAGTAACTCCATTATTCTCAATGTTCGTAAGTACTTGAGCTAGTTGAGGATTTTTAATATCGTAGCCCTTTTCAAGCTGTAAAATAATTTTTTCGTTAGTCATAGTTAGAATTAATTATAATAATAAAGGGAGGAGCTGCTGCCCCCCCCCTAACTGTTATTTACTAGTACTAGATGGTTTAGGCTTGGCTTTCTTAATAGCAAGATCTTTCTCTTTGATAGCTATCTCTTCAGATAGTTTAGTTCTATCAAAGGCTAACCTTTCATTAAATTGCCTTATCTGCTCATCTAACTTAGCTCTTTCCATAGAGTTATCTTGAACTTCCGGAGCTTCTTGTTCTGCATTACCAGACTGCTTAATCTGTTCAATAAGAATCTTAGTCTCATTATCACGTTGGTTAAGCATATCTTGGAAGTCCATCTCAGCCTGCTTCATCTCCATCTCAGCCTGCATTTGCTGCTGAGCAATCTCTTGTTCTTGCTGGGCCTGTTCTGCTTGTCGCTCTTGAATAGCTTGCTCATCTTTCTCAATAGTTCTTCTAATCTCTGAGAGAGACGAAGAAGTGTAAATCTTCATTATCGAGGAGAATGAGAGAGTCTGATTTTGAAGGGCAGCCTGAGCTAAAACATCAAGTTTAGATGCAAGATTCTGAGTTTCAGGAGAGGCATCTACAACAATACCATAATCACTATCAGCAAAGGTATCTCCATCAATCTCTAAGGACTTAATAGCACCATCTGAGGTTATATACTGGAACTTCTTATTCCTACCCCTCATAGCTATCTTAGTAGTTTCTAAGAAGCACTCTAAAGCTCTCTTCTTAACATCATCATGCATGGTAAAGAGCCACTCAGTAATATGGGAGGACTGGAGATTGGATCTTTCTACACCTCCAACAGTCTCTCGATTACTTATCTGACCTTCGCGCTGGCGTGTAATACCAGCAACTTCTCCCATCTCATTCTTAATAAACTCAAGAAGATTTATATGCTCTTGGATATAATTGCCTTGTTCTGCATCTATAACACCACTAGATTGGTTATTTAGAGCACCAGCAATCTTACCCTGAGCAGCACCACCATTTCCCTCCTTAAAACTATCTGTAACTGCTACATGGTTAACTTTAGCATAGTAAAGCCATTTATCAATCTCCCAATTTTTGGGAACCATAGCAAGATCTAATTTAACAATCTTACCCCAGTTAGCAGCAATAGCTTTATTAAGTCTATCATAGATGACATCGTAGAAGTAGGCGTACGGTTTCATCATATCTACAAGGGAGAAGGGCCTGGAATCGTTGAGGTTATACATGGAACCAACAATACCAAAGTGGCATCTTGATGGATTAGAAATCCTGTTATATTGTACAATACGAGGTCGCATGTTAACATAAATATCAGGACCTATCTTAGTACCTTCCCAGGCTTCATTAATCCAGAAAATCTCTTCTTCCTCACCAAGAGTTTTATCTATGATATAAGTTTCTGGGTAGAAATCGAATATTTCTTCACCAGTCTCAGGATCATAAGACTTAACTTTCTTAATCTTACGCTTACTCTTCCAGTAAAGTCGTAAGACTCGAATGTTTCCTTGGAGATCATAATAATTACTCGTAGCCGAGAATCCTGACTGACCCATCAGCAAGAAGTTCTCTACGATAGTGCCACCTGAAATGTCAGTACCATCAATCTCTGCGGTATTGATAAAAGCATTTCGCTCATCAATATTATACATAGAATCGCTGCTAAAAGTACTAGCAAGCTTATCTATACTATCCACATCCTTCTTAGTAAGTACATCAAAGTAGGTGTCTAGAATCCTGCCAGGACTCCAGAAATCTATGAGAATTATAAGGTCTGCATCCTCAACTCTATTGGAGAAACCATTCTTAAAGATATGGACTTTAAGGGGATTAAGTCGCTCAAAAGTAGGTTCTCCTCCAACAATATCACATTGGTAGATCTCCTCACCACAGATCATAGCATCCATGAAACCATCGTTAAAGGTCTTAGGAATATTAAGCTCTTTCATGTAGTGAGAAAGAATAGTACTAGCTCTCATCTCAATCATATCCTGCCACTGATAGTCGAAGTAATAAGATAACTTATCAAGCTCCTTATCAAACTCTTCTTCGGATAAATTCTCATCCTCTATCATTGCCTGGACCTGCTCCTGAAGCATAGAAAGCTTACTATTCTCTATCTCAGAAATAGAGTTAGGATTGGTTACAACAACCTTAAATTCGAATCTTCGCTTCGACTCCTCACCTTGAAGTACGTGAAGCTTAGAATTCATAATCGGGAAATGCTGAATAGATTCTGGAACATAAAGTGCATTTACATTATCTGGGTTGAGAATCAATTCTACATCTCTCATATCTAGAACACCATTTATGAGATTATAATTGACCCTCTTCTTCAGTAGAGAGTTACGCACCATGTTGCCAAAATAGTAAGTTCTCTTATCCGCCCAGTCAAGGTGCTGCTTACGCCACTCCTTGGTCTTCTTGGAGTAGGCAAGCATCTGCGGCGGAATATTCTTTAAATCTATCATAGCATTAAGTTAATTACATAATTTGTACAAAGATAAGTAATTATCTTCAAATTTCCAAGACGTTCAAAAGTTTACTAATAGTTTTCATAAATATCTACTACTAATTATCCTTGTGTAAATATTTAGCGAACTTATAGTCATAATTCCTAGTAAAGAAGTCATCGTTTCCTAGGTAATTAGATTGATCCATACTAATAACTTCTGAAGGTGATTGATTACCACAAAGCATTAACTTCTGCTCTCGTAATAACATAAGCATTAGTAGAGCATCATAACGGTCAAAGTTGCTATCAGGATTCCACATAGATAACTCTTTCATTAGAGCCCTATAATAACACCTATTAATGTTATTTATAGTGATTTCTGCCTCTTCTTCATGTCCATCTATAGTAACCTTTGTTACAACCTTAAAAGGCTTTAAAAGCCAGTCTCTGATGCGTGTACGACCATATGTTTGAACTGGCTGAGTAGCATTTACACCTCGGGATTTATTTCCAAAAAAATTACCTTTAACAATTTCCTTATCTCTTAAAAACTCAGGAACTTCACAGAGTAAATATAAGCTGTTAGTTTTTGAAAAATATGTAAACAAGCCCTTCTTATTATTCTCATACAGTAATTCTGCATTGTAAAATAAGCATATACGTCTACATGTTTCATAATAATCTTCTGCAAACATAGGTCGTCCTACATACTCACAAACTAATTCATCTGTAAATAAGTCTAATACATAGATAGATCCTAGAGACATAGTGTCAGATACATCATCATCATAAGGGTCGGCACCAGCAATATAACGTCCCCAGGGTACTTTGCCATCAGGACCTTTAATAGGCATCTTATTAATATGTACAGCTCCTTCAAGCTTATTATCTTTATGAGGATAATCAAGGATGGGCTTAATATCAGCATCAGGAGTAAACTCTACTTTACCTTCCTTAGTCTGAACAAGTCTTCCAACCCACATATCATCTAAACTCTTAGGATTCTGATCTAACTCCAAAATACGATCATTAAGTTTATCAGAAGGGAAGATATTACTATCCCTACGCATAATAGCATCTGTGATAGTAAATGCATACTCAGCTTTACGACGTGTGAGCTGAATAGGATCAGAAGAGTTATACTTTAACTTTATTCTAAATTTTAACTCATCAATGATAGCTCCAACAACATCAGATACCCCATCTTCATTATAGAACCCTTTAGAATTCATATAACTAGGGAAGAAGAATATAGTTCTTTTAGCTCCTACAGAACCTTTATCATATACATTAGGAAGAGAATAAACATTATATCCATCAGGATAATTAATCATCTCAAGAGCTCCCATGAAGTCCGAGCCTTCTGATCCTCCTGTGCCTATAGCATAGGCTAATCCAAAAGCTACATTGCCTTCTTGAACATTAGGTAGTGAAGTTTGCCAAACATCTAGAAACTTTGGGAACGTACCAAACTCTTCATAAAATAGTCTCTGAGACCGTTTACCACGAGTTTTGTCAGCATCATCTTTAATAGCAATGCCTAAAACTTCATTTTGGGTACCTTTAGGAATATTAGTCTCTTTATCTAAATAACCAGATACCCATTGCATTTCTGATAGTGAATTTTTCAATCGAGCTTTTGGAAATTGAGTATACTTCGAACAGAAATCTATACCATCTACAAACTTATTTAGGCTGCCGTCTTTAATTAAGAACTCTTTCTGATCTGCTACAATAGTGCATTTAACTTTATTAAGAGAAGTCATAGATTCTCCTAACAGAAACATCTTACACATAATAGCTGCTATGCTATATGACTTACTATTATGAGTCTGTATAAAATCTCCTATAAGAAAAGAATCATCTAAAGCATCTACCGTAACGCATTTGCATTGTTTATTTCCAACAAATTCAATATTAATAATCCTAGTAGAATCTCTTCTAGATTTAGCATAATTAGATTTATAGTTTACAAGATTACTTTTACGAGGAAGTTTAAATACTTCTGGTCCTCCATAAATCTTTACAATATAAACATCTTTACATCTCTTATAAATACCATCTTTTTTGTAACCTGCTGGATGTTTTTTAAAAGAACAATTATATCCTAAGCTTCTAGCAAGCCACATTATATCTTGACATAAAAACTCTGAAACTGTAGTAAAAATAGGGATGCCCTCTGTAGATACATATCCATCTGTATCCATTAGTCCTTGTAATAAACTTAACCTAACTTTTCTACTATTATACTTAAATTCTCTAGGAATAAATTTATCTTCAGATCCTTTATCTACTAACTTATAAAACTTTAGCAAAGTTCTCCAATTAGGAATATGAATTCTATATGCATACTTATCTTTCCATTTAGTATACTGATAAGGTATATACTGCTTTATAATATCAAAATCAGTAGTTTCACACGTATAATAGCAACTAAGATGTTTAAAACATCCATCTCCTAGAAGGAGCCCAAACGTGTATGGATCTATTTGCGTAACATCTTCTTTAAATTCAACTCCCTCATTAGATGGAATAGAATATATATATTCAATACCTTTAGGAACCCTAGAGCTTATCTTATGAGAATGTTTATATTCATTAAATAATTCCAGCGTAGTCTTGAGTATAGGTTTCTTAGAATTACGCTTATAAACATTCCAAATATGATTATCAGAAGCTGTGATAGTTCTACCATCTCTAAGAGTTATTTTATAACAAGGGGATTCTCCTACAAATGGGATATTTACTACTTTTGTAATAGTATTATAATTTCCAAATAAGTAATCCCCTATTTTAATGTCTTTCCATAATTTAAGCCCTTCTGGAGTTTCTACTAACTCATTTACCTCAATAGCTCGGCCTCTGGACGCAATTTCTACAGCATGTTTAGCACCTACAAAATCATCATATATTCCACCATTTCGAGCTTGATTTAGATAGTGAAACCTTAGATAGACCCCTTCCCAAAACTCTGGAAAATCTACTACACGATCACCAATTTTAGACCCTTTACGAAGCTTAGTTTGAATAATGGGGAAGTAATTTAGATAAAAATACATATCTCCTGGAATCCATTCGCCATCTTCAGGTCGTACCATTCCTTCAAGACATCTAGTAACTTCCCTAGTTAGCCACATACCAAATTCAGACTTAGGATTAGGATTTGGAAGTAGCTTAGTATAGCATCCATATTTCTGAAAATATATTGCAGATTGCCTAAAATAGTCCATATTTTCAAGGATGTGAGGATGACAGACATCTACAATAATCCTACCATAAGAATCCCTAGGAAGATCTTTTGCTCTCTTACGTTCAGGAGAAATAAGACTTTTTATAAACTCTGTATTTGTTATAATATCCATGAAATCATCCCAAACTTCTGTAGGAAGTGAATCTCGTAATTCTTCAGTAATAGGTGTTTGAAATTCGTTAGTTGGAAGAAGAATCATGATAGTTCAAAAAATTAGATAGTCCGTCTTCAAGGATAGTTTTTTGCTTCATACCTCTCATAGTACCCATATCTTCAATTTCTTTAGATACAGCTTTCTCGGCATCAGTAAGCTCCTTAACCAAGCTAGGAACCTGCTTTACAGCAGTCATAACTTGGCCTATATTAAATACTAATTTACCATTAGCATCTTTCTCAGTTAAATCTATAGATCTAAAGGTATTGCGAATATTATCAATAATGACCCTAGTATCTTGTAACAGTAACGACGAGGATGTTGTAGTAAGGTATTTATAGAGTTCTATAGCCTCTAAAACCTGCTTATCAGGCTTCCAGTCAGCATCTAAACCTATACTATCCTTAACTCGTAAATCTCTATCTGCCTCTATAATTTCAAAGGAAAAGTCTGACCTAGGATCATACATAAAGTATAAATAAGCTAACTCTTTCATAGCCTTAGTCTTCTCCTTAGTTCTATCCCTATCTACAAGTCGCTTAAAGGGACGTAAGGCATATGCCTCATCAGAAATCTTTAAATTATAGTCTTTATACGTAAATAGTCTCATACTAAAAAAGCTCCCTACTTGTGATAGGGAGCGTTAAATTAACATACAAGTTTCTTAGCCTTGGGAGGTGTAACCTCAGTTACTTCCCAATCAAATTCATCCACTTTGAAGAAGATATTAGCACTATCAATAAGCAATGCAATCTTACCATCTATCTCAAACATGGGGATCTCAAAATCTAGAGTTTCATTATAAAACTCATCAGGCATGTCTGCTTTAGTGGAATCTTTAGTGTAACGCTTCCGAGCGTACTTCGAGAAGTCAATCTGTACTAGATCACCAGGTTTATACTCTCGTACCCCAGGTCCTACAGCAATAACTTCCTGTACTTCTTTAAGCATACCTACAGAGTCTTTTTCAATAAGACCTGCTTCACTTACACACTCTTCCTCAGTGTAAGTATTAGATGTTACTATCATCTTCGTGAACGGAGGCGTCACCCTCTTTATCTTGAACTGCTTTCTCTGCATATTCCTTAAACTTTTTATTAAGGAACTGAGCTCGGGAATATGATGCATAAAACTTGCCTAAGCTAGGAACATTGATGCTAGTCTGCATCTTCGTGAATTCCTCCTCTGTCATATCCTCATTTACAGGAACATTTTCTAATGTATCCTTTACCCAGTTCCAATACTCTCTATAAGCTATTTCTATTACATCATCAGGTATGTTAAGCTTCTCAGAAGCTGCAAGAATTATATCTTGAAGAGTCTTATTATTTATCATAACTTACCTTGAAATTTAGTAGTAGCTTATATGAATCTCCTTCATATTCCAATGAGGGAATATATCTCTTACTTATAGTGTTATTAGTAATAACACCCGCTTTTCGTAGATTGGTTAATACTGACTGAAAGTTTCCCGGAGATATGCCTAAGTTTGCTACAATACCTTTCTTAATCTCATCAGTGAACAAAACTTTGTCCAGTATATCATCATCTGTAATTGTTCTAGATAATTCAAATCTACGTTGTAATAGTGCTGCTAACACTGCGAGCTCCCTACCAGGTAATCTATGTAAAGGTTTAAGAAACTCTAGCCAGAGCTTGAAAAAGTTTAGGCCAGAGGTCTTTAAATTGGTAGAAATAGACACAATGTCAGTATTCTTAGTCATATCCCGTTTACTCATTATTCTACATCTTTATCTGCTTCACAAGTTTCACATGAATCAGGTTCAGGAATTGTAAGCATATTCTCAATATTAATAACTGCCTTACTTACAAAGTCTTCACTAAAAAGATCCTTATACTTAAGGACATTGAATAAACTATCAAGACGCTTACCCATAACAACTTCCATAGCTCGATTATATTCCACTAATAGCTGTTGATACTCTTTATGCTTATTCTGTAGCTGTACTTGTAGGTTATTAGCAATATCTTTAAGCTGCTCATAGCTTAACTTCTCCGGCTGTTTTACTTCCATAGCTTTACTTGCTTTCATGGCTTTATTTGCTTCCATAGCTTTAGTCATAATTAAAATTCTTTACCATATTTAGCTCTATAAAGAGCTTGCCATTCATTAATTGAGGTAGTAGCAATATCTGTACTGCCACAATCATTACAATATTCTGAGATGCCAGATTCGTTATAAGCCATGATAACAAGGCTTAAACACTTCTTACAGTAGTATACTGGCTCTCGATTATAATCCTCCTTACTCCACCTAACTTTCTCAAAGTCGGAAGGAGACTCTAAAGGAGGACACTTGGGCTTAATTAATTCTCCTTCCATTGCTTAAGATATTGGTTAAAATCTATCTTCTTAAAAGCCTCTATAATTCTTAACTCCGTAGACTCTACATTCTTCTCAGTAAGATCTTCTGATTCATCACTTACTATAAAGAGTGTTTGAAAACCACCATCGTATAAGAGCTGAAGCTCTAACCCAATAGATATTTTACTATTAGTAGTTGAGAATGGGCCCCATAGAATCAACTTATAAGGCGGGGAGTAAGCCTCATTAAATGCCTCAATATAAGCTGTTAGATGCTTCACTCTCATTAACTATTACACATTTAGTAGACAGGAACATATATGCTACTGATAAGGCATTCTCTATAGAGACTCTTGTAACCTTTGCAGGATCAAGAACATTAGCCTCAAGAGCATCCTCATAGTAAATTGGTAGTGTATCAAGAATTAACTTTCTACACACCATTAATGCTTTTGCAAGAATATGGTAACCTTTCTTATCAAGAGCCTTAGCAATGTCTTCCTGTATGATACCTGCTCCTACAACAACACCTTCCTCAATGGCTGCTCTAGTAGCACATACCGCATCTTCAATACGATCCTTCTTCTCAGACATCTCAATCTCTGTAGGTGCTCCTACATAAATCACTGCTACACCTCCTGAAAGCTTAGCAATACGTGCCTTAATATCATCAATAAGATACTTAGGATAGTCATTCTTTAGAGACTCTTTAAGCATTTCTACACGCTTTGTAATAGCCTCATTTGACTCTGTAGAACCTATAATAGTAGTCTCTTCAGAAGTAACTACTACCTTCTTGACTACTCCTAAGTGCAAATCCTCATTAGGATCAGGAAACTTATCATATACCTGAGATCCGGTAATAGCAGAAATATCTTCCAGTAAATCTTTCTTATATTCACCTACACCAGGTGTACGAATAGCTGCTATTTTAAGCAAGCCTCGCTGCACATTTCGTACAATAGCATTAATTACCTCAGGAGAATAATCATTAGCTATAAGAAGTATTTCCTCGTTATCCTGGACTATACATTCTAGGATAGAGAATAACTCTTTAACATTGTTAAGAATACCATTGTAAATTAGTACTCTAGGGTTGTTTAATACTGCAGCTCTATTAGCAGGATCGTTTATAAAATAGGGAGAGATATAACCCTTGTTAATCTTCATACCCTCTACGGTCTCTGCATAAGTGTCAAAACCATTAGACTCTTCTAGGGTTATAACCCCATCATAACCAATCTTTGAGATAACATCAGCAATAAGTGTGCCTATAAATTCATCTCCATTAGCAGAGATTGTGGCTATATGCTTAATACTATCTGGTGTATCACCAACTTTGGTGGCTAGGGATTTAATAACTTCCCTAGCTACCTCATTGGATTTCTCAAGTTCTGCTCTGAGACTCTTAGCATCTGCACCAGCAACTAGCTGTTGATAGATGAGATTTATAAGAGCCTGAGCAATGATTGTAGATGTTGTAGTACCATCTCCTGCCATGTCAGCAGTCTTAGCGGCTGCTTCCTTAACAAGCTGTACTCCTACATCATATAAAGGCTCTGGAGAGTTAATAGCTCTGGCTACAGTAACACCATCTTTAGTAACCTTAGGATAGTTATCCTCATAGATAACTACTGTATTACCCTTAGGACCAAAGGTTACCTTCACTGCATCAGCTAAGAGATCTACACCCTTCTTAACTTCTGCAAGTGCGTCTAAGCCAAATACTATATTCTTACTCTTCATTACCCGTAAATAAGTTTACCTAATAGTTTATTAAACTGCTTAAGGACTTTTGTAAGCTCATGAGCAGCACTCTCAGTCAACGGATCTCGTACCTCATCCTCAGTAAGATCTCCAGGTACAGGCTCATCTTTACTAACTTCCTTACGAAGAACCATCCAAGTCATACTATGCAGATCTTCTTGAGTGGGAAAATACTCCCACATGCCTGCAGAATTTACCTTTACTAGGGTAGGCTTCTCAGGAAAATCACTCTCTACATTAGGCAGAAGTTCTATGATAACACTAGGACCATTAGGGCCTTCTGAAATGTAATGAGTTCTAGTCATAACTAGATTGTCAGGATCTCCCATAATCTTCTCCAATGCTTGGGAGAATGTGTAATACCTCTTTCTTGCTTCCATAAAATTAATTAATTATTTCTTATCAACTACTTCCTTACCAAACTTATCAACAGCCCAGTACGAAGCGATGCCTGCAGCATAACTGCACAGACTCAATAAGGTCCCCCAAAAAGGGACGATCTTAATCATTGCTAAGGCGCTAATTATTACGGCTGCACCAATACCGATCTTAATCCAAGTTTTCTTACTCATAGGTTTAAATTTAATTAGCTGGGAGAACAGGGTTCGAACCTGCGTTACCTTGATTAACAGTCAAGTGCCTAAACCATTCAGCCATCTCCCAAAGAAAGGGTTTTATGGACTTTGTAAAGAACTTTACATTACCAAGGGTACCCTCTTACCCGTGCCAGCAGAGAACCTGCTGCATTTGACATGAATAATAGTATTTATTAACAACTACCCTTGTAGGGTTACACAAGCTAAAATAATACCTATAAATACAAACTATAGGTTAATAAACTATTAAAGGCTAGGAATTTAATTAGAAACCCAATACTACCTCCTAGTATTGTTAATGCCCAATCAATCCAGTCCCATTTACCTCCATGCTGTTTATCTTTAAATTCCATTCCGCTAGCTACACCAATAGCCATGCCTAAATCAATAAAGCCTACTGGTATAGCATAGGTAAGATGCTTCCATCTATTCGATGCTTTAAACCATTCTAATATTCTTTTCATTGTATTAATATAATGCAAATATACAAAAAATATTTGATATCTCCAAATATTTTATCAATTATTTTTAATAATTTCTGAATATTTTTGAAATAGGATTATCATAATATTCTTTATTTAGATAAGTAGCAACTTCTTTTCTTCTATCTAAATGAGGCTTTCCTGGTCTAACATAATTTTCGGAAATAATTTCTACTAAATCAGTTAAAGATTTAGAATTATTAAAAAAAGATTCTTTAGCTTCCCTTGCTGTATCAAACCCATTGCTTTTCCCTCCATGTCTCCATTCTCCTCGTTTTAAACCAGCAACATTAGTTGTGATATATCTAGCTTGCCTTTGTAATTCTGGATCTAATACTCCATCAAAATCATGAATAGGTTGAAATTCTTTTAAGCTAGCTTTACGGGAAGGATCTGTAAATTGGATAAGACCTTCTCCAGAACCTCCTCCTATTTGTTGCATGTGAGGATCTGCTCCACTTTCAACAATATAATTACTCATTAAAGCTATAGCTTGATTATGGGTTAATCCAGATCTTCTATGTTGATTATATAGATAATCAAGATTTCCTCTATTTTTTCTAATATAATTACTATCCCAAGTACTTGATAATTTCCCCCCATCATTAAAACTATTTACTCTACGAAGTGTAGGTTTATAAGGAGAGGTAGCATATTCTTCAGGACTTAATGTAAAATATCTACCAGTAGATGAATCAATATAAGGACTATAACCACTAGCCATATCCTCCCTTATAGCCATACCGAAAGTAGGATGCTTAGGATTTTTAAGAATCATACCAGTTCTCGGGTCTCTCGAAGCCCAATGTTGGGTTCCTGGATTATACATATTTCCTACCTCTTCCGCAGTCTTGTAGTCATAGTATTGATCAGGATTATCATACTCATTCCTTAAAGGACCCCCATAAGCAGCCAGCTTCCTACCATCCTTCTCAAGGCTAGACTTAGTAGAAGCTACATTATTAAGCAAGTGGAGTAGATACTCATCACTATAACGATTGATTATATCTGTATCATCGTATTTCTCACGCCACTTCTTAATATCTTCTACCGTGTACTTCTTCTTAGGATCAAGCTTATTTAAATACCTAAACTGCATTAAACGAGCGTAGATCTCATCAGCAGAATCCTTGTAAGAATTATACTGCTTACCCTCCTGTAACTTGTCTCCTTCAAAGCCATACCTGATAGTATTAATCTGTGGATCAGCATTCAAAGAATGAGTCAACTCATGAACATCAGTACCAGCATATGGACTGATATAGGATATAGAGTGACTAGAAGGATTATAAGCTCCACCAGTATGATTAGAGAGCCTCTTTATAGCCTCAAATTCTGATTCAGGAACATGTGGGAACTTCGTATTACCTAGAACATCATATTGCTTGACAGTACGTAAATTCTTTAATTGATTCTGATACTCTTTAAAAGCAGCTTTATTAGACCAACTCTTAGGTAATACACTATAAGGAACCATCGTAGAACCACTGTTTCTAAAATTCTCCTTAAACTGCTCCTGCCTATTAGATAACCATGAAGCTATGAAATCTTGAGCAGGAGTGCTCTGAATATTATCTACTTCACCACCATCAGTAAACTTATTGTAATGATCCCTCATATCACTAAGCCGGGTCACTCCACTCCGTAGATAAGTATTCATTAACTTAGCTCTCTCACGCATGGATAAAGACTCCCATCTCATCTCACAACTCCTCCTAACTTATCAGCAGATTTCTCTACAAAGAACTTATAATAATTATAACTCTTGTGATAATAATCCTTGATTCTACAGAGTACATTATGACCACCACTAAGCAGTCCTACAGTGGGCAAATATAATGGCCCTAGCCACTTACTTTGTATCCCATGACCAGACTCATGCTTAATGGAATTCTTTAAACTAACCCTGATATTCTTGTTATTCCAATCATACCTATTGTAGTCTAAAAGTACATAGTATCCTAAAGATATTCCCCCAGGAAACTTGTCATAAATATATACTTGTTGGTCCTTATACTCAAAGGTCTTTAACCTCGTATTCTCATAAAAAGGTAACAATATTGCCCCTAATAAACTCTGGGGAAACTCCCAAGTCCATCTCCTAATCTTTACCCATGTATTCATCACTTCTTACGTTTACGCCGCTTACTAGGCTTTATTAAAACTCTATAATCTGTAGATACCTCAACCAACTTACCATCTTCATAAGTTAGCCTTAAATCTAATACACTATTGGGTCTTGGGACTCTCTCATAATCTATCGAAAGATCATAGTCCTCAACTTTAATCTCTCCTACCTGAATGCTTCTTCTTCGCATACTTCATACCCTCCTTAACATATTCAAAAAACTTATTCAACGTCTCCTCACTTAGAGGATATTCATCGGGACTCTTAATAGGATGATCCCTTAAAAACTCTTCAAAATCTTCGAAGGTTAACACCTTCTTCTCATTACTCATAATTTTAGTAAATCATTAATCCTAGCTACTTCATGGATAACTTCACCTAAATGCTCGGCAATGCCATCGTAAAAGTAAAACTCTCCATTAGTGGCGCTTATACCACACAACTCCCTGGCCCTAGATTGCTCTTTACGTAACATATCTATAACCTTCTCTAAATTACTTCGTTTACTCATAAAGATGATTTATAAAAAACTTTTGCAATATACAAAAAATTTCCCATATTTCCAAATTTTTATATAATAAAATTTTTTACAAAAAAATTTTTTAAATTATACCAAATGTGTGGGAGTGTGACATATTCCCCAATAAGCCCCCCTCCCCTCAAACTTTTGGGGTTATCCCCCCGTCAGTTCGGGGAGGAGTGTTATAAAAGCGACCCAGCCAGCCTTCGGAGGACCGAACAGCAGAAGCACTCCGCACTGTTGTTACGAAACTCAACGGTATAATTGTAGCCTCACCGGATCAAAGTAGGTTACAACGTATCATAAACTTTATAAGTTATGGCCAAGGCTGATATTATTGGCAAGCTGTATGTGCGGCAGCTCAAGAAGGATGAGACCGATCTGGACATCATCATCACCGCAATTGAACCGGTCATTCGCTACGAGAATGTGATCGGTGCTGATGGCGAACCCACAGGGGAGCGCAAGATGGTCACGGACGACAAAGGCGATCCTGTATACGACAATCGTCGTCGTCGCATCCACTATAAGGTGGAAGGGGAGGACAAGCCGTTCAGTCAGTACGTATTCACCAACACGTTCACTGACGGCAAAGTTCCGACCATCACGGACTACAAGAAGGGTCTGAATGCTCGCATGACGGTATGGACCGATGACGAGGATCGCATCCAGGTCTCGATGGTTGCCTACAATCCTGGTGACTCCGTGGTTGTTGCAACCAGTACTCTGGAAGCTCTCAACTCGGGCAATGCTACGTTCGCAATGAAGTAGCGGAATTCTCCTCACACTCATCACTGGGTGTGGGGAGATATTTTATACCTCTCCCAAGTATGCATTACCGTGATAAATCTGGGAGATTTTGGTATCTCTTACGTACGCGTACAGATCTAATTAGTCCTTATTAGTCCTACGACTATAGTCGTAGAAATAATTATACGCGAAGAGATGGTCTAATTTTATTCAATCAATCTATGAGGGTATTTGAATTTCAACCCAAGTATCGTAGGTGCAAGCATCACCTTATTCATGCTTTAGGAGTAGCTCTCTACAAAGCTGGTATTACTACTGGTACATATTACCCCAATCCTCTAGGATCTGGTATTCTCCATGTAGTAGCTGCTGATGATGATAACATCATCAAAGCTGTTGTAGTTGTTAAGCCTGGTATTCGGAGCAGAGCTTCTATTCCTGTAGAGTATCTCTCACTTGGTGATAATGTCAAGGCTTTTGCATTAACATCATTTGATGATATTGATTCATTGGTGAAGGAGATCTCTGAAATTATCAAGCCTGGGGAGAAGAATTAGTCTTCTCCTCTTCAATTATGTGAGAGGTGTGTAGAGTAGAGTGAGGTATTATCTCCCCAATACCCTTATTTCGCATTTTAAGGCCCCATATTTGGACGATCTATATAATTTGGAGTAACTGTCCATTCCCGATATTTTATTAAGTATTTGCTACCTTAAAATCCTTTTCTTTGAAGCCTTGCATAAACATGTGCAGATCGTTTAGGATATTTATGTAACAAATACCATTTCACTAACTCTTATTTGCATGTATTACGCCCTAATAGTACATGCAGTTGTTGCATTTAGCCCAAAATGTAGCAATCCTAGCCTGGTGTAGATTGATTTCTTATCCAGGCGCTATACTCATAGACTTACTTAAATTGGTTAAATTTACACGTTCTTGCATGTTTTAGCATTATAGTAAGTCTATGAGTTTTCACAGAATATTCATGTAATAACCTAAAGTTATGAAAGCATTTTTGATCCCCACAAAAGACCCTAAAGCACCCGTTTGTTACCAAGTATTAACTGCTGTAACCAGCAGTGGTGCTGATTACGAAAGTCAATATTATCATGTTCTTGTAACTGATGGTAAACTTGCAAGAATGTGTAGTGATACGCGATTAGGCTTAGCTTATCCTTTACAAAAGTACATAGATCAATTTAAGTAGTATCCATTGTGAAATGTTTATCTACTAGTGCATACTGTCAACGTTCTTAACACCGTATGACATTCTTTCATTATAGGCGGTATGCACATTCTTATATCACTAAAGTGATTAAATTCCTTGATAAGCTTAACAGATTGCAGCTGTTAAGTATAAACAAGTAAGCTGACTGCAACGGCTGGGCTTAAATGGGACCTCATAACTAATTGTTATGAGATAACCCATGCCCGGGGTAAGAATAATGTTGCCCTGACACAAGGATTCCTGATAGTTACTTACCTTTAGATATGAGTAATATAGGAGAATCATGTTATCACATTATAACTGTTTGTGGTAACATGGACAGGGGAGTTCGAATCTCCCTACAGGAACTAATTAGGGCCTTTAGCAAAATTGGTTAAAGTCATGTAGCTCAATGGTTAGAGCAGGACGCTTATACCGTCAAGGTTCAGGGTTCAAGTCCCTGCATGACTACTAAAAGATTACATTATGATACCCTATATAACAGTACTAACACTATTAGTAGTACAATTACTACTGATAGTAGTATTGAACGATAAGATTGAAGTTCCTGATTGGATTAAATTTTGTGCATTTATTCCTGTAATAGGATTAATAGCAGAAATTATAGCTGTACTATTCTACAGAAATTAATCTCTATTAAGAGGTGAAATATTTTACTCATCACGGACTTGTATCAAGGATGCAAGGATGTCGGCAGTTCGTCCTCTGTCGTATCGAAAAGGGCCTTTCACGTAATCATAATGATACGATTGTGAGCCATGCGACCCTCTGTTAAGGCTAAATTAGTCTATTCCACGGTTACAAAGAAGGCTTTGATACTAACCACACTCAGCAAGTATCGTCGAGGTAAGCGCCCTCGGATCAAAGCTGGTGACTACATCAGAGTCTTTGGCAAGTTGGTAGACATTTCATCAATGCCTGCCTTTTTGAAGAATTAATTAATTACTGTCTAGATCCAACCATTTACACTTACTTTGAATGTAGTAACTCACTGAATGGGGCTCATAAGACATACTACCTGGAGCCAGTGTAGAACACGATTTGTTAAGAATATCAGCTCAGTATACTTCGTGAGATACTAGTGCCTGCGTCACCCCCTTAATGCGGCAGATATCCTTAATAAGGAGCAGTTAACCAAGTCAGGTGCAGTAATTTTTTAATAATTCATTACACAATCACAAACATTTAATTACACAATTCATTATGCTTACTGTTATTCCTACCGGAAGAGTAACCCCGAAGTTACGGTTCACTCTTAATGCAGACCTTAAAGGTTGCAAATATCACAAACGTATCGTTTCTCACCCCAAGACACAGGAGCCCTTATTCCAGGAAGTCCTAGGCATTGACTTTGCCAATAAAGGGTTTGAATCCCTCTCATACAACTGCAAATTTTATGCAGGTAAGAAGGAGATTTCCTACAAGAAGTTCGTAACCAAGACTACCCGCCGAGCCATTGAAGAAATGGTACGTAAGGCTATTAAAGCAAACTAACACAACCATGTCTAAAGCAAGAGGAGCAAGTGCTGCACGTCGCAATCGTCGTGGAGCAGATATTTTCAAGGTACGCCCCAGCAATGTGGGTATAGGTAAGCGATTCAATCGTATGCAGGTAATTTCTACGTTGGATGAACTGCATCACAAGCCTGTCATCTCCAAGATCATCTATCACTTCAACGACCAGCACTATTAGTGTATGATGACTGTTATGGTGAAACGATACAAGGATCCTCTTATCCGAAATATTTTCCGGATAGGGGACCTTGTTCGTTGTACTAACGGATACTCTGCGTATATAGTACTAGTAACTCGTTCTACTAACAGAAACAGCACAATCACTATCGATTCTATCTAACAATGATCTGGCTCATTCTACTCTTAGCTCTGGTAGCAACATTTTGCTTCCTAGAGAATCTCGTAAACACTCTGAATGCTCCTCGTGACGTCTATGAACCTGGAATCTCCACAGCAGCAACTTACGAGAAGTATCAGAAGAAGAGACGATCCCTCGCTCTGGATCGCATGATATACATGTGGTTCGCAGCATTGTTCTGGATGATATTCGTATGCCTCTGGAACTAATCTCTCTATTATCAGTAATTATCATTCCATTATTAATACTGTTGCTTATGAAAGCAATAGATCTTTTGATGGGATGGATTATTACTGTTACTACAAGGAACAAAAGTTTAGTAACCACTACACTTAGTAAATATGAAATACAATCTGAATCAGGAGTTGAACAGCATTCAGCTCATTGATATCTACCTTCAGCGCCAGAAGATTATCTGGACTAAGGCACAAGTCATCGAGAAACTGGGACGTTTCCTGACTTTCCGAGAGCTCCAACTTTTCCATAAGAATCATCAGATCAGCGATGCTGAACTTGGATTCTACATGGATATGAAGTCTCTCAGTACCTTTACTGAGAATCAGCTTCGGAAGCTTCAGGACTTTCACAAAGCCTTGAAGTAACTATGAGTAATCTTAAGGAACTACTCCAAAGCTGCCCTGTACTATATCCTAGCACTCGGGAGGGTGAAGGAGATGTGCTGGTGACTCAAGATGATAACTATGAATATGCTGTAGGTGTAACCCTTGACTTCCTCCCTGAGGAGCGTACATGGATTGCTTCCTACAGTGATTTCGTTGAATCTGAGCCCATGCTCAATCCTGAAGATGCTGTAGAAGATCTTCAGAAGAAGCTTCGTTTACGAGGTTTAATGTAATACCATCCGAGGGTGAGTAGCTTAAGGACAAGTGGCCTCCAAACCCACGTTGTATGTTGAATAAAGCGCTGACTAGCTATCCCGTGAGCTCAACCGTAGTATTCTACGAGGTCAGAAGTTGTGCATTTGAACTGTACCTCACCCTCATAAAGGGATTTAACTCAGATGGTTAGAGTATCTCGCTGATACCGAGAAAGTCCCAGGTTCGAATCCTGGAATCCCTACTGGGAGAAGTGGAAGTATAATTAGTACTATTAATAGTTAAACTTTCACTACTATGAACAATGTTACACAAGAACTTGAACGTTTGATAGGTGAAACTATTAAGCTTCAGGAAGAATGTCGAGTATTAATCGACGAAGCTAAACAATTGTTAATATCCTACTATTGCAATTGTCACCACTCCGAGGCTGAGGAGTGAAAAACTTGGTGAGTATAAACCAGTAGGTTTATTGCCTAGTAATGGCAAAGGGTTCCTATATACTATAAATAAAACCCTGAGATAATTACCAGCTAGTAACTGAGGATATATATCAGCTCAATATCCTAAAGCACAAACACTTCCTTTCAAGGGGTAGGGTGTAAAAACCCTATCCTTTTTATCAGAACTTATTAAATTATGCGTAAGATAGGTGAAATTTTTAATCTAAGCGTAAGTAGGGATACATGGCTTAGAGTTGCTGCGGGGCACCCTGACATGAAGTGCAGGAGCTTGGAAGATCCTACACAAGTATGTATTTTTCGAAGAATGAGTTGTGCTTGTGGCGCGGACTACAAGATGGATACAGGAGCTTGTAAAAGGTCTGGTTGTGATGTTCCTGAAGTTATCTTTCTAAGAACTATTGCTCCTCCTAAAGTAATTGAATTAGGGACTCGCAAATGTATAAAAGCCCCTAACTCTGTAACTACAATAGGTAAGGAGTATATCTTAGAACGACTAGTTGACAGTGAGAATTTTAGATTCGTAGATGATACAGGAGAATATACCTATATTATGAAGGAAGATATAGGGGAGTTCTTTGTAAGACTCTAGTACTGGATGCTCCTGTAGTTAAAGGGATATAACTAGGGATTTCTAATCCCTCATTACAGGTTCGAGTCCTGTCGGGAGTACTAAACATTATTACTACTATGTACATAGACAAACGGTTTAAGTATAAAAATCTTGATGCAAAGTTGCATCGGGATTTAGTGGAGTGGTTTACACCCGGGGATGCAGAGATTATTAAGAAGCATCTTGCAGCTGAAGAGGGGATAACTCCCGATACAACAGTTGAAATAAGCTCAAGTATAGGATATCAATATGGTTACATAACAAGAGTTTCCATAATTAATCCTGACGGCTCTACAAATATTGTAGCCTACTACAAATTTGCGGAATCTGACCAAATTCTTAGAAATAACATTGGCGAAGAGGATATGGAGGAAGAAGCTCCCTGGAGGGGGATAATTTAACTCATAAACTTTTATAACCCGGGATGGATAGTAATTATAATTGCTATAATATCCGGTAATGAAAGGGCTCGGATGGTGAAATTGGTAGACACGAGGGACTTTGAATTTAAACAGATGGATTATGGTTTATGAAAATTGTAGATTTTATGGACCATACTTAGGTAAGAAGGATAATAGACTGAGATGTGTTGTAGTATTTCCGAATGGAATAAAACGCACTATATCTTATCCTAAATATTTAATGGAGGTCCATTTGGATAGATATTTAGAAGGAGATGAAACTGTTGACCATATTGATGGAAATCCCTTAAATAATGAATTAAGCAATTTACAGATTTTACCAAGAAAACTGCACTCATACCTAGACACTAAAAGGTATAGAGATGTAATAGTTACTTGCCAAATGTGTAAAAAGCCATTTCTCTTAAAGGGAACTAAACTACATAATTGTAACAGAGGTGACCACAATCAAAGCGGTTACTTTTGTTCAAAACAATGTGTTGGTCGATATGGAAAGTTAATTCAACTTGGTTTAGTAAAACCTACTACTGTGGACAAAGTAGTACCTAATATCTATAAGGTAAAGAGTGCTCAGGAGGAAACTTCTGAAGTAGAAGTGGGCTAAAACGGTGAATGTGTCAGCCTTATAAACGACAAGAACGCCGTGCTAAATTGAGTAAAACTCATAAATGTGTAGAGACTATATACCCACAACCTAAGTCGAAAGATATGGTTATAACATAGTCCGAGTATTTATATGTCACAATAAATACTTGAAAATCCCTTGGCCAGTAATGGCCTTGCGGGTTCGACTCCCGCTCCGAGTACAACAATTTGTGCCGACAAATTGGTTAATGTTTCATTTCTTACCCTGGGTTAGCTGTGAAGCTTGTCCCAGGTTTTTAACTAGAACTCTTTTTAACTTATATAAGTTATGAAAATTTACCAAAAGACCAAATTTCACCAGAGTGGAAATGTAGTAGTCTGTATCATGACTGCTAAAGTTAACACTTTCTGCATGTCTTTCAATGCAGGATCTGTTCGAGGCATTGCACGATGTGCTCCTGAAGATCAGTTTGACCTTAAGAAAGGCCTGATGATTGCAGAGTCAAAGGCTACTCAGAAGATGTACAATCGTATATCCTCTACCCTGAGTAAGGCTCTGAAAGAGACCTACAAAGAGTTAGAGTATCTGAAGAATGAGCTCAATCGTATTGCAGATCTTCAGGATACCGAGGAACAGCATTTCGAAGAGATTTGTCAATAATAAGACCTGCAACTTTAGAACAGACTTATTAATATTAAACTCCTAGGGCACGAGTATAAACTACCCTGCCGGCGGGTGTGGTGGAATGGAAGACATGCTAGACTTAGGATCTAGTGGAGCAATCCGTGGAGGTTCGAGTCCTCTCACCCGCACATTTATAAACTAATTCTAGTAATTATGTCACTATATCTAAGATTATTTATACTCTGGGTAATACTCTGGGGTATACCTTACCTCATCGCCAAAGTTCAATGGAAACTCTATAAAGCTGATAATGGAGGCTTGAACTATAAATATTGGAGTCGGGATAATGGATGGTGGATAACATCCCACCTCTTTTTCATGACAGGAATTATTATCCTATCCTTAACAGGATTCTTTGTATTCCTCCTATGGTTCTTTCCTGAGTTAAATAATTTTGGATTATGATACACACTTAATTACCCACTTTCGAAGATACTTCTTACTCGCTTACTACACGAACGTAGATAACTTTAGCTCTGATTGTGTACAAATCAACTAAGGAAGAGGCTATTCAGTACTGGAACAGGAGTAAAATCTGATTCCACAGATGTTAAGTATTGTAGATTATATCAGAGAGAGAGTTACTTCTATTATAGATTTCAGGTCTTGAGATATACCAGTTGGAAAATGCTGGAGTGGGTAATTTTTAATTACATTGCAAATTAACTAAAATTTATTATACGAAGGTCAAATTCAATAACAACAAGAAATACTGGTATAAACCAGGAAGAGGATAAAAGGGATGTACTAATTAGAGAGGAAGGTCAGACTGGTGTATAGTCGCATGTAAAGTATGGCACAGACAAAAGATCTGAATAATAGTCCATTACCAGCACACTCTAATTTTGTAGGCTTTCAGGCTTAAGTAAAAGACCAAGTGAATCTTAATGAGTAATGATTATTACAAAGCAGCTCAGCCAAAGCATTAAATGAGTAACGATGCTACCAGGTGAGTTAGGTGAAATTCCTACAACAGATGATGCTATGAATTGTAATGATATAACCTGGATCATTAAGTACTTGCCCAAATCGAGAGTCATTTATACTCTCCTCAATAACTTGGTAAGAGAGGAGATTTTTACATAATTATATCTCGTGGAAATGATAAGAGGATGGATGCTTACCTGTTCTCTGATATGATTATGTTTAGACTATAGGAGTTTGATCGCTCCTATAGTCACTAATTTAATTGTAACTATTATGGAGAAACCTATTTACAGTCATCTGACTCAACTACCTGGAGGGATGGTAGTAAATAAAAGGATGTATGATTACATTCATAACTTCTTATTCATGAATCCTCAATACTCTATAGAAAGGCTTTTGGGAATGAAAAATTCGTCCCTTTATACCGTAGAACTAAAAGATTTAAGTATGGAAGGATTTAAGAACCTGTTCTATGCTATTGTTAAATTAGATGTGGGTAAAAAGTAACTAACAGAATGAGTGTAAATATAATAATTTTCATTATCATTGGAACATTTCTAATGGTACCACTCTCAAGCGTGTCAGCATGTTACTACATATTTTACTACAAAAACTATCTAGTCTGGAAAGATATATACACCCACGCTGCAGATTGTGAACTGCTCTATGATATTGGATGGGCAGCTGCTTATAAGTATAAGCAATACAAAATCTTATTATGGGGTGATTCAAAAACTGCTTCTATTCATCTCCTCGGCAAAGGATGTGTATTCTCTACTCACGACCTGAAACGGTCAAAAGCCCTCTATAAGGCTATCCAAGAATCACAATTATGACTAACCACCCTGACCTCATTACAGATCCTTGGTATATAAGGATTTACAAACTTATTCTTATATTCATATTCATATACATTCCTATCATAATAATGGTCTTTATTATAGTTGCAGGCTTAGCTTGCTGCATCTTATTACCTATAGTAGGAATATTATGGTTATGTGGAGTAATATAACTATGTATGGCTAAAAAATACACAGATCTTTGTGCGTTTAAAAGATTCCTGAAATCTAGAGGGATTCTTCATAACTACAAATTAGAGTTAAAGAAACAGAATCCTAATGTGAGAGATCCTTGGAGAAGGTATGTAGCTATACCTAGTAAAACTAAGCCTACAGGTCTTTACAATATTATCAACAATTCTCTTATCTGGGTTAATGTAACTACTATAGATCAGTGTGATGTATTGTGTGATGCCTGGGATTCATACTGGTTAAAAACATGTGGTCCTAAGTATCTTAAGCAGTATGGATCCGTAATACCTCCCCATTTCAGACAATTAATTATACACAACGTACATGTCTAAGGCTTGTCACTCTATCATTGCTACCTATATAGGTAAGAATGAACATATCTTTAAGGTAGGTCAAAGTTATTTACTGAGGGTAGAATTTCGTGGTACAGGAATGTATCCTATAAACGTAGTCTTTGACTATGCACAACATTATACCTCTGTGCCTTATAGAACCATTTTAGACTTTTTAAAGGAGTGGAATGAGATACTTACCGTAGTAGATCCTAAACTCGTTGAAAAGAGCTCTAAAGTACTTTATATTGACACTAGTGAGGAAAATGAGCTCCCTTTTGATGAGGGGGAAGATGAGGTTCTCAAAGAATATCGTAAGCCTAAACAACCTCCTGTTGTTATGGGAGAATTGTCTAAAGCATTACTCAGAATCCCCGAAAAAACTGTATTCCCTAATGGTGCATGGGTATGCTCTAAGTGTCGTCATGTAAACATGGATCCCGCAGCTTTCAGATGTGAAGAATGTGGAACAGGAAAAATCTCTTTCAATGAGTAGAGTATTATTTGCAGCAGATATGCACTTCGGGCATGATCGTTTAGCTATAAATAGAAGGGGAATGGATCCTACATATCATAATGAGTTAATTATTGACAACTGGAATAAAGCTGTTTCTAAGAAAGACTTAGTGATTATGGTAGGAGACTTAACCTTTGAAGCACCTGAGCTTATTCCTGTATATCTTAGTAGACTACATGGTAATAAGATTCTTGTAGCTGGCAATCATGACAATGCAGAATGCTGTGATATGGCTCGTAAACTTGGGATACGAGTATATGGTTGCATGAAATACAAAGGCTTCTTTGTAACTCATATACCTATTCATCCTATGGAGTTTAGCTTCTCTCCTAAGATTCGTGGAAATATACACGGTCATATTCATGATAGAGTTATCATGGATCCGAGATATTTTAATGTATCTATGGACAGGATAGATTTTACTCCTATACTCTTTGATGACATAGAACAAGCAATTATTTTAGCCAAATCAAATCTCATTTAAAATGTCAGAAATTTACTGGATTTCTCGATTAGACTACATTTGTAATCTATTCATTGCGCTCTCCATAATCTTTGGAGCAATAGTAGTTGTAGGAGGATTTATTCTTACAATTGTGAATAAGTCAGAGGAGGACTATCCTACTATTCTCAAGATAGTAAAGAAGTCACTTCTGATGTTTAGCTGCTCTATACTTGTAACTATATTTCTTCCTAATACAAAGCAAGCCTACATGATTTGGGGACTTGGAGGAACTATTGACTATATCAGAAGCAATGAAACTATTCAAAAGCTCCCGGACAAAACTGTCCAATGCTTGGATAAGTTCATTGATGAATGTCTCAAAGAAGAATCATCTCCTACTGAATAATACTATGAGTCTCGTGGGCAAATTTTTTAAGCTCCCTGAAAATCGTCAGAGAGCTCATGACGAGTATTTTAAAGTTGAACGTGAGAATTTCGGCATCCTTGTATGTACGATGTTAGTTCCTAACAGACCTCACCACAAGAGGACGAATCTCACGTGTGATCCTTCAGAGTTTGACAATGCTGAAGAGATCACAGCTGAAGAATATCTCGAAGCAGCTAAAAAAGCTATATAACTTAGGATGCGGTGTGGTGTAACTGGTAACACACATCACTTTGGATGATGCATTTCAGGTTCGAATCCTGACATCGCAACAATTATTAACTTAAAAATATTGTTATTATGATTAAGAACCGTCAAAAATGGGACGAAAAGCGTTGTATTAAGATTATTAAAGTAGTTAGCCAATTTCCTGATAATCTCAGGGCGGGATTTGAAGAATGTGCTAAAAAGTTTGGAGGATCTGCTAACTATTACAAAATAGCCTGGTACCATCCTCACTCTAAACTTTGTAAGTTCAGAAAAAATTCTAACAGCCTGATTTGTACGTCTCTATCAACAACAAGTCTGAATTACAAGAATTCTCCTCGGATTAACGGAAAGTTTCGGCCTGAGAGAGCTGAACGAGTAGTACCCGCTACAGCAGAATTCTTTAAAGGATGGTGGTCTAGCTGTACTAAGATCTTTCAGTAATGATCCCTAAGAAAATTTTAGTAGACCTTACAGAGTTTGAGCTAACGATACTAATTTGGTGCTTAGAAGACTCTGGAAGAGCCTACTTTGATGAAGCTGATTCCCTTCAGACAAGATTAAGAAATCTTCGAGGAGCTTTGGCTAAACAGCCTCCCTTAGAAGAACCTAAATAGCTAATAAAGTATTTTCCATATTTATAAAGAGTACAAATTCAAATACTATCCTATATGCGGGAAAGATTTGTAGTGGCTCCACTCGTGGAACATAAGGTAGGTGAGGTATTCACCTGCAACGTAAGAGGAACCCCTAAACAGGTTGTTACATATCCTGCACAAAAAAGTACTGTATGTACAGGATGTATATTCCAAAACTCTGGAAGGATTCTTTGTATGACAGAGAATAAGATTATAGGACCTTGTGATTCTACAGACCGAACTGACCAGAAAGATGTTATCTTTAAAGAGGTAATTCCAGATCAATTCGAGCTTATGAGGACTATCATTTGTAGACTCACACTGGAATGGGTAAAAGCTCATCCTGGAAGGGGCAAATTTTATCAGGGAGTATACATAATAACAAAGAATCTCTATCCTATAGAGATGAGTATTATTAGAAACTCCCCCGCTAATATCCTCAAAAACAAGGACAATCTTACTCCCTTCTGGGATAAATTACGTGAACTAATTAATAAGAGAATGAAGCCTATCACTGTCAAAGACATGATTGAGTATCTGGGGACATTGCCTCCAGATTACGAGCTCCATTGTTTTAACGATGGAGAACCTATTAGAGTTAAAGACTCTACTACTGACCACGAGAAGAAGATCGTGGAGCTCCAGTTTGAATAGGTAAAGGATGCTAGTGTAGCTCAATGGTAGAGCAGCTGTTTTGTAAGCAGCAGGTTGGAGGTTCAAGTCCCTTCACTAGCTCTAAACATCCGTATGATGCGAATTATACCTAAGATTGTAGGAGTAATCCTATTTTGTGGGTGTATTACAAAACCCACAAACGTTCTCAACAAGGGTAGTACTAATGAGTGTGTAGACACCTTAGTGCCTAAGTTTGAGATGCCACAAGAGCCTTCAGTGAATGCTGTAAGGCAAGCTTGTGAGTACTATAATCTTTTACATCCAGAGATTGTAGTAGCTCAGTCTATATTAGAAACAGGTTATTATAACTCTAAAGTCTGCAAGGATTACAACAATATACTTGGACTTTATGACTCTGCCAATAAGGATTATTTCAAATTCGACAATTGGTGGAACTCTGTAGAAGGTTATAAGAACAAGGTTCAGTATAAACTGGGTAAAGATTCATGTACTGTAGAAGAATATTGCAACTTTCTAAGGGAGCTGCCGTATGCAATGGACCCCCACTATATTAGAAAGATTAAGATTATTGTTCAAAGACATGAAGGTCAGGATGCATTTTAATTTTACAGCTATGAGATGGTTAATTCATTACTTTCGCCAAGCATTCTGCAATCACTCCTTTGTGCAAGTTCAGACTGTAGAATATAAGGACAAATCGGGATTCGTAGTCAAAGAGCATGATAATTATATCTGCACTAAATGTCTATGGGTTCGTCATGTAAAGATAAAGTAATGGCTCCATTAATAGTATTCTTAGGATGTGCTTTCCTATGGGGACTAGGAGCTATTGTTGCCGTATGCAATGGACCCCCTTCTCCACGAAAAGTGGATAAGTGGTTTCACAAAGCCCCGAATCACCTTAGAGAAAGAGCTACTGGGATTTATAGAGGACGGTATAACCCCGCTAATAATTACGAAGAGTTTCGTTATGTAACACTTATTAAGTGGTGCACAATGTCTCAACGTGATAGGCTTATAGGGTATCAAAAAGCTACCAAGAAGTCTTCAAAGCCCCGGTATACTTCTATTCACAGGAACGAATTCAACTCATACGGGAGTGAATAACTGCTGAATGAATAAATTACAAGCAACTCTAGCAGAATTCCAAGGAAAACTGCTAATCCCCCTCAACTATCAGACGTACAATTCGTCGCGTGTTGAGATGGTACCCCCTGAAGGGTACATGTACATCGTAGTCCTGGTGACCAAAGACAATGTGCAGATCCCTGCTGTACAGTTTAGTATCTCTAAGAAAGATATTATTCCGCACATCTCGGACAAAGACTCTCGAACCCAGCTGGTTATATTCCTCGCAAGGTTCATTCAAAGCATTCCTGAACTTCTTAAACTATGCAAGCTTCATCGCTTAGGCTATGATGCTAGCAAGTATGAGAAACAGCGGCCTATTAACACTAGTCCGTGGGTTGAGCGTAAACGAGAGGAAGCGTTTATCATCAAAGTTCTCAAGAAGAAGAAGGATTGGAAGCACCTCAGAGAGTATTTCAATGAGCTTAGTGCTAAACGAACGAAATTTAAGAGGAAGTAGCCATGCAAGTTATTATTACAGTAAACCTACCTGTAGCATATAACTCAGGTAAAGAGGGTAAAGCATGTTATCGTAAGACTATTGTCAAAGATGATGTGCTTCAGTATCAGATGTATCGGCCTGTTGATGATCGTCCTGCATGGATCTTCGACCCGAAAGTCTGGAAGAGAATGAATCCTCAAGATAAGTTAAGGGCCTTTGTAGAAACCTTTAACTTAGGTTGGGGAGTAAGTTATGAATGTGTTGAGTGACAAGAGATGAACTCCAACAACAAGTCGCCGGATGGATAGAAGAGTATAATCGTATCATGCTAGCGTGGCCTACATCTGTAGGTAAATCAAGAGGTTTCATAGCTATACAAGCACGGTTAGGAACTCCTAAAACTTATATAGTGGTTAGTGAAAGGAGCCATATTGAGAATTGGGAGGAAGAATACCGTAAAGCTGGTCGTGAAGATCTGCTAGCAAATACAACAATATTCTGCTATGCATCCCTTAAAAATTACGTAGATACAACAGTAGATCTCTTAGGTCTCGATGAAGTGCATCACAGTTCTGAGCTGCGAGTAAGCTTCTTAAAAACTATTAAGAGTTCGAAGATAGTAGCTATGTCTGCAACAACAAATTTCGATGTCTCGTATACTCTAAGAGCAGCGTTTGGAGCCTTTAAAGAAAGTGCTATATCCCTAGCGTATGCTATAGAGCAAGGATGGATTCAAAAGCCTCAAATTGTCTTAGTGCCATTAACACTGAGGAATGATAAGAGGACTGAGATTTATTCCTATATGAGAAAGCCTATTAAAAGGACATTAACCTGCTTATATCCTGATAGATTTAAGTTTATCAAGTTAGCTAATACTAAGCTTGATGTCATGTGTACAGAGTATGAGAAATACCTTATATATGATGAGAAAGTAAAGTATTTTACACGGGTATGGCAAGAACATCCCACGGATACTATAGTAAACTTTAGGCTTAAAAGAGCGGGTCTTGAAAGAAAGCAGTATTTGTCCTCGTTAAAGACTCAGTATATCAAAGATTTCTTAGCTCAGAAAGAGCTTAAGGGAAGGAGGTATATCTGTTTCTGCGGTAGTATCGAACAAGCAGAGGAACTTAGTGATAACGTTATACACTCTAAGGTTAGTCATCCAGAGAAAGTCTTAGCCAAGTTTAAAGAAGGCGAGGTCAATGAGTTATTTGCTGTAAATATGCTTAAGGAAGGTGTAAACATTCCTAACATACATGCATGTATAATAACTCAATTAGACAGTAAGGAAAGAGACTTTGTTCAGAAGGCTGGTAGAGCATTACGTAATCCCAATGATCCGATGGTGTTCGTGTTCTTTTTCAGAGATACACGAGACGAAGAATATTTGAAAGTTGCATTAAAGAATTTAGATGATAAGTACATTCAATGGATATAGTTATTAAGGAGAAAGCTTATGAAAAGCAGGGCTTATCCTTCAACCAAATCTGCTACTTATTATCTCTAAGGAATAGGATTACTAAAAGTGAGTTTCAAGAACTCTTAGATCAGCGGCATATCTTCATTAAGGATCATATGATTCAACTTAATGGTAAGGGGTATAATGCTGTTACAGAGACTTTAAGACTTTCTAATATCGTAACTACTGAGGAAGAGGATCTTAAGCTATTAGCTAAGCAAATGGCTGAGATATTTCCTGCTGGTAAGAAGATTGGTACTAACAAGTACTGGAGAGGTAATTCTGCTCTTGTAGTAAAGAAACTAAATAGTTTCTTGAAGAGATATGGTAAGTTTCCATCGGAAACTATCCTAGAGGCTACAGATGCCTATGTCAAAAGTTTTGGAATTGATACTTCCCTGATGCGAATTCTACCATATTTCATTGAGAAAGATGGCGAATCTGATCTGTTAACTACTATCGAGAATCTTGAAAATAGTGGTGATGATGGAACAGCATTTGCTGAAACTATTCTTTAATGAGCATATTTGATAGAGTATTTCAGGACTTAATACAGCGTAAGGAAAGGATCTCTAAAGGTCTCCTAAACTGTATACCATGTCCATTTCCAAGATTTAGAGAAGTATTTCCTGGTATTGAACAAGGCAAGTTCTTGTTATTTTCAGCAAATAGTAAGATTGGGAAAACTCAGATAGCGGATAGTATGTGTTTATATGAACCACTATTTTATGCTATAGAACATAATAATATTCACGTTCGTTGGCATTATTTTAGCTGGGAGATGTCTGCAGAACAAAAGTATAGGCAATTCATTTGTCATCTTTTATACAGATTATCTGATGGTAATATTCATATAGATACTAAACAATTACGTTCTGTAGATATAAATAAACCACTGCCTGACGAAGTTTTACAATTATTACAAGAAGATAAATACCAAAAATATATTCGATATTTTGAGGAACATGTAACGATTATTGATGATATTCGAAATCCGACTGGAATAAAAATTTACCTTGAAGAATATGCTGAGAAAAATGGTAAAATCCATTTTACTACCAAAATATTTTATGATAATCAAGGTGCAGAAAAATTTTCACGTAAGATTTTCGATTATTATGAACCAGATGATCCAGAACTTTATAATATAGTAATCTTTGATCATATATCTCTTATTTCTTTAGAAAAAGGATTAAATCTTAGAGATACTATAGAAATGTTCTCAAATAAACATCTTGTATATTTACGAAATAGATTTAATTATACTTTCGTAGTTATTCAACAGCAAGCTGCGTCTCAAGAATCCAACGAGAATTTTAAGATGGATAAATTAAGACCTACTGCTGATGGATTAGGAGATTGTAAGACAACATTCAGAGATGCCGATCTATTCTTTGGATTATATTCTCCTTATAGATATAAGATAGCAGATTATCTAGGTTATGACATCAAATTCTTTAAGGACAATATAAGATTCTTAGAGCTTATTGGTGGACGTGAGGGTGGAGGAGGAAATGTTTGTCCTCTCTACTTTGATGGTGCAGTAAACTTCTTTAAAGAACTTCCTCTTCCAAAGGATGAGAAAGGTTTAGCAAGAGTATACTCACTATTAAGGTCCCTCAGAGGTGGCGGAGCTTTGGTTGCAACAACTCTTAGCTCTCTTCATTCCAAATTTAAACTTTATGGCAAAAGTAGTAGGAATTTTTGGCTTTTCTGGAGACGGAAAGACTACTAGTACCATTATTAACCCTGATGGTTCTATAGACTTATCTCCTGAAGGTTACAAAGGAATCGATCCTAAGAGTCACGGTATTCTTAATATCGATCAAAAAGCACTCCCCTTCCCTGCATCATTAACAAAACAATGGTGTAGCGCGAATAAGAACTATAGAGAGACTTGTGATATTGACACAATCATTAAGACTCTTAAAGCATGGGCACAAGATCCCAATATTAAATCTTGTAGTGTTGACACTATAAATAGTTACATCACATTTAAGGAAATGCTAGACCGTCGTAAGATGAGTTTTGATGCATGGAGAGACATGGCAATTGATGTTGTAGATCTTATCAATACAGCAAATGTTATTCTACGTGATGACCAGATATGTTATATTATGGGCCATGTAGAGTTAATAACTGATATTGATGGAGTAGATCGCAAAGCACTTGCTACATCAGGTAAAAAGCTAAAGAAGATTTTTCCTGAGTCAATGCTCCCTATAGTATTATTTACTCGTATAGAACCTGGTCTTGAAGGAGATAACAAATACTACTTCGAGACTAAGGCAAATCACAGTTCTGGTAAAACTCCTCTCGGAATGTTTAAGGATTTCTTAATCCCTAACTCTCTGAAGTTGGTAGATCAAACGATCCGTGAATATTATGATATGAAGTAGTATGGTTAACATTCAGAAGATGCTTGAGAACTCCAAGAAACCTTATCTTACAAAGTTAGGGGCTCTGGAGAAGAAAAAGGCTGCATTTCTTGAAAAGATTGATTCTGAGATAAGAGATGTTACAGCTAAGCTTGAATCTATAGATAGCGCAATTGAGGCTTTGAATGGCCCGCTCGCTCCTAAGATTGAAGAAGCTCCTATGGAGCAAGGTATGGATCAAGAAATTGATCCTTTCGAAATTAAAGTAGATGACAATGAATAGTAAAGAACTTGTATTAATGGCTATTGCCACAGGCAAACCTGTCGCTGAGGGTAACTCGTTCCCCGTATATACCGGCGTAATGCCGATGAAGATTATTGCTATCAACCCCAACAAGAAGGAGTTGGAAGCAATCTATGGGCGACCTTTCGAGAATGATCCTGAGTATTTAGGAGTTGATCCTAAGACGGGTATTAAACGCCTGCGTATAGACTTTATTGGTAAGACAGTTCCCGAGAAGTGTAACGGAGTTGAGATGATTACTCGCATCACTACTTGGCTGAATGACGCAGTTCAGTATAATGCTGATAAGACTAAGGTTAAGGTTATCAATCCTTATGGTCAAACTGCATGGCTTACCAAAGAGGAGTTTAAGGAGAAGCGTCTCCCCGATGGAATCCCCGCGTCGCTCTTCCTCATGGAAGACCCTCGCCCGTGTCTCATTGGAGAGGAACGGTTGATGAAAATCATCCAAGCCGCAGTAAACATTCCTCGTGTCGTAGCAGACTTCGCCACTGGCGAGCTTATTAAGAACAAGGCTGATGCTAGCTGTCGCTTTGATACTATCAAAGACATGGTTGGCAAAGGCAACATCGCAGAGCTTAAGAGTACCATTCCCGCAATGAAACTTTTCAAGATGGGAGCTGGTGCTAGAACTACTGATGATAACCGTGTCTACCAAGACTGGTTCTTGGATTACCCCATGAAGGGTGGTGTCAATGATATGAAATATTATGATGCTGCACTCAAGAAAGCTAAATCCAATGGTGGATATCCCAATACCAACTTTGGTGATATGCCTTATGAGGTACAAGAGTATGCGGTTAAGCCTACGAATCTGAAAGCCGTAGTTGCAGATATTCCTGTTGCTGTAGGCATGGATGAAGATGTAGAAGCTGACTGGTAATGGCAATTGCGAGAGGGAAAGTAGTTGATGTTAAGGAGGAAGTCTTATCTAAGGTTTCTGAGGAAGACATAATGTACTTTTATCTCGGAATAGTTCACTTACCTACTGTAATCTGTAGTCCCTTGAGGAAGGACACAAATCCTTCCTTGGGGCTACATTACAATAATAAGGGACACATTTGTTTCAGAGATTTCGCTACAGGTGAGAGAGGATCCTTATATTATCTCCTAATGAAGATGTTTAACATCTCTTATAAGGAGTTATTTGAGAATATCCTTGCTAATCTTGTAGAGTTTCCTGAACCTACAGCAAATGTCTTACCAGTATCTTCTAGCTCAACTCATCGGAAAAGCCCAAGGAAGAGCCCTATTGTGGACATTCAGGTTGCAATAAGACCCTGGAGGTCTTGGGATAGGGAATATTGGAGTTCTTATGGAATAACCAAGAAATTCCTTAAATTCGGAAAGGTCTTCCCTATAAGTCACATCTTTCTTATAAGAGAGGATGAGTCTTGTATAACCATACCAGCAGATAAGTACGCTTATGCCTATATTGAAGAGAAGGATAATAAGATCTCTATAAAGACTTACCAACCTTTTAGTAAGGATTATAAGTGGATAAATAAACATACTGCTGACGTATGGGATTTATGGCAGCAATTACCGTTAACTGGAGATTATCTCATTATTACTAGCTCCAGAAAGGATGCTATGTGTATATGGTGTAATACAGGAATCCCTGCCTGTAGTCTCCAAGCGGAATCATATCTCCCAAAAGAAAGTGTTATCAATGAGTTGAAAGGTAGATTTAAAAATATCTTTATACTCTACGATAATGATTTTGGAAAACCTGTAAATCATGGTAGGGAGTATGGAAAAATACTTGCTGATGCATTTGGACTACCCCAAATTGAGCTGCCTGAAAAGCTTGGAGCTAAAGATAGCTCTGACCTATATCAGCTGCATGGTAGAGAAGTTTTAAGGGAAACAATATTTAAATTAATTAATTATGAACAAGATCAAACTTGCCCATTTTGATGATTCGAAGTGGACATATAAGCAACTGTGTAAGTATGCTCTCAAGTACCGAAAGCTGCTTGCTAATAAAGTTGCTCGCCATCGTCAGAGAGATGAACTCACAGAAGCGATAGAGGCAAATCATGCCTACGAAGCTTTTCACCAGTACAATTCAATTCCCCGGTATTTACTCATCAAGAGACTTAAAGAAGCTCAAAACTTATTGTATAAATAAGATCTAAGTAAGTAGGTATCATTCCTATGTTCTACTTAAAAATTCGTTCTAAAAATCACACCGCGAATGGTCTTCGTCGGGTGATCCGGAGTCCTAAAAGAGCCGTATTACGACTCGGAAGTACAACTCCTCTTGAGGATATTTTCCCTAACTTACGTCCTGGCGCAGAGGTTATTGAACTTAACTCTGTAGATGCATGTAAGGTATCAGGGAATAAAACCTTGATGAAGCAAGCCTTTGATGAGGCCCAAGTAATTTCCGCTGAGTGGGCGCCCGTGAGTGCAGAGTGGACAAAGTTCCCTGCAATCATTAAGCACAACCACTCCAGTAAGGGGAATGGTATCTACTACATCGAGAATGCTGAAGCATTACAGGCTTGGCTGCGAGAACATAACGCAGCTAATCATGTAATCGAGAAATACTACACGTATAATCGTGAGTATCGACTTCATGTAACTAAAGATGGTTATTTCTACACTTGTCGGAAAATGCTTCGTAAAGACGCAGAAGAACGCTGGCATCGCCATGACAACAATAGCGTTTGGATCGTTGAAGAGAATCCTGCTTTCGATAAGCCTACGAATTGGGATAACATCGTTGCTGAGTGTGTAAAAGCCCTCAACGCTGTAGGTCTTGATATCGCAGCTATTGATATTAAGGTTCAATCCGCTAAGGAAGGGCAAGACCCTAAATTTATTATCTTAGAGACGAATAGTGCTCCGTCTCTTGGGGAAAGAACTACTGCAGAGTACATCAACAAATTAACTCAGATTGTCAATGGATAGAACCATGATTACAGGTACTAACCTTCTCTGTGAAGCAGAGATTGCTGTAAGATTCATAAGAGCTAACAATGAGCCTAGCTCTATTTATGGATATAGCCTTCACAACAAACCTTGTTTTGGAGACTATTTCAGAGGTGTCCCTAATCAGGATAATAGATCCAAAACTCTTGTGGATATTAGTGTCGACATCTTTCAATTTATTGATAAAGATATACTTGCTAAATACCATGAGAATAACTATTGTTCTCTGAAGCCTGAACAGCTGAGTAAGTATCATCGTGAGCTTGAGTTCGTATTCTCTAAATTCTCCGAGAATGAGGAGACAGGAGTTAAGATCTCTGTAGAAGAAACTACTCGTAAATATGACCAGGATTATGAAATCAAGCCCATTTATGTACCTGCCATTAAGATTCATGTTGAGGCTAACAAGATGAAAGCTTATCAGCTGTTATGCTTGATGACTCTTATTCGGTGTTCTTCGGAATATCCTAATGCTCTATTGCTGAGGGAGTGCTTCAATCTCCAAGAAAATGGTCTTTTCAGAGAGTTCTCCATTATGAGCCTCTTTGCATTGCTCCAGAATCGTCTACAGTATTCTTATGATCAAGGTCCTATAAATTTTATAAGAGACAGCCGTGAGCAATTCTACAAGCCTTCATGTTTGGAATTCTTGAGAGACCGTATGACTCCTGGTTCCAATGGCTACAGCCAAACTGGTTGCAGAGTTCAGAATTTCTATGAAATATGTGCCCGTGGCCCTAAGAACAAGGAGAAATTCAAGCTCCCGCGATGGTATACTGGAGGCGGTACTGAAATTGGAGCTAACAAGTTGTATTCAGCCGATAGCTGTATTGAAAAGATCTTTAATGGTGAAATCATCGAAGAGCATCTTGAGAGCTTCAATCAGATTCGTGATGCTATCTATTACCAGTGGCCTAAGCTTAAGACCGATTATCCTGAGGAAAAAGCATGCAGTCATGACTTCTAAGCAGATTAATCAGGTTCTTGCTAACATGCTTGGACTTAGCCAGATGTACTCTGTAGTAATACTTAACGGTCGTGGTAACCTTGACTTTAAGTATAGGGCTAACAATGCTGCTTGTTTCGGGGAAGTCTTTACCCATGTTAATAAAAGAGAATCTTCTTTAGAATGTTCTAAAAAAATTAGGTTAAGGATTAGTATGTATACTGACCCAGAAGCTAACATTAAGAAGAGCGTCAGTAACGTGGTATTCCTCAAGAGAGAGCAGATTACTCAGTGGATGGATGAACTTTGTATAATGTTTCAGGCCTATAATCTTACCTATAAGATTATTAATACAAAACTTTCTCACTATGTAGGTTGCGAACCTCTTGATGGCATTCATATTGTTGTCAAGGCTCAAAATATAGGTCATTTTTGGATTAAGTGGATTCTTAGCTATATCAGACTTATGTCAGAAGCACCCTGTAGCTTTGTATTACCTGAAGCTTTTACACTACGAGAATGTATTCCTGAACTCAAAGCATATCCTGTTCTATCAACATTTATGTTTATTTGGAGTACTTGTACTCGAGTTCATGCTTTTACTGCTGACAGTAATTACAACTTAGGAAAAGGAGAGTACCGTGTATTTGTGCCTAGAACAATGACTTACTTGATAGATGCTGTTTCTAAAAAAGTTGCCGCTTGTAAAAGCATTGATAATTGGCATAATCAGGAGTTTACTCCTAAGAAGTTCGTCTTAGATCCCAAAGATTATCCAGTTTCAGTCAACTTACATAACTTGGTACGAGAATGCTTTGGAAAAAGAGGGGAATATAGGTTTACCTCTAACAACTATATACGAGAGTATGTATTAGTTGGAAAGATCCCTGATAAAATCCTAAAGCTTTACAAGGACTGTTTCGAAAAGATCAAGGAAAGTATTATTTAATTACATGAAGAAAACTATCAAAGTTTATGTTGTTGGCCATGATTGGTGCAACATCACAAGCTTCCTATTGTTTGACTTTGAAAAAGTTGACAATATCAATGAAGCCGATATTGTAATGTTTACTGGAGGTGAGGATATTAATCCTAACCTCTACGGAGACGTTAAGCATCCTACTACTCATTATACTGATCGAGATGACATGGAGGTTGCAGCCTTTGAAGCTGCTCCTAAAAATGCTCTTCTTATTGGGGGTTGCCGAGGAGCTCAGCTTCTTACAGCCTTGAGTGGAGGTAAGCTTTTCCAGCATGTTCAAGGACATGGTGGAGGTACCGGTGGTCATGATATCACTACTACAGATGATCGTACTATGAGGATCACCTCATGTCATCACCAAATGATGAATCCGTATGATCTTCCTAAAGAGGACTACAAGCTATTAGCCTGGTCCACTATTAACCTCAGTTCTGTATACTATACAGGCACAGGTTTAGCAGAGGTTCCTGAGAATTTCAAGGAACCGGAAATCGTCTATTATCCTAAGACACGTGCTTTATGCATTCAGGGACATCCGGAGTGGATGCCTAAGGATCAACCCGTAATCGCATATATTAACGAACTCATTCAAAAGTATCTGTAATGAAAATTAAGGAATTTTTGGTAGGCTCCGATCCGGAGCTGTTTATCGTAGACACATCGAAGGATAACAAGATTATTTCCTCCATCGGACTTATTCCCGGAGTCAAGGGGAATGCTTATAAACCTGCAGAATTGCCTGACGGCTTTGGCCTGCAAATTGATAACATTCTCGCAGAATTTAACATTCCTCCCACTCGTGACAAGGGGGACTTCATCACCCACATGATGGTTATGAAGGACTATATCCGGGACTATGTGAAGTCCAAAAATCCCAACTATGACATTTGCTGTAAAGCATCTGCTATGGTTGATGATGACCAGCTTCAGAGTGATGAAGCTAAGCTTTTCGGGTGTTCCCCGGATTTCAATGCATGGCTTATGGAGCAGAATCCTCGCCCGCAGGGAGATTCTACGAACTTAAGAACGACGGGTGAACTGATTGCCCGGATCTAGAGTAATCTAGTGTGGAATAGAGCAAAATCGGTGGATGAGAAAATGTATTACTTTGTTATAATTTTACTAATAGTATTGCAAAATTGAAATATTTTTCGTACCTTTGGCTTATATAAACACAAAATAAAGGTATGACTAATTTTCAAAACAAAGTAATTAACTTATTTAAGAAGGGCTATACACATAGTCAAATTTGTAAGCAATTAAATTGCCCAAAGTCTTCTGTATCTAGTGTAAAATCTAGATTTATAGACGAACTTGGGGAAGTCTCTAAAGAATATTACAATACTTCTTTAGGAACATATTTTGATGTAATTGATTCTGAAAGGAAAGCTTACTTCTTAGGATTTTTTCTAGCAGATGGAAGTGTTTCATCTACTGGAAGATTTTCTATTAATATTCTATCAACTGACAGAAATATTTTAGATGAGCTTGCACTTGAATTAAATTTAAGTACAAAGGTAATAATTAGAGAACGAGCTGCGAGAAAAGCGCAAGCTCAACTTCGATGGACTAATCAACAAATGTTCAACACATTCAAGGAAGTCTATAATATATTACCAGACAAAACTCATCATCCTCTGTCACAGAACCTATTAAACAAAATCCCAGACGAGTATAAAGTGAGTTTTATAAGAGGATTTTTTGATGGAGATGGATGTTTAGAAGCAGATAAAGGAGTATTCACATTTAGATTTGTAGGAACTGATTTTAATTTCTTAGAACAGATTTCTACTTACTTATGTAACAGATTGCCTGACACATCTTACTATTTCAGTAAGAAAGAAGGTAAAACATGTTTCTGGTATGTGTTTACTCTAAACTTTCATCGAATAGACAAACCTACTAAGGTTTACACTCTTTACAATCTATTATATCAGAATGCTACAATTTGGCTTGACAGAAAACGCCAAAAGTTTATAAGTTATCTTAAATACCGAGGTAAATTATAGGTTAATAACTATAATCACCGTAACGCATAGAGATTGAACCTGAGAAATCAGAATATAATATCTCCACGAGTGCTCTACCCCTAATTTTTAGGGTGAAAATTTATGCTGAACTAGTAGGAGTACATTCGACTGCTAGAAGATAGGATAAAAAGCCTATCGATAACAATATTGTGTCACTTCCATATCGGATATGAGGGCAACAATCGTGATACCTCTGTGGAACTGGTCAAAATCCTGGATCTATTCCTGGGAGTACCCTCAATTCTTATTGACAAGGATAATCGTCGTAGAGAACTCTATGGCAAAGCAGGGTGTTTCCGGTTCACCTCCTACGGTGTAGAATATCGTGTAATGTCAGGATACTTTATTGATACTCCCAAGCTTATTGGCTGGTGTTTCGATCAAATCCTGAAGGCTATTGAATTCTATAACGAAGGTGGTTCTGTACAAGACGATGCAGGAAACATCATTAAAGCTATCAACTACAATGATGTCGAGGCTGCAGAGTCTCTTATTAAGAAGTATAAAATTAATTTAGTTTAACAGATGTGTGGAATATTTGGATTTGCTGGTAAACTCGGCAATCATGAATTCAATGTCCTGAAGTTCTCAATCCTCGGGGCAATTAATGACAGTAGAGGTGGCGATTCTGCAGGAGCATTCATTGATGGTGAGTGCGAATATGGCATCGGCGACGAAAAACTCTTTGCCAACTTTGCTACCAAGAATAAGTTTCTGAAGGCCTATAAGGGGGTATCGGTGCAGCATGCACTAGGTCATTGTAGAAAGGCATCTATAGGTGCTAAAACTATTAAAGAAGCTCAGCCTGTGTGTGTTCCTAATGATGATGGAACTAAGACTGATCTTGTTATGATTCACAATGGTACTCTCCTGAATCATACTGAGCTGAAGAATAAGTACCTTGCAAAGGTGCCTGACTATTTTACCGACTCCCAAATATTCGCCAATGTGGTCTACTACCATGGTTTCAAAGTCTTAGAGGAGTATGAAGGAGCAGGAGCTTTTGCATTCATCGACTATCGCAAGAAAATTCCTACTACTTATCTCTTCAAGGGGGAAAGTCCTCAGTATAAGAGTAGTGTTACCAATTCTGAGGAACGCCCGCTCTTCTGGGCGAAAACTCCTGAAGGTATCTGGTTCTCTTCTATCAAAGAAGTGCTGGAGCTGGTAGTCTATGGGGAATATCCTGTAGAAAGTGTTCCTGGTAATACCCTTATTATCATCCAGAATGGTAAGGTAATTTCTACTCGTAAATATGACAGATCTGCCCGATTTCAGATGTCGTATGGAAGATCATCGTACTACGAAAGGGAAGATTACTATGGGGGGTATTATTCGGGGGTCAAAAGCAAAACGTTCCAGACTACGGCGAGGAAAGAAGAGGCGTGGTACCAGGTAGGAGAAACAAAGACTTTCGCTGCTACAGGATTAGTAACAGCAGAAGCAGAAGCTCGCTATGATTATACCAACAGTAACAAGGTAATCTTTAAGTCAGATGGCCGGTACTATCGTGGCAAGATCCTTATGAGTGGTTCTTACAGAATCTCAGAATATGGGTTCGAGAATACCTACTCTAATATGGGAACTGACATCGTAGCACGTCCCAAAACTTTCTACTTCTTCGAAGGTTTCCTGATGAAGGATGCTCTCTGTATGCATATAGCACGCAGAATGAAGGAGATTGCAGGTGACAAATTCCAAGACACCATGCTTCGTAAGTTAACTATGAGATGTTTCTATGATCCTAAGGAGAAGAAATTCTATACTCGTAAAGGTAAGTTGTTTACAGGAACATATCCTATATACTTTACTCTTACTAATCGAGTATATAAGATTCAGAGAGGAGAGATTTACCAGTATGAAGAATCATATAATCCGAATTGCTCTAATGTCTGGAAAACCTATTCTCCCCAGTACGAAGGATCTGAGATTCCTGTGAAATTTGCTAATCTGATTGAGAAGTCAGCTAAGAAGATTTTATCTAATTACAACATCTAACATTTACAATGTTACAGAGAACAACACGCGTAGTAACTGCTTCAGGTAAACGAGTCCTGAAAGCTAACTGCTGTACCATTAACGGTGAATATTACATCAAGGAAGAGGAAGCCGTTAAGATTGGTACTTCCTGGTATCTGAAAGGAGATCCTCGGATCTTCTATGACTACGGATCCCAGTCTTGGAGGAAAACTCGTGGTGTAAATATCTGCAAAGGTATTGTAGGATGGGATCTGACTACTGATCGTCCCATCATAGGAACCTTTGAAGTAGACCACACTCGCAACATCGAGGTTGCAAAGCTGGACAGCAATGGTAACCCCAGAAGCATGGATATTTATATGGACAGAGCTCTTGTAAAAGGGCCTGTTCATTTTAATAAGAATCTAGGTCTTTATGAGGACACCAGCGCTCTATCTCCTACAATGAAGAGAGTCGAAGCTGTTCTTGCCAATACCATTGGTCAAGGCATTTACAACTATTCTTTCAATCAGGAGTATTCGTCGAGTAAACACATGGAGAAATTCCTGAAATATCCTCGTGATATGCGGATTAATAATCCTATTAATCTTGAGGATGTTAAGGAGTTCGGAGAATTCTCCTTTGGGCTCGAATTCGAAACTGCTGCGGGTAAGATTAGCCAAGCTGACTGTTTCAACCTCGGTCTCATTCCTCTGAGAGATGGGTCCATCTCGGGTATTGAATATACCACTATTCCTATGCAAGGTCCTGAGGGATTCAACCTTCTTATTAATCAGGTAAAGGCTCTCCAGAAGAGTACTACCTTTGATAAGGAGTGTTCCCTCCACGTGCATTTAGGAGGCTATCCTATCGAGGCAAAATCTATCTGGGCTCTGTATAAGCTCCTGGTTGCGATCGAGCCTCAGATCGGACGTATCATGCCTTTATTCGCATTTAACACCGGTAAGTTCAAAGCTAAGGGCAAGGACTATTGCACCAGGCTACGTAAATATGCTTCCTTTGAGGAGTATTATACTTACTGTTCAGGTGACAGAATGCGATTCGACGGATGTCTGACATATCCACATCCTATGGATGAGGAGGATCGTGCCAAGTGGAACATTCATGCTCGCTATGTATGGGCCAACATCATCAACCTGCTCTTTAAGAAGCAGGGAAAGACTGCGGAATTCCGCATCCATGCTCCGACGTTTAATATCCAGAAGATCATCAACTGGATGTTTATCTGTGCAGCTATACTTAAGTATGCTATTAAAAATAAGGATCGGCTGTTGAAGTCACCTATGAGTACTTTGGGAGTTACTCTGGAAGATGTTGTAACGAATGTTTATTCCAGACGTATCTCCTTACAACTCGTAGATTACATTCAATATCGTGAGATCTATTTCCGTCAGCTTGCTAATAAGTATAACGATCCCGCAGGTATGATAGATCTTCGTATTGACCGTGAACAGGACTTCGGTACTGACCTGGTTACTACGGTGAAACACTAGCAGAAATGTTCGGTAGTTGGAACAAGTTAATAAATGCCAACGAAGTTAAACCCATCCTGTCTGTACTCAACCAAGAGTACAGGCAGTATGAGGTTTATCCTCCAAAAAATCTAGTCTTTGAAGCTTTTAGGGAGTGTCCTTACGATAAGGTAAGAGTAGTAGTTATAGGGCAAGATCCTTATCCCCAGAAGGGATTTGCAACAGGTATAGCCTTTGCAAACCCTCCGGAGGTGGGGGATATTAGTCCATCTCTCTCTATCCTTAGAGACCGAGTATTTAGAGATTTTGGCAAGCTCAATGATGAGTTTGACCAGACTTTAATATCTTGGGAGCAACAGGGAGTACTCTTACTAAATGCTGCATTGACTGTAAGAGCTAAACAGCCTGGTAGCCATACTCAATACTGGCATCCTTTCATACGAGATCTTATTCTTGCATTGAATCAGTATAACCCAGGATTGATCTATGTATTATTAGGTAAAGTAGCCGAGGCATTTAGAAAGTATGTGGGTTCTAACAACCACATTTTAACGTATCCTCACCCCGCATACTTCTGTAGGTTAGGGTGTGGATTCGAAGCCACCATGTTCACGGATATTAACAAAATACTTCGTGATCTTAATGGTGATGAAATTAAGTTCTAGTGGCTGAGAATAAGAAAGTTAAGAACGCCCAAAGCATTAGTTATGATGGTATCAACTTCAAAAGTCGCTTAGAGTGTAACTGTTATAAGTTGCTCAAAGAAGCAGGATTTGAGCCTCTTTATGAACCAGTTAAGTATAAGCTACTTCCTTCCTCAAAATTAGAAGTTGGCATCGTATATGCTCCTCGTAAAAAGGATTTAATTAAGTCTAGTAGTTATAGGGATTTAACCTATACACCAGACTTTGAATTCATATTCCGAGAAAGGCATGTATATTACGACGCTAAAGGCAAACCAAACGATGCTTATCCTCTTAAGAAGAAATTATTTCTCCACTACTTAGAAGACGTAGGTGAACCCTACATATTCTTTGAACCTCATAATATTGCCCAAATAAGGCAATCTATAAACATTTTGAGGCATGAATTATATCAGCAAAATAACTGAGTTATCTAAGCAGTGTCTTAAGGAATCTGATGTCAACCGAGTGAAATACTGGCTTGACAGTAGAAATCTTATTTCAATCAAAGAGATAGTTACTTCTGAGTTTATTAAGTTTAAATCTAAGAAACCCGTAAGTTTGGAGGACAAACCATTGTATGACGAGATGTTCGCCATCTTTGCAGATTTGGAATCAACAATCGTGGAATATCTTAGACTTAATGACTATGAAGAGGATGAACTCAACATCCCTTATGATGAAGAGTATTAAAGAACTGTCCCTCAACATTAGTGAGCCGGAGTACAGGAAGCTTGGTGGCTTCTCATACTCCATGCTTGCTAAGTTCCTTCGTTCACAGGATCCTAAAGTATTAGTAACCCCCTCTCATGACGAGTCGGAGGCTTTAAGATTTGGATCCTTAGTAGACTGTTTAATGACTGAACCCGAACTCTTAGAGGAAAGGTTCTTCATAACATCTATGAAAACTCCTCCAGCAACAATCATTTCTATGATGCTTTATATTTATAAGAAAGTTCCTGATGCTAAGAGTTTCTCCTTTGTACCTACAGAGGTTAAGCTTGAAGCATTAGACCTCTTTGAATATGGGGCTTCGTGGAATAATTCTACAAGATTAGATCGCTTAGATAAGCAATCTTTCTATTACACAATGTTGCAGAAGAGTGAAGGAAAGATTATCATGTCTGAGGAAGATTTAGCACTGGCAAACCTATGTGTTAAAACTCTTAAGACCCACCCATTTACTGAGAAGTATATGGGAGATGAGGATCCTTTTGAGACTAACGTCGAGAGGGTGAATCAATTAAAATTTTCATCCACCTATCATGGGCAACTCATTAGATGTATGTTCGATAGGATTATAGTAGATCATGAAGCAAAGACTATTCAGCCGATAGATTTAAAGACCTCTGGTAAGAAGGAGGAGAAGTTTGAACTGTCTGCACTGGATTGGGATTATTATATCCAAGCTACCATGTATACTCAGATCCTATTAGATGTAATTTCTAAAGATGAGTATTTCAAGGATTTCACAATCCTTCCTTTCAAATTCGTGGTAATTAACAGGTTTGAAAGAACTCCTATGGTATGGGTGTACCCAGTAACTCGTCTTAATGTAAACACTATAGACGATCAGCAAGCTCTCTTGCAGAGAAATGGGTACAAGAGTTGGCGTGAGCTTGTAAAAGAAGCCACGTGGCATATTGAGAATAATAAGTTCGACTATTCCTATGAGACCTATAAAGCTCAAGGAGAGCGAGTTATTGATTTCTCTAAATACCTTCGTTAATGAGAAATATTGATGCGTTAACATATTTCAAAGGAGATGAATTAGCAGCTAAGGTCTGGACTGATAAGTATGCGCTGCGTAATGAGAATGGTGAGCTTATAGAGTCTAATCCTGACCAGATGCATCTCCGTATGGCAAAAGAATTTGCACGTATAGAAGCTAACTATGGTGGTAAAAATGCCCTTACTGAAGAGCAAATTTATGGACTTTTTAAAGACTTTCATTACATAGTACCTGGCGGGTCAGTAATGGCAGGTCTTGGAAGTAAAACCATATCTTCGTTATCAAACTGCTTTGTAATAGGTCAGCCTGAAGATTCGTATTCAGGAATTATGAAGCTTCGAGAAGAACAAGCTCATCTTATGAAGCGTCGCGCAGGTGTAGGAAAGGATCTTTCTACACTCCGTCCTTCGGGTGCTGTTGTCCAAAATGCTGCTAAAAGTTCTACTGGGGCTGCATCTTTTATGGATGTAGATTCTGCAATAACCACAGAGGTAGCTCAACGAGGAAGACGAGGAGCTCTGATGTTAACATTGGATATTCGTCATCCTGATGTTGAGGAGTTTATCACTAAGAAACAGGATCTTTCTAAAGTTACTGGGGCTAACATTAGTGTTAAGGTCACAGATGACTTTATGAAGGCAGTCACAAACGATGAAGATTACATTCTTCGTTGGCCTGTAACTACAAGAGCAGAAAATACTGCCTTTAAAGATCTTGAATATGGTAAGCTTTTATGTTTAGAGCATCCTCGTAAGGATACATGTTGTTACTACAAGAAGGTAAGGGCTCGTAAACTCTGGGAACTATTAATTCATTGTGCATGGAATACTGCCGAACCTGGAATCATGTTCGAAGACCGTCACGTTGAATTTAGTCCCGATGGAGTTTATCCTCAGTACCGAGGTGTATCTACGAATCCTTGTGGAGAAATCTTTATGCAGCCGTATGATAGCTGTAGATTGATTCATATCAATCTCACTTCGTTTGTTAAACGAGCTTATTATCCGGATGCCTCTATAGATTATGATTTATTGCGGAAAGTAGCGAAGGCAGCAATCAGGCTAGGAGACGACCTTGTAGACCTCGAAGTAGAGGCTATAGGTCAAATATTAGGGCATATTACATCTTCTAAAGGTGATAATCACCGAGAGTTTAAGCTCTGGATGGCTGTACGTGATGCAGCATTAGCAAGTAGAAGATGTGGAGTAGGATTTACAGGGCTTGCAGATACTCTTGCAATGCTTAAGGTAGGATTCAATGATGATGGTATTGGCGCAGTTGATGCTATAATGAATACTATCTTTAGAGCAGAACTTGAGAGTACTATTGACTTAGCTGAAGAGAGAGGTACTTTCCTAGGCTGGGACAAGAGTATGGAAGAGGCCCATGTAGAAGGCAATGAATGGTATCAGATGGTAGCTAAAATGTTCCCCGATCTTTATGATCGAATGCTCAAAGTAGGCCGCCGTAATGTATCATTCTCTACAGTAGCTCCTACGGGTACTGTAAGTATCCTCACACAAACATCATCAGGTATTGAACCTGTATTCTCCCTATATTATACGCGTCGTAAGAAGTGTGTAGAAGGGGAGCCTCATAACTTTGTAGATCAGAATGGTGAGAAGTACCAAGAGTTCAAAGTATTCCACAGACCCTTCTTAGAATGGGCAAGGTTGAAGTTAGACCTTCCTACTATAGAAGTAACGTTAGAATACATTGAGAAGATGCCAGCTGATGAACTAACTCGTCTTGTTAGTTGGTCTCCTTGGTACAAAAATACTGCTCCTGAGATTGACTGGGACACTCGTCTTAGAATGCAATCTATAGTGCAGCATTACACTACTCATAGTATCTCAAGTACTTTGAACTTACCCAGTTCCACTACAGAGGGAGAGATTAGTAGGATTTACCTTAAAGCTTGGGAGTATAATCTCAAAGGAGTAACTGTTTATCGAGATGGTTGTAGAGCTGGTGTACTAGTAACAGACACTAAGCCTAAGCAACTCTTTGAACAACATAGTGCTCCTAAGAGACCTAAGACTCTCGATGCAGAGCTTCATGTGGTTAAGGTCAAAAAAGTTAAGTATGCTGTAATTGTAGGCTTAATGGAAGGCAAACCTTATGAAACCTTTGCATTTGAGCTGGGAGAAGGAAATTTCCTGCCTCAATCAGGTAAGATCATAAAGGTTAAGCGGGGTTGTTATAATTTCGTAGGTGACCACGATCTCATTATTGAGAATATTCATCTTGCCAATGACAAGTTAGAGGAGAGGTCTAGTTCAATCTATATCTCAATGCTGCTTCGTCATGGAGCACCTATAGAGTATGTAATAGCTACTGCTAAGAAGGTGAATGAAAACATTGCTTCTTTCACATCAGCTGTATGTCGTGTACTTATGAAGTATTGCACTAAAGATATTGGAGAAGATTCATGTCCTGATTGTGGTACTAAATTATCACGAGAGGCAGGCTGTAAGAAATGTAACAATTGTGGCTATTCACTATGTTTATTAATGTTGACAAAATGAAGTTAGTAGTTAATTATCGCTCAGTAGATCCCAGTATCAAACCTGTAATCACTGATAAAGGTGAATGGTTTGATCTTATGGCTGCGGAAAATGTAGATTTTGCAGCTCCTCATAATGCATATAATACTCGTATTACAGAGTATGATGCTAAGAAGGTATCTTTAGGTATTGCAATGTCATTACCTAAGGGTATTGAGGCTGTAATTCTACCTAGAAGTAGTCTTTATGGGAACAAGGGTGTAACATTAGTAAATAGTCAGGGCGTAATTGACTCCTCTTATAGTGGTGACAATGACATTTGGTCTGCTTACCTTAAAGCAGATCGAGCTAGCACTATTCTGGTAGGAGAAAGAATCGTTCAGTTCAGACTGCAACCTTCCCAGAGAGCCTCTATCTGGACTAAGATTAAGTGGCTCTTTGTATCCAAGATTGAGTTTAACAAGGTAGAATATCTTAACAACCCTGATCGAGGAGGATATGGTGCATCTGGAGGATATAAAGAAGTAAAGTAATGAGTGTACTGAGTACAGTAATCGGTATAGTAGTAGGAGGGTTGGTCTTGGCCTCCGTAGGTAAGATTTATCTAGGTATCTATCAGACTATAAAGCAGCAGAACCTTGCTGCAAATAAGTATAAAGTATCTTTTAAAAAGCATTTTAAGAAGGTTAAAGTTCCTCTTATTAAGATGAAGATCGCAGGTGAACTGAGATATTTCCTTGTTGATAGTGGGGCTACTAATAATGTTATTGCTAAAGATTTTTATGACTCCGTAGATCCTAAATATTTTAATGACCTTAAATGTTCAGATCATATTATTTCCACTAATGGAACCACTGAACGTCGTCCTTATGTAGGATCGTCTTTATCATTTAAGAGAGATGTCTTTGAAGACATCCCTTTCCTAGTATCTGACATGACTCCTGCAGTGGAATTTATTCGACAAAAATCCAATATTATCATAGTAGGAATCTTAGGTGCAACATTCTTTGAGAAGTATCGTTGGGCTATAGACTTCGACGAAAGATGTATTTGGATTAACTCATTTGAAGCAGATCAGAAAGATGAATAAGTTTAGGTATGGTAGAGGTAACAAACACTTCTTCACTATCCTAACTCCTCTTTCTGAGAATGTTTCTGGTATAATTGCAAAACTTCATTATGAGAATTTCTTAGGTGTAAGTTATAAAGATTTTACAAGACTTTGTGTCTCGTGTGATAAGGGACCTGAAGTGTGTGAAGGGGAATTGTTACCTGCCATTAACGTAACTACCGGAGAACGAACTTTATTTAGGGTTAAGAAGATTAACCATAATGATGAGGTCGACATCTGGACAGTAGAATTAGAACGTGAGGTACCTGGTAACGAACCAATCCCGAATAATATCTGATGACACCCCATTTCAGCTAGCAACAATAGCTGATCTAAGAGAATACTTTAAGGAGCATGAATTCATTGGTCTCGATACTGAGACTAATGGGTTCAGCCCTTATACTAAATCTCTTCTGTTAGTTCAGGTGGGTGACGAACATAATCAGTTTGCAATAGATGATACAGTAGATATACGAGAGTTAAAGGACTTCTTCGAAAATCCACAGTATACATTTATACTTCACAATGCAAAATTTGACCTTAAATTCTTCTTTCATAGGAGGATTGTAATTAAACATGTCTTTGATACTTTCCTAGCAGAAAAGCTGTTATGGTTAGGGTATCCTGGGGGTATGCATAGTTTAGCTTTAAAGCATTGCTGTGAGCACTATCTAGGAGTTAGTCTGGATAAGACTATTAGAGGCAATATTATTTACGAAGGAGCAAGTGATGCAGTAATAGTCTATGGCTGCCGAGATGTAGAATATCTCATTCCACTTATGAAGGCTCAGCTTAAAGCTTTAGAGGAGAAAGATCTTCTTAGAGCTATAAAACTTGAGAATATGTTCGTGGTAGTATTAGCTTATATAGAGTATTGTGGAGTTAAATTAGATGTAGACAAGTGGAAGGTTAAGATGGATAAAGACCTTAAAGTCTTTACAGATGCTATTGAAGCATTGGACAATTGGGTTATAGAGAATTGTGGAGAGAAGTATGTTGAGAAATGTGTTCAACAAGATCTCTTTAATCCTACATCTACTGGTCCTAAATGTAAAGTGAATTGGTCCAGTCCTAAGCAAGTTATAGAACTCTTTGAAGAATTAGGATTCAATCTCTGGACTAGGGATAAGAAGACTAAGGAAATGAAAAAGTCTGTAGAGGCCAAAATTATTAAGCCTCAAAAAGATGTTAGTCCTATAGCTGAACTATATCTAACTTACAAAGGTTGTGAGAAGACTTGTTCTACTTATGGTCAGAATTTCATAGATAACGTTAATCCTATATCTGGGAGACTTCACACTAACTTCTCACAGTTAATGGACACCGGCAGGTTGTCTAGTGGAGGTGGTGAAGATAAGGACATAGGTAAACCTATGGTTAACCTCCAAAATCTCCCTAATGACGCCGAAACTAGGGCTTGTTTTGTAGCAGAGCCCGGTAATCTATGGATTTCTGCAGATTATAAAGGCCAAGAAAGTGTACTTATTGCCAACATAGCTAATGATAAGGCTATGATTGAAGAATTTCTTCATGGTAGTGGTGATATGCACTCTCTAGTTGCTAAGGCAATTTTTCCTGAAGAGATTGATTGTTCTGTAGCTGAGATTAAAGAAAAGTTCCCTTTACTCCGTAAGAAGGCCAAAGGGCCAGAGTTTTGCTTTAATTATGGTGGGAATGACTCAACTCTTGTAGCCACTTATGGTTTCGAACCAGAAGTAGCAACAATGATTTATAATAACTATATGAATCAATTCTCAGGAGTTGCTGAATACCAGTCTTGGTGCCGTAAGGAAGTAATGAGAGTAGGTTATATTGAACATTGTCCTGAGTATGGCCACAAGGCATTTATTTATGACTATGACCAGCTTATGAAAGAGAAAGCTACTATGTCTGAACCAGGTTTCTGGGACAAATATAAACTGCTAAAAGCACAGGATCCTAAGCATCCCTCAGTAGAAATGGTAAAGCATTTCTTTCGTAGAAAAGCTGATTCTGAGAAGCAAAGCATTAACTACCGAATTCAAGCTCGTGGTGCTATATGCTTCAAAAGATTCTCCATAATGTTCTTTCAGTGGCTATGGAAAAATGACCTTCTTTTCAAAGTCAAATATTGCATTCCAGTGCATGATGAAGCTAATATAGAAGCTCCTGCTGAGATAGCAGAAGAAGTAGCTAATAAGTTAGTAGAATGTATGCGCAAAGCAGGACTCTTGTTCTGCAAAACAGTTCCTCTAGATGCTGATGTAGTTATAGGGGATCATTGGATCCATTAATATGGTTAAAGAAATTATAAAGTTTGGTGCTCCCTGGTGTCAGGGATGCATTTCAGCAGATACAGCTCTTGAGCAATTAGGAGCTATGAGGCCAGAGATTATCATATCTAAGATTAATATCGAGGAGGATGAGGTCATGGCGGAGAAGTATAAGGTAAGAGGTCTTCCGACCCTAGTCCTTATAGGTCTGGATGGTAAAGAAATTGGCAGACATACCGGTAAAGTAACTGTCCAGGAGCTAATTCAAATTGTTGATGGTAATGGACTATAATAAGGTACATGAAGAAATTAAGCAAACTTTTATTGCTAAGAATCGCGATTATGGTAACTCCTTTGAGAAGTCATTAAACAAGTTTGGGCTTATCGCAGGAGTAGTGAGGATCAATGACAAATTTGAACGCCTTGCTAACTTGTGCGACCGTCAACGATTAGCTGATGCACAGGTAAATGAGCCTTTGGCTGATACGTTAAAAGACATGGCTAATTATTGTATTATGGCTGCAGCATGGCTGGAGAATGAGTAACTATGAAAATTTGTGCACTGTCAGATTTACATGGTTATTTACCCAAAGCTGAGGACATGTCCCCATGTGATGTTGTGTGCATTGCAGGGGACATTAGTCCTCTTCATATACAACGAGATAAACTTTTAAGTGCAATATGGTTTGGAAATACATTCATTCCTTGGTGTGAATCCTTACCTTGTATCAAAATTATTCTTGTTGCTGGTAACCATGATTTTTTCCTAGAAGACTATGATAAACCTGGAGGTGTAACTCTTAAACTTGGCAAGGAGAACAAACTTGTTTATTTAAGAAATAGCTCCTACAAGTATGGTCATAAGACTTTCTACGGAACCCCTAATGTCACAGATCTTGAAGGATGGGCCTTTAGCTTAAATGATAAAGAAGCTCATGAAGTCTTTCAGAGGATTCCAAATTGTGACATTTTGATATCACATACCCCACCATTTGATGCTGCTAATACTGGTAATGTCTATGGTTCAGATGCCTACCCCGACTATGGTAGTTATGTTCTGAGAGATATGATCTGGGATAAGAAGATTGATCTTATTATCTGTGGACATGTTCACTCAGGAAATCATAACTTATCAGATTGGGGAACTCATAAAATAGTTAATGTAAGCTATTTAAATGAGGATTATAGACCTACATATTCACCGAAATTGATTACTTTATGAGAATTTGCTATACAAAAGCAGAAATAATACCTGATAATGGGCTCTTAAAAAACATTGAGCTTGCTGGTAGAGTATGTTACAAATCTGAGGATAAGATTACTGATTCCTCGGCAAAATCATTCGTTGAAATGATTAGAGGAAAAAATCATTTTTCAGTGCTAGAACATGGCAGCATATACCTTGTAGTGTCGAAAAGTTCTCCCCTGCCTCTACGTGAGCTTCCTTGGTGCCACATAATGGAAAATAATGGTAAAATTTATTACTACACGAATTTCAGATATATCTGTCAAACTCTTCCTACCCTCGCAGATATTATTTTGAAAGATGATCCTCTTCCGGAAGGTATAGAATTCTTCATTCCTGAGAAGGACGATCCTTACCGCAGAAGGTCTTTCAGAATCATTACCAACTTTAAAATCTCAGAGCAATATGTTAGGCATCGAGCATTTTCACACTCTAAAGAGAGCTCTCGATACTGTAACTATGCTAAGGAACGATTTAATAATGAAATTAGCATTGTTATTCCTATGGGATCTGAAGGTTGGTTTGGGTCAATGACAGGAACTCTTGAAGGTATAGATGATAAGTGGTACTTTACTCCTGATGATGGTGACAACAACGAGAGTATGAGGAACCAACTAGCATTATGCTTTCCTGTGGATGAGAAAAAGAGATTTGTCCTTAATCTCCTTGAAGAAGCTCCTAGACTTAATAAGGTTCTTTCTCGCTGCAAACTTGCAGAGTTAGACTATCTTGATGAAATTCAAAATGGTAGTCGCCCTGAGAATGCAAGAGATTTCCTTACACTCTATACTAAGACCGAGCAAATCATGACAGGATTTCAAAAAGATTGGCATGATCTCATTCAGAAAAGATGTGTTCCCGGGGCTCAGAGGGAAGCTACCTTTATTGCTACCCGAATTCGAAAAGATCTTGCTAGAGAAATATGTGGATATTCTAAAAAAGCTATGTTACAAGATCAGGCTGGTTGTATTTCCCTTGATGACATAGCTGTACTTGGTCCTGACAACTTTGAGGAAGCAGTTCCAATACAAGCAGCAGAACTTGAAGCTCGTTGGGAAGAAGAAAGAGCAAGACACGTAAGAGACATTGGGAGAAGATGATTGCAACTGACAGAGCTCCATTACTAGGCTTACATGATGTATGCATAGTTCCAGCACCTACCACTAGAATAGCTAGTAGGAAAGAATGTAACCCCTATTATTCTAAGGGGTTACTTCCTCTTGCTACAGCTCCTATGGATTGTGTTATTGATGAAACCAATTGGGAAACCTTTGCTAGCGCGGAGATTCTCACAGTTCTACCACGAACAGTATCTTTAGATGTTAGAAAGCATCTAATGATTAAGACATTTGTGGGGATGTCACAGACCGAGTTTGTGGAAACCTTCTGCCACAGAGATTCTGCAACTGAAATCCTTACAGTCTTAGAGGAAAATGATCTTAAGGCTAATATCTGTATAGATGTAGCTAATGGTCATATGCAAACACTCTTAGATCTCTGCACTATCGCTAAGGATACCTTTGGAGATAGACTTGTTCTAATGGTAGGAAATATAGCCAATCCCATGACTTATATAGAGTATGCAAAAGTTGGGATAGATTATGTTCGAGTAGGTATAGGAACTGGTTCTAGGTGTACTACTTCTGCTAATACAGGAGTGCATTTTCCTATGGCTACGTTACTAGACCTTATTCGTCGTATTCAACTGGCAGACTCTCTCCCATACTATCCTAAAATTGTAGCTGATGGTGGATTCAGAAATTATGATGATATTATTAAAGCTCTTGCTTTAGGTGCAGACTTTGTGATGTGTGGGCAGTTCTTTGCAGAATGTAAAGAGGCTTGTGGTAAGACTATAGTCTCTTCTGGAGGAGTAGTTGAACGTGAGTACTATGGCATGTCTACGAAGATTGCTCAGAAGAAGATGGGGAAGGAAGCCCTTAGAACTTCTGAAGGTATTAGTAGGACTGTTAAAGTCACTCATACTCTTGCTCAGAAAATTGAGAATTTTAAGGATTATCTTACCTCAGCAATGAGCTATTCGGATGCATATGACCTTCCTGAGTTCCAGGATAAAGCTCTCATCTATAAGCTTACTCCTGAAGCTAGAGTAGCATATTTTAAATAAGATGAAGACAATCACTTATGAAGAATTCGTTGAGAATTATAGACCTATAAAGAACCAATTTAATCCAGTTGCTGAGTATGATGGTACTTTATATAGTCCAATAGAATTTTCACGAATAGCCTCTGCTGCTTTACCCAACAGAATATTGTGGACATTAATGAAAGTCAGTTATTTAAACGAAGAAACTTGTGAATGTACTACAGAGAAATATGTTTACCAAGGATTACAGGAGTTTGGAGATGTCTTAGGATATTTCGTTACTGAAGAACCCTATGAATACGGTAAACCTTTCAATGTCAAGGTAGAGTAATAAAAATCCCCGATAGGTTATACGCCTACCGGGGAATTTTTTTTTAGACTTCAGGTTATCGTTGATTAAACGTAAATGTATCGTATATATCAAAGAAGTCTTGTGCAGCATTAAATCCAGGGGTTAGTCTTGATGTGAAGTAGAAAGGACGGGTCTTATCATTCTTATCTTCTTCCCACCATAATAAACCTTTGTAGTCTTTACCTACTACAAGGTCACGAGTTTCATCAATAGTATTCCTAAAGAACCCCATAAGATTAGTAACATAAGACATTACAGCCATAGGAGAGGATATAATATCTGTAGCACTACTAATGTCTACAAAGAAGGATGCCTCTAGATATGCACCATATAAAGATCTATATAAGTTCTGTGTAGCTAATTTAGTAGCCCATCCTGTAAGATCATCATCGGGTTCATCAGGTACTAAAGCTTTAGCTATCATAGCTGCCAGGAATAAACCTATAATAGACTGTAGTTCAAAACCTAGAGCCTTTAATTTTTGAAGTCTCAAATTACAAAATTCTTCGAATGTAAAGTCTAATTTAGATTCATTAGGATGCTGTCTAAAATATTCATCATATTGCTTGCGAGCGGCCTTCTCATTCTGCCCAATGTTATCTCCTGCAAGGTATCCTAAGATAGGTATAGATCTTAGTAGTAGTCTACCAAAAGACTTACCTATCTGTTCACCTCCAGTAGCGATTTCGCCCCATCCAACTCTGAATCTGCCTACATCATATTCATCGAGAATTTCATTCTTTTGAAGAGACTTGAATCGAACATTTAACAGTCCAGGAAGCCAGTTGCGATACTGCATGATAAGAGTACCAGCTATAGTAGTATTAGCAAGATACCTATCCTCTGCAGGCATAACACCTTTCACAGATGTAGCAGCGCTTTGGGCAATAGTTCTAAACCTAATAATATCTTCTCTAGAAAGCTTATCAATGGTCATCTTACCATCCTCAGACATATGAATAAGATCAGCTACAGGTATAGCATTAGGACTTCTTCTTAAGCTGACTAACTTCTTCTTATTCTCATCATAACCCCAAGCATAGAGCATAGATGTTAATACCTTACGGTCAATATTAGAGTCAGTCTTTTCTAGCAGATAGAAGGCGTTTTCGACATTGAAGATCCTATTAGTCTTATTAGCAGAAAGCTCTATAGCTCTCTTCTTCCAAATGTCTTCATTGCCTATATGGAAGAAAGCAATAGCTCCATAATACTTAGTAGGATCTTCCTTCTTAAGCTTCTCAGATAACTTAGTAGACTTCTTATTATAATAAAGACCTTCCATTTCTATCATCTGGAAGTTAAGCATAGTCTGAGCATAGTTTCTAAAGCCTAGGATAGGTTTAAATCCTAAAGTACTTAGAGAAGACCATTGTACAACTTTCTTAGCCAATTTACCAAAGCTATAGGTTTTACCCATGAAGTTAAAAGTACCTCCACTCTGAACGGATTTTCCATAGATATATAGATCAATAAATTTCTCTAATGTAGAAACATCATCTGAAGATAATCCTAGAGCTGTACGAATTTTACCAACCCACTTATCCATATTAGGAAGGTTGTCTTCTACGAAAACCTTAGCCCCATTGGTCTTAGCATGATATAAAAGAAGCTGAGCATTAGCCTCAATTTCTTTCATATGCTGATAAGTATAAACAGATTGAGCCATTAGCATTAAAACTCTTGATAGATCATAAGACTTATGTCGAAGACCTTTCTCTTCAGCAATCTTTCGAAGCTGAGTATTACGAGCAAAACGCCATTCATCAGTATCCTTTGCCAGAGTAGGATCTATAGCAGCTTCGGCTCTAGCTATATCAGCAGAAGTAAGATTGTCTTTAAGAGGATCTATGAAGAATAAAGGCACATGCTTAATAGGATTACCGGCATAGTCCATACCAGAAGTTTCATCCTTACTCTTATAAAGTACATCAGACTCATCCCTAGTCTCAAGAGCTCCAAGAGTAATAGCTGTAAGGTCTGTTAAGGCACCAATGCCATTCTTAAAAATAGAATCAAATAGATCATTACGTACATTGGCAATAAACCTCTGACTAATCGTTCTACCAGTGATATTTTCAAACTCTACGTTGAAATTTACATACATATTATAATAATCAACAAGAGGTTTGATATCTTTAATCTTATTAAACTCTTCACTATAATAGTCAGGATTCTCAACACGATATTTATCTCTAACAAACATGTTATACTTTTGGAACATTGCCCACTTATTATAGCTTAAATCATTCATCTTACGCCATGCAAGATAACGATTTTGTTCACGAGTCTCCTGAGCAGTTCCTTTAGCATTCTCAAGTCTAGTAAGCCATTCCTTCTTGGCCTTATTAAAGTCCTCTAAAGCCTTTCCAGTATATTGATAGCCTCCTTTAGGATTATGCTCAATTTGATAGTTATCTAAGAAGAATTTAGCACTTCTGGTCTTAATAGATCTAGCCTTCTCTAAATCCTCATAAAATTTTTTAGAATACTTATTAATAAGCTGACCAGTCTTTGTATCGACAATCATATTAAAAGCGTCTTGAACAGTTTTGTTATTAGCTTCCGCCCATTCCTGAAGAGCCTGAGTATGCCCTTTAACCTTTTCATAGGTAGTCATAAGCTGGTCGTGAATATTAGCCTGAGCACTTTTTAAAAGCTTGGAGAATGCTCTAAAGATAGGATGAGCAATTTCACTAACTTTACTAAACCATCCTGCCCACCAACCTACATGTTTGCCAGGCTGAGAAATGTCTACACCAGTAGTTGCTAATAACATATCTACAGGCTTTTGACTGAGTAAATTACGAATAAATAATACTTCTCGTAAAGCATTATTTAATCTCATTCTCATGTCAAGATCTTCATCAACATTAATAACATCAATTGCTCCTTGGAAAAAGTCTAAATATACATCTGAACGTTGCTTAAGTTCAAGAATTTCATTAGCAGTTAATGAGCCAGGTTGACCAAAAGGTATGGTTAATCTTCTCTGAAGAGATCTAGACATATCCTCTACTTCTCTAAATAAGTAAGAATAGTCCTGTCTTATAAGAATACTCTGAATAAGATCCTGAGTTCTTTGCCATGCATCTCTATCAAGTTGAGAGTTTGTTCTAAGATATTTACTATGCTGAGCATTACTAGTCTGGTAAAGCTTCTCTAACTGTCGAGCTAGCTTGGGGTCAAGATCAACTTCCTCACTTAATGATACAGGATTTAATGCATGTACTTCTAAAGACCAGGGTTTTACTTTACCAAATCCAAAGACACTAGTCTCACCAGTATCTTTATCAGCAGCAAACTGTACATTAATAGGTAACATTCTAGTGGCACCAAAGTTAACAACTACATTACGATTCTCTGCCTCAGCCTTCTTGCGAATACCATTAGTAAAGATGTTTTTATACTGAGTAATTTGGATATTCCAACTATCTTTAGTAGCATCAGAAATTTCACTTACAATCTCTCCACCTGATTCAGTAAATTCATGAGTTTTATAGTCATAAATGTCAATAACTCCATTAGAATAGATAGCTACTAAGTCACATGTACCAGCAATATCCCTAACTTCATCATAGATAATTTGCTCTGTAAAGATCTTCACACTACCTTTTGTGCCAGTTTGAGAATCTATATAAGCCTGTCTTGCTAATATCTCTCGATAAGAATTACTTGCAGCTTCCTTTAGATTATTAAACTGCTTATCAGTTAAACGTGCAGATTCTCTTATGTAAGCAGAAGTTCGACCTTCAAACTCTGGTAAATTAGAAAGCTTACTATGAACCTTTTGAGCAATAGATTCCTTAGTAGAATTCCTACCCTCAATACGATCATTCATTAAAGCTTCAAGATACCCATGTATTATAGTACCTTTAATAGTACGAATACGAGCTTTTTTATCAGTATCTTCATTCTCATTATCAGAAGTTACCTTAAAGCGTCTGCGCATACCTCTCGATACAATATCTGATACACGACGACTTACAGGAGTACCATCAGCTTTAATATAAGCTCCTTGTTGTACATCATATTTAACAGTTAAGTTCTTGAGATAATCCTCAGCGTCTAACTGGGTAGCAATCATATCTTGAGTTAACTCATAATAATAATCACCCTCCTGGATATTTGCTTCTAGATTATCAAGACCAGTAACTTGCTTACGAAGCATCATCTGAGCTACTTCAGTAAAGGGCTGCATATCTAAATTCATTCCTTCAACTGTAAGATTAGCTACCTCAGCCTTACGCTTGAAGTAAGATTTAATGAGGTTAAAAAGCTTTTTAATAGCTGATACTATACCAGTAGATTCAGGTACATACTGCTCAGAATTATTCTCATAAAGCCTAACCACTTCCTGAGCAATAAGTTTACCAGCAGCTTCTTCGACCATTCGCTCTTCATCACCCTTATAAACTTCAGCATACTCTTCCTTAACTCTGGCAAATGTAGAGCTATCACGAGCTACTTTTAGTAAACGCTGATAGAGAGGATTCTCTTTACCAAGCATTCTTACCATAATATGAGCACACTCCTCACTGAGAGTTGTAGCATCTGCCTTATCTAAAGCAACAGTAATAACCTTTCTTACCATGTCAACCTGAGCCACCGCAGGAATAGAATTACCTTCTTTATCAGTAATCTCCCCCCAAGTATTTACTTGGAAGCCTATTTTACCAGCCCAATCCTTTAAAAGCCCATCAAGACCCTTTATAGGCGATTTGGAAGACTCTCTCAAAATCTGATACATCTCCTCAGGTTTGACATCATAAACCTTTAAATCAGGCTTAGAATCCTCAGGAAGGACATATCTCTCTACATATACCTCAGAATACTCTCTACCCTTAGGAGAGTGAGAGGAAGGAACAACCTTAGCTCTATAGGCCCCATAGTTAGCATTAATCTGAGCAGCTTTATTAATTGCTGCTTCATACTGTGCTTTACTATTAGTATATACAACAGGTCGTCCTTTACTATCTACAACACCAAGAGCCATCTTTTCTGTAGCAGAAATAGGTTCATAAGTTATACGAAGAGATTTAATAGTCTCTAAAGCTTGGCGAAGAGTAGGGATATTATCCCCACTCTTTACATACAATGCCCAAGCAATGTCTTCACCAAACCTGTTGACTAAATCCTTCCAAGCCTGAGAGCTTGTATTAGGACATACATTAGCCATAATTATTTACACAAATTTTTACGTTCTTCTCCTGACTGAACAAAGTCAGCACCTTCTTTTGATAGATTGAACTTCCCAGTATTTACCCATTCCTCGCTAAATACCATATTAGTAGGAATGGAACCAGCTTTTAGAAACATATCTATCATTTCTAATCCTGTATAACCACTAAGAGATGGTTCATCGGTGTTTCTGTAAGCTACCTTAAATTGTTTATCAGGATTTTGCCTTGCAGTTTCATAAAGTTTCTTAATGTTCTCAATAATCTGTTCAGGAGGTATACTTCTAAGACTGTTATTTCTTTTTACTCTAAGGTCTTTAGTAGGTAAAGCATAGGCATTACCTTGCAATCCCTCTCCTTGACCATAGATAGCACCAAATAACTTCCTTGCAACTTTAGCAGCTCTAGCACCATGTTTGCCTTCAGGATTACTGCCAAATACAAATATAGTATTAGCACCTGGAGTAATATCTCCAGTATATTTAGCTACAGAGTAAGCTCTCTTAATTTTTTCCGAGCTATTAGAAGAAGTTTGCTCAGCTTCATGTAAACCTTCATCTGTAGCATTTTCTATCTCATACCTAAGCTGTTCTTCTCTGAAGTCCTCAACTTCCTCAAAGGTATAAGGACGACGAAGAGTTTGCTCAGCTTCGTAGAACTCTGAAGATTCATTAAGGTTAGCTTCCCTAATCTTGATAGCCTCATTAATAAGTTTCATTAATGGACTGTCATCACTAAAATTATAGATCTGACGTTGGTGATTTTTACCTATAGACTGAGAATCTAAGGGGAAGTTCAACTTAGTACTTTCTACAGATTGGTTCTTAGCATTAAAGTATCTTACTACAGGATAAATCTTCTTAGTTTTATTACCTTCGGCATCCGTAGCATATCTTTTTCCAAGAGGAAATTGAGTGGCCATTCGCATATTGAAGGGTAGGATATTATCATCATTATAGTTAGATAACTGCCATGCATAGATAAATGCTTCTCTTAACTTGCCATAGCCAGATTCTTGATAAGAATTAAGCATAGGTTCAATATAATCCTTGTACATCTGTGCAGGAATAATATCTATATAATTAAGAGGTGACATCTGAAGTCCTGACTGTAGTAGGCAGAACTTCATAAGATCTATAGCAAACTCTCTATCTTGTAAGTACAACTGCTCCCATGCATAAGTTACTGCATTAGATGCTAAAGGATCTTTATCAATATAAGGTTTAATATTATGAATATCATCCCTTACTGTATCCAAAATCGGTACTAAAGATTGGAATAATGGATTGTCCTTATAAGCAGGCTCAGACCGTAATTTTGCTAGCTTCATAGGAACACTATTACTACCAACCATTAATCTCTTCCTTTCGGAAATTAAGGTAGTACCAGTAGCATCAGGAGTATTAAGAATAATAGCTGTTAAGAAGTCATTCTTGAATTTATTTAGACTAGTAATAGCTCTAAATTCAGGAGTTGCTGAACCAACATATCTTGCAATCGCTTCATCAAATAATCCTGTATCTCCATCCGTAAATTGCTTATCTCTAAGCAGTAGGAATAGAGGTTCAAAGAATGATTTATACTCAGCTACAGTATTCTTATAACCTGCAATATAACCTTCGTCTACAAGCTTATCATAGTTAACAACATTCTTACCAGCAGTAAGACTCTTATATAACTTTATTAGAAGTTCAGAAAGGTTTTTACCACCATCCTTAGTATCATAGGTTGTACCTTGCATTGCATCTGCAACCTTACGTCCCCATTCTACATATCTAATAAAATCATCTAGAATTTGACTCTGATAAGCAAGATTTTGATTAACAATATAACTTTCAAGTTCTTCAGTAGTAAATACTTTTGTAGGTGCTCCAGCATCAATAGGAGGATACTTCTCAGATAGATAAGCCCGAATCTCATTCTTGTTATATCTAGCCATAGCAGTACCAGCCTTAACTCTAGGAGACTTAGGAGATACATAGTTCTCCTGGGCTATCTGAGACTCATACTGCTGTTGTAACTTAAGATATTCACGAATGATAGGCTGATTCATAAATAAAGCTAACGTATCAGGATGAACACCTGCCATAGTAAGCATAGTAAGAGTTCCTAAAGTTGCAGGAGTAGCTCCAAGGTTAACTCCAAAGGGAGATTTTGCAGCATCCACAGCAGCACTAATCCACTGGTTGAGTAACTCTGAGATAGGAATCTTCTTATTACCAGCAGTATACTTCCTACCAAGCTGAACTATACCATTTTCCTCATTATGCTCAAAGTTAATTTGAACAGCTTCTGCAGGAATACCTAAGTTATACATGGATGCAAAGACGTAGAATTTACCAGCATTAGCAGCAATACCTACCTCTTTCTTACCAGCCATATAATTCTCAGCAACCTGTAGAACATATGTAGAATCTAGCAGACTAGGAAGAGCTGCTTTAGACTTATAATACTCTGCCTCCATCTCATAAGTGTCACCAAAGACAGCCTTCATAGCTCTCTTAGCAGAAGCTTCAAGAATATTCGTCTGAATAGGAGCAATAAAGTTAGAAGCATTCTCAGCTATATGAGCAAGCTCTTTCTGAATCTGAGTAATACGATTCTCAATAGCTTTCTTGTGAAACTCTTCTTTAGATACTTTAGGAGTCTGCTCAGTATCTGCAAGCTCTTGTAGTAATTCACTGTTACCAAAGAATCCACTTAGAGCTTCAAGGATACCCTCTTTCTTCTCATCCTTAAAAGAGTTAACTAGTTCCTCATACTGCTCTTCCCAATGAGGATAATCTATGTACTTAAGCTGTCCCTTAACTTTATAATAATTAGGTACATATAAGTACATTTTATCAATATCATACAAATATTCTTATACTTTCATATAAGTTTAGACTATATCTTCACTACTAACTGTAGTGTTCTGCATTTCAGGCTTTAAAGCCCTACCCAAAGAATCTTTATCATATAATGATCTAGATCTTTGACTTAAATCGTATGTAATTTTATGTATCATGCATGGAACTTCAGATACATAGGGTTCGATTATTTCAAGAAATTTAATACCTTCTTTTGTGCCACAACATAGAGAGTATGTACCTCTACCTTCTGATATAGGATAGAAAGAAATATTCCACTTTTCTCTAAAGAAATCTATCACATTTTGCACAGTATCTTTATCTTCGCATAAAGATATTTTAATGTAAAAACCATGACATTTATCTTTAGTAACTCGGTAATTAATACAGCCATCATCCATATACCAGATGGCAATACCTCGCTCATCTAATCTATTAAGAAGTCTTCTATTACCTAAATATTTCTTAGGTTTATAAAAGATCCTTCTTAACAACTTAATAAAAGTAGTTATACCTAACTGTGTATATAAAACTTTTTTACCAGTATTATATCCACAAGTACTGATATATTCGTGTATACCATTATTTCGAATACCAGCATTATTAAGTTGTTTTACTTTCCACTCCAAGTAATCTCTCTGTGCTTCTGAGTGTGAGAGTTTAAACACATTATTACTACTAATAGTTCCATCTCCTAGTAGTAATGCTATTAATAAATTTCTTGAATCTTTGTTTAATTTAGTCTTCATACGCTTTGTTATCCATTAAGGAAACTTTATTTAAGTATTAGTCGTTGAGCCTTCCCTATTAAAGGGCTTGGCTGCGGATTGCCCAATTCTAAACATTGTTACACTTTGGTAGTTTAGACTCTAAGGGGGTTCCCGCAATTAACAGAATTTTACTCGGACCATGATATTAATCCGAGCCAGCCTTAGCAACAATCTCTGTTGGTAAGACTATAATATCTCCAGCTGCTTCAGGTAAGAAACCCTTAACTACTATAGTCTCAATAGAGCTTAATCCCTGGGTAGGGATACGGAAGCCTATAAGTTCGAGAAGTTCTTTCGGAACTTTACCAATGCTTGTAATACCCTTAAACGGTGAGGGAAGATATACTTCCATTGAAGTAATCTTTGGCTTACCATCAACATATTTTACAACAAAGTCTAGATCTGAAGATTTATATTTACCCTCATTATAAGTACGACTAGCTTTAGTCTCCCACATAGTTGAGGGTACCTGAAAAGCTGCAGTACCATGACGCTTCTGAGAAGTAGTCATACTAGCAGCTCTACTCATAAGGATACTCTCTATCTTTTCACGAGTAGGTAGAATATCTATATTAGTAGTTCCATCATCAAGGTCGTTAAGAAGTTCTATCGCAGTAATATAATTATCTGCTAAGCCTCTCTCAATCGCCTCTCTCCGTAAGGAATTTACTAAACTTACAATACCTTCCTCAGAGATCTTCCATCCTTTCTGAGTAGCTACAAGTCCAAGCTCTTTAATAAGCTGATCCCTGCCAAGTCTGATACGTTGATTATTTAAATCAATATATTCATCAGTTAGAGCTTTAACTTTAGGAGCATTCTCACCAAAATGTTCACTAATCTCACCAGCATCAAAGAGCCCATTAAGGATCTGTACCATCATCTGGGTACCAGTAACTACATCATGGTGCTTATGTTCCCCAGTATCTACCTGAATTCCCCAGTATTCCCAATATGTATCTTGAGTAAGTAAGTCTAAAGGTCCTTGATAAGTACCATCATCACTAACTAAGAAGTTACCTTCTTTATCGTAGAAATCATTGAAGGGATGCTCAGTATTTGTAACAAGTACACCTTGCTCATTTGTTACAGAATTAGTCTTAGTAGTAACACCTTTATTAGCTGAATAGTGCACCGCAACACCAACTTGATTCTTAATCATCATCTCATGAAGTTTCGAAAGATTAGTATCTCCTAAAGCTTTTAGAACAGATGGGATAAGAGGCATTAATGACAGCTTGTAGAAAGATGGCTTAAAACCTTGAACATTTGCTAAAGGTCCAAAGTGCTGAGGTTTCAAAGAGTTAAATACCTGCTGTCCCCAGCTACCATATTTGAGAGGAGATTTCTTACCATCAAAGTCTACAAAGACTCTCTCTTCCTTAGGAACACCCGCTCTCTCTTGAACCTCCCATTGGTAAAGCTTCTCAGAATCTACATTCCAATCACCTACACGAACTTTAAATTCTCTATAAGCATCAAGGGAGATCATACCAAAGCCATCACCCTCTGTCATATCTGCATATGGAGCACTATTAAGACCAAGTTTATCAGCATTCTTAATAAGTGCTTCAGTCATCATATCCTCAAAAGATTTAGCCTTGTCAGATTTTTCATACGCTTCAAGGACATCGTTGCGAAGCATCTTATATCTATTATTCTCAGCATCTACAATCTCAGCAATCTGATAGAGTTGCTTAGAATAACTAGGAACATCAGAGAATACTGCTGTTTTAAGAATAGGCCTGCCATACTTATCAGTAAGTCCTTCAGCACCATCCATACGTTTAAAGTTCTTAGCGATAGTAACGTTGATACCGTCAGATGTTAGGCAAGTCTTCTTAGAACCCATAGCTCCATTATGACGCTTAAACTCATCTCCTAAAGACTTGTAGAAGATGTTATCTCCATACAATACTTTACTCTGCTCAATGTTACCAATAGCATAATTAACTACAGCATGCCTAATCCAATTTATCACCTCAGATCTGGGATACTGATTAGTCGTAGGATTAGTGCTAAGCTTAAGAGACATGTTAAGGACTTTATCACCAGCAAGTTCTTTAAGACCTCCTAAATCTAAGAGTTTACCATAAGCATTATTAGTCCAAGTACTAATCATTTGTTCAATTCTAGTAGTAAGAACATCTCTACCTATAGTATTAAGTATTCTATCAGCAAATTCATTAGGAGATTCTGCCGTATCTACTAAGAACTCTTTAACTTCTTTAGGAGTTAAAAGACTTTCAATAACTGTACCCTTAACATAATTCTTATTAAAGTTAGTAAAGGCTCTGTCCTTAATATGAGATCTAGCTATTTCGTCCCATAGATAACCTCTAAAGATGTCTATAACTTCACCACGAGTAGTATTAGCATTAATCCAGGTATCACCATGATCTAAGAATCGCTCTTGGCCATTATCAGCAGGACGCATAATATTATCCTTGCCTTGCATAGTCATATTAAGTACTGTAGATAACTTATCTATAAGTTTCATATCCTTATAAGCAGTACCATTATTGTTAGAGCTCTCAATGTTACCTTCATGAATAAGAATAGACAACTTAGGAGTTTGTCTATCTACAAGTGCTTTATTAAGGAGCAATGAATGAGTGACATATACATTCTCCGTAGGATCAAGGTGAGGCATCTCAGAGTAAAGCCTCTCAGGATTTTCAATAACTCTATTAATCTTATTAATAGTCTGGTTAGCAAATCCAGGCTTTTGAAGATCATAGATTCTTTCATCACCAAGAGATATATGAGAATTCTCAAGAGTTTCAATACCTAAGTCAGATTGGATATCTAAGAATACATCGAGATTCTCATTCTCACCATCACGATTCTCATTAACAATAGGAGTTTTAATAGCTCCTTTAGTAATCTGAGAATATACCTGCCCAATCTTATCTAAGAACTTCTTAGTATGAAGAGCTCTCCGAAGAGTTTCAGGATTATTAATATCGTAAGTAATACCTAAGATTCTTAAGAAATCTTCAGCATTATCTGCAGTAGGAACTCTCGGGAATGCTTTCTTAATAGTATCATTATTATACTCCCATACTTTATATTTATTACGAGTATAGAACTTAACAATATCAGACTTTCCTTCGAGTAACCACTTAGACAACTGTGCTCGCCATGAACCTGCAATACGTGCTCTATGACCTATAGTAGAAGCATTAAAAGAAGTATACTGTCCATTAGCTTTGGTAACACCAATAAGATAATTATTCTTATTATTATTAAAGGCCTGCATGAACTGTACTACCTGAAGCATATCCGAAGCAGTCCAAGAATCAACCTTATCAAGCTTTAACCATGAAGGAATAATCTTAGTTTCAATACCACCTTCAGCATTTCTAATAGAAACTTTATCGTCTCTAATAAGAGGATATATAGCTGGATATTCCTCAGCAACCTGAGATAATCTCTGCTGTAATTCCTTAGTAGAAATACTTGTAGGCAGATTAGCTAACTTATTGGCAAGAATATTAAATACTTTACCAAAAGGCTCCATCTCAGGCATGCCTAAGCTATTCTTATAAGGAGTAGCTGTACGAGTCTTAAAGTCATAGTATTTTTTAGGTAAGGTACTTAGAAGTAATTTGACAATCTTGTTAGAATTCATCTTGCTACTTACAGTGATAGATTCTGCAAATAAAGCTGCAGAGTCTCGTCCCTGATTATTTTCACCACCTGAAATATCAGCAGCAGCTTCCTGATAATCTTCTGAAGTATTTAGCTCTAACTTATACTGTGCCAAACGCTCTTGCTGATGAATAGTCTTAATACCATTAGGAGCATTCCAAGTGTTAAGAACTTTACCCATCTTGTCAATATCAGTAAGTAACTTCTGAAGAGAGTTAGGATCTGCAAAAGCTACAGAAGCCATTAGCTCATTATATCTGCCCATAAATTCTTTATGAGCAAAATTATAAGCAGCAGCTACTAACTCCCCATTCTCAGACTGAAGAATCTCTATAAGATTACCAGTACCTTTAAAGTATTGTAAGAACCAATAGTGTAAACTATTTACAGCTTCAGCAGTAGTAATAGCATCAACTCCTGGAATAACTTTAGAGTGAATAGAACGGGCTTTTAGAGTTAAGTAATCGTTACTAAGAAAATCTTTATTACGAACTCTTTCAACAATAGACTCTATACTTTGAGTCCACTCTCTATTAGGTTTACCATTACGACGAATAAGATTATAAAGATTAGTTAACCATTGTTTAATCTTATTGAAAACTCTCTTAATAAAAGAGTTACTTTCATCTTCAGTAACCATATAATCTGCGAAGACTTCTGCTAAAACTTCTTCTGCTAATTCTCTCTGAGATAAGGTAGGATATAAAGGTTTTAAGGATTCAAAATCTTCCTTATAATCTTCATTCTTAAGAGCCTCATCAATTAACCTCGTACGCTCATCTTCTGTTAGTAAACAGTCTAATATTACGTGAAAAGATTCATGATAGACAGTCCTCGTACCAGTACCTTGATATACCGTAACTACACTATCCTCAAATTTACCAGCTACATTATTAATAATAGCAGACTTAATAATCTTATAGTCAATACCAGGGAACTTCTTCTTAAACCATTCACCAGCTTTCTCCAATTCCTCAGCAGCAGAATCATTCATTTTCTCATAAGTCCTACGGAATTTGGAATCTGTGAGAACGTGGGTGCCTTCAAGATTGCTGTCAATATTCACAGTCTTAGCCATCTCTAGGGCTTTCTGAAGCTGAGCTTTAATAGTAGGATCAGTAGTCTCGGCAATACGCTTCTCTATATTGGCAATTATAGGATTTGTTGAAGAAGGAACTTGTATAGAAGTATCTAATGATGCAGACTGAGGTTCTTCAGCTACAGTAAGCTTCATATTAAACTTAGTCCCATCTTTAATACCCATTAGACTAGCTACATAAGCTTGAGTAGCTTTAGTAACATCTTCAAAAGAAGTATTAGCCTTTATAGACTGCTGATACATTTGATCTGCAGCTACTATACTAAAGGAATTTTTTTGATTAGAGCTGGCAAAAGTTTCTCCATTAAACGACGCTTCAAATTCTACCTCATTTAAATTACCATTATTAGGATTAGTAAAAGTAAGAAGCATTTTTACTGGAGTACCCCTCATAATTGTTTTTGCAACACCTGCTAAAGTCTTATTTTCCTCACTCTTCGAATCTTCAAAGGGTTGTGCTTCATTAACATTTAGAGGATCATAAATAACATATCTCTCTGCATGAGCATATGGACTATTAGGAGTTACTACAAAGTCTACTAAGCGCTCTCTAACAAAGGCATGATAGTTAGGATATTTCTTGACATTAAGAGTACCATCTTTATTAATCTTATGAGGGAAATAATAAGGTTCAGTACTCTGAGGATCTATCTTGGAATAACGAGGGTTGTAGAAAGATTTGCTTAAAAAATTATCTACAGTAGTAATAAATTCTTCATTAATAACATAATTACCTTGAGCATCTTTAACCGCCGCATCAATTTCTTTATCTCCAATATTCCATCTAACAGTCTCCTTGCCATCCTTATCCTTTATATTATATAAAGTACGAGCGGGGTCACCAGAACTATTATATCTAAGTAAATCCCTAAGAATACCTATAAAACTATAATGAATGTATTCCTTACCATTTCTATAGGTATACTTATCATTACTTACATAGGACTTGCCCTTAATAGATTTAGCTATGTAATGTCTAAATAGGTCTAGTAAGAATTGCTTCGTCTCCCCCTGGATAGGTACGGAGTTAGCTCTATAGAAGTTATTATTAGTAGAATCATGGATAGCCATAGTACCTGAAGGTACTGTAAAGGCCTGTCCATTCTCAGTAACAATTCGACCTGTACTAGAAATATATACTGTTAAAGTATTTATCTCCATATTAGCAGGAAGACTTTCTTCAAGAGGTCTCAGTTGTGCGGGCTTCTTAATAACATCATCTCGATAATTATCATCAATAATACCAGCACTTGTACCCTGAATAACTACAGGCACACTTACACCATTCTCAATATGGCTCCAGACATCTCTAAGATAAATATCTTTATAGAAATCAAAGTCTTTCTGAGTACCATAATACTTACCGTCTGCATCTGAAGTAGGATCAGCAACAGTAGTATAAACGGCTTTCTTAGAATCAAATTCTTTACCTATAGATTGACCATTGGCATCTATAAAGTTACCAGCCTGATCAGTTAATATTAGTCTACCAGCAGTCTTACCCTCGTATTTGAAAGGTACAATGATACCTCTATACTGAGAGGCATCATGTTTATCTAAGAAGTCAAACCATCGTATCTGGTCCTCATTGCCACTCTCACGACTAGCAATATCAGATCCTTTAGAACCTCTCCAGTAATTCTCTGCAGATCTCTTGGGAGGGTCCCACAGAGCATCCTTAGCTTCAGGAGTATCAAGACTTTCAGAACGAACGAATTCTACTTCCTGACCATCAACATTCTCTGGAGTAATATCATCAATCTTCTCACCCTCAGCCTTAATAATTCTATCTTGAGCTCTGCTATAAAGCTCTTCAATTTCTTCAATAGCTTCGTCACTCAAAGTAGAATTGTTATTATATCTCTCTCTCCAGATGGCAAGATCATCTAAGTTCTTAATAGTATCAACTTCTTTACGTAATGCTGTACGTTCAGCTGGAGTAAAAAATTTGACTTCAGGGGCAGGAGGTTCATCAGTAGGAGTAGCCTCAGGAGTAGTAGGTTCTTCCTCTCTATAAGCTTCTAAATCTGCAGAATTTACAGGACGCTCCGTATTATCTTCCTTGAGAAGAGGAATACTATAAGTGTTAGTTTCATCATCATAACCACGAAGGAAATAATCATCTCCGTCCTTAACTACTTTAGCTCTACTAGTAAAGACAGGTTGGTTATTCTCATCATACATCATTAGAGGCTTATCAACCTTAGATTCTACAGCCTGACGCTCTGCTTCTTTGGCAATCTTTTGAAGTCTCTCAACTTCATTCTCAAGCCACTTCTCTTGATACTCTTTCTTAGTAATCTCCTTATATTCCTTATCAGATTCATCAAGAGATTTCTTAACTTCTCTATACTGCTTGATACGATCATCTAAAGCCTTATAAGCTTCAGGAGCTTCAGCTTGAGCTAAAGTCTTAGCATTAGGTTCAGAGAAGTTAAAATTCTTATCTAGGCTTACATTGTAGGCAGGAGATTTAGCACTAAGAGCATCATTAAGATCTGTGAGTTTAGACTGAATATCTTTGTGCAGATCTTTACTCCACATCTGAAGAACATTATGTCTTGTGCGGTTATCATAGATCTCATGACTGTTAGGATTATGAGAAGCTATTATATATTCATTCTCAGCCTGACTAATATACTTCTTAAACTTCTGAGCTTGCTCTCGTTCCTCAGCAGTACGATTAGGGTCAGAAATAATATCTTCTGTAGATCTCTCTAGAGCCTGAATGGTACCATTTTCAATAGACTCACTAATAAGATTAGTAGCTTCCTTATTCCAAATAGCATCTGCAGTAACTTCATCACCTCTAGAAATAGCTTCAGCTTTCAATGCCTCAGCTTGGACAATATTTGTAAGACGATTATTGAGAGTCTTTACAAAGTCTTGCTGCCTAGTATAAGCTTGGAATTCTTGCTCCTTACGAAGTTTACCAAAAGGATCTCCTGAGGTTATGTTGGCAACAACTCTTGATACAGCACGTTGACCAGGACCAGTTACAGCACCCATTAAGCCCTCAACAATAGCTTGCTTAGAAGTACCAAAGGCTAATGCCCTGTCAAAGAAAGTATCGCCAAGCTCTTCATCTTCCTTAGTTAAAGTACCAGCAGCCTTACGAACTTGGTATTCTCCCTCCATCTGAAGAATATTCTGTCCAATTTCTTCGGCACCTTCCTTAGCTCCCTGAATAAGTATATTATCTGCAGAAAGCTTACCTAGGTTCTTAATAGCCTTAAGTTTCTCCTTAGGATTAGTAAGAAGTGCTTGCCTAAAAGCTCCTTTACTCTTAACGAGACCATGAAGACCTATGGCATCTGTTAGCATGAATATTCTATTGTTACGGACGAATTCAGCCTGTTCTTTGCCTATTCTAGCTTGTACCTCAGTGTCATTATTAAACTCATCTTCAGCAAGCTTACGAGCATTTTCAATACTGAGAGGAATAGGAGCATCTTTAAATTGCTCATAGTATTCCTGAGCCTTAGATTCAATATAATGCTGCTTAGCATTTTCTCCTAACTCAATAGCCATCATCTGGCCTTCAGCATAGTTAGTAATAGTACCAGCAGCAACATCTTTAGCTATTTCCCCAAGGGAATTTGCAAGTACCTTGGTACCTGCAGAAGCATTCATAGCCGCTGATATCCTACCTGTTAAAGCTCCTAATCTACTGAGTTTAGCAGCTGCTCCAACACCTTTAGCCACTAAGCCACCAGGTATTGAGAAGCCAACGATAGAATCTAGCATTCCCCTGAGAGTACTGAACTTAAAGAATTGTCCTAGAGCAGTATCACTCTCAGTTTCATATATAGGCATAGCTTCATAAAGATCTTCTTTAAAGCCACGCATAGCATTGGATAACCAGTTATCACGATCATTATCTAACTTATTCCAAGTATTATAATGACCTTCAAAGTCTAGTATATATCCTATGTCCTCAAGAGCTGTAGCAAGACCACTAATAGTACCACTAATTAAAGCATTAGTAGCTTTAAGGAAACCCGATTGTTCTTTAGCTCTATGCTCCTGATAATTCAATAAGTCTTCATCTGTGTGAATAGATTCATCATACTTACTAAAGTTAGGAAGCATATAGCCTATTTCCTCAATAGCAGGTTTCTCAGAGAGTCTCTCAACATTCTCAGCTTTATACTGAGTAGGAGATATTCCCATTAAAACATCTGCTATAGTATGAGCTTGCTGGATGAGAGAGGGAATGCCTTTCATTCCCCCTACTCCAGTCTCTCTAGGATCCTTTACATCATTTTCTCCCATAGTAATTATTCATTAGCTTTAGACGATGTTTTACCTATAATCTGGTTAAGTATCGCCTGCTCATTCTTAACTGAGTTTACAAGTCCCATAGATAATCTTCCAATAGCTTCTCCATATCCCTCAGGACGAGTCTCAAGCAATTGGTCAATCATCTCTTGAACCATATTATATCTGTCAGTAAAGCTATCACCAAGCATTTCAGGTTTGATAATAACCTTATCTTCACCATTAGTTGCTACTATACCAAAGCCTGGTGAATATTGATACCTTACATCCTTATTAAAGAACTCCTCAGGCTTATACTTACCGTTATATCCTACAGTTCTTTCAGACCCAAAGATATTTTTATTAGGGTTATATTCAGAATCTAACAAGGGTAACTCATCATCAGTCTGAGTAGCAAAATAATCTTTAACAATATTAGTTAACATCTCAGAAGATGTGAGGTCAGGACTATAGAATTTGTATCTCTGGACTAAAGCATTTCTGTCGCTTTGTAGCCCTTGTAATGCTGTATCAACATCACTAGCTTCGTACATATCTAAAGTCTCCAGTAGATCCTCATACTTCTGCATATCTTTAACAGCATCATTATACTTAGCAGAATTTACAGGTTTACGTCCTGCAACACCAGGATCTCCACTAGGAGCATACGACTGTACATCACCTTTAGCTTTCTGAAGCCTTGCGATAATTTCATCACGAGATAGTCCCGCCCCTTCTTTCTTGAGATCACTTAAAGCTTTGATACGTTTATCAATAGCTTTACCTTCAGCAGTCTCTCCTACTTTAGTATAATTAAATCCTCTGATACTCGGAAGCCCAGCCCCTTCCTGTCCCTTAGCTGCTAATCTAGCCCTAAATAGACTCATATCCATTCCATACTTATCAGCCATAGATCCAAAAGACTTGGTTCCTAAGGCATGGTTAAAAGCACTAGCAGCATATTCATTAACTCTACGAGCTTCATTTGAATCAGCTCCGTAGTAATCATATACTCCTGTAGATCTAACAACTCTATCAGCAGCGTTCTTAATGAGATTAGCTAAAGGGCTTAATAGATTAGGATCAATATCCTTATATTGACGACCCATTAAAGATGCGATTTCTTCAGCAGTAGCCCCCGATTGAGCTTTAGTAAAGTATTGAAAAGGAAGCCCTGTCTTGGCTAGTTGAGGAAGATTCTGAGAAATATACTTACTAATAGGAATCATTTCTTGGCGAGTTCTCTCATAAATCTCTTGACCACTAATAGGATGAAGCTCATGAGAAGTAGGATCTGCAATCCATCTATCAAGTCCTACTTGCATAGGATCTTTTATTATGAGAGAAGGATTTCTTAGTTGTGCTTCCTTAGCAGCTTTTGCCCACTGTTCCCTATCAATAGCTGCTTTATTTAAAGGAAGAATGTTATTAGTAAAGTCAGTCTTACGCTGAAGTAATCTACGTCTAATTCCAGGAGTTAACCCATTCTTGGAAAGATCATTTATATCAGCTTCTACAGAGGACTGAAACTGTTGATTGGCTTGAATAGCTGCATCATCAACTCCAGGTTGGAATCTTGTAGCAGCATCAGCAGCAAGAGCTTGACTTTGAAGAAAACCTTCCTCCATCTTTTCATGCTCCTGAGTAAGATACATGGGAGCTACCATCATCTCTTGAAGAGAGGGCAGTTTAAACTCACCATAAGTCAATTTATCGTAAGCTGAGATCGCCATTACTTACCTCCTTTCTTGATACCCTTAAGGAACTTTTCTACTTCAGGATCAAAGAGGAAACCTCCTTTAGCTCCATAATTAGGAGTAATACTGTCATAATCCCAAGTAGTTGAAGGGTCAATTGTAATCTTAGGTACTGAAGTATCATCAATACCACCTGTAAATCTTCCAGTAGGAGTTCCATATAAGGGGAACATATTTCGAATAGTCTCAAGATTCTGAAGATACCTTGAGGTTTCTCCAATATTACCAGCTACAGTATTGACACCTGTACGAATACCATTTCTACGAGCAGCTCTATTACGAGCATTAATATCATACTCTCTAAGTTCCTGACCAAGGTTAAACTGCTGTTGTTGTCCAGATAAAGCTGCCAACTGACGATCTTGCTCTGCATCAAACATGATAGACTCTTTCTTGCGCTGACGATTAACTTCATCTGACTTAATATACATGTCTCCTAAAGCATTTAAGGCATTATAATTATGAGCTACGAGTGCTGCTCTTGCAGATGCAGGGTTCCCAGCAGAACTGTCAACAATACCCCTTGCAGTAGCACCAGCCTGAGCTCTATACTTATTAGCCATGTACTCTCGATCTATAGGTTCATAAGGTAGGCGTCGACGTGTAATATAAGGACTTAAATCCATTCTTCCTAAAGAAGCTTGCTCAGGTTTACTTACAATATCTGAGACAAGATTACCTACATTCGCGAGAGCGGGAGCAAAGAGTCCTGCACTCTGTAACCATCCACCATCATCATGCCACTTAGAAGCATTTCGAGCAAAGTTTGCCTTCTTAACCATAGCAGAAGAATAGTTCTCTTTATTAGCTAAGACTTGACGAGCAAATTCTTGAACCCCTTTACCATGTTTCTTAGCAGCTGCAGTAAACGTACCACGCTTTGAAGGCTTAATATGTATACCACCACCTTCGGCATAGAGAATGTCACCAAGTTCATTTATATCAAATATTTCATTCATAGCTTCATCAGCTTTATCTATATACTTCTGAGCTTCTTGAGCTTGCTGAAGCCTTCCTAGCATAGCATCTCTACCTCTCGTACTTATAGGATCAAAAGGTCTTTCCTCGCTCTCCTTAGAGAGTTTCTTAGATGCATCAGCATAAGATTTCTTATCTACCCTTCCAAGGTCATAAGCTTTACCAAAACCTTTAGGTACTTTTAATCTCTTAGAGAATATATAATTATCCCACTTAGTTTCACCTTCCTCAACAAGATTAGGATTACCATTGGGATCTATTCCCTGTAGAATACCGCCATTAGCATTAGTTTCGTGGGAACCTCCTTCGTTAAACTCGCTAAACCCAGTAGGATAGTCACCTCCATGAGTACCTACCCATCCACCAAAGGCTACTATGTTAGCAAGGGCATTCTGAGCCTCCTTCTGACTAAGAAGAGTATTTTGAGCCATCATAGCTTGAGAAACTCTCCGGTTAGCTTCCTCGCGCTGCCTATTGCGATTTGAGGCTCCAAAGAGTCCCCCTGCTAGACCAGCAATTCCTCCAGCTAATGCTCCCCAAGGACCTGCCGATGATCCGGCTGATGCTCCTGATAGAGCTCCTGAGAATCCTGCTAAGCCCATGCTTTCATCAGATTGGGGTTGCCAGTCAGCAATCCATCCAGAGAGGGCACTCTTAGACATCTGAGTTTTGGTCTGATCTACTTGAGCATCCGCCTGAGCTTCTATCTCATCCCCCCCTCCTAAGTTACCTAGAAGAGAGGTAGTAGCCCCGATGGCTCCCGAGGCTATACCAACACCCTTCTGAAATTTATCAGCTTTTTTAGTTTCAGCCATTATACTGTATAATTAACAATTAAATCATGTAGTACTAACTTATTATCCTCTTCCTCAGTAGGAGTATAAGATAACTTCATCTTTATCCACGGATTACGAATTCTATTGAGTTTATAATTCTCAATCTCTTTAGTATCCCTAGGTATATAAGCTCTCCACATTCGGAACTTCTTCTGAAGATTCTTATACTGTAGTAAAGCTACATCTCCTGTATCCTGAAATTCATTTCTAACATGAATATGATCTAAAGTTCTATTAGGATTATACTTAGTATATTCACCATTCTCAAGTCTGAAAGCGTCTGCTCTAAACTCAATATTGTTGAATACTTTGTCCCTAGACATCTCAGGATTTACTATATAATCTATATAAGAAGTAACCTTAGGCTTTCCATAGAATTGATTATAATTACCCGCGTTTTGTTCATAGAGCTCTGTAGAATCATTCTCTGAGAATATACTTAAGAACTTACCATCCTGCCTAAACATGAAGGGGATATTCTTATAGTCAAAGAAGCTTGTAAAAGCTGCTAATCTCTCGGAGAATACTAAGCATTCATTCTTATCATGAACATATACATCATCATGAATACTATCCCTGCTAATCTTCCAATTAGACATACCCTCTTGTAGATTAAGCTCACCAGTAGAATATCCTAGGTTATTAAGAGCCCACTTGGCAAATCCAGCTGAACTAGTAATCTCCTTAATACCCTCTGCAGAGATTAGGTTAAGGTTCTTCTTAGCATGATCTATATAATATATGCCACTACGATTAGTAGCAATAGACCACTTATTCTGAGCTCCAGATGTTGTAGAAATATATCTAACACCATTAACCTTATTACTATTAGCTAGTTCTATAGGTAATCCATCGGAGACAGGAACTTGTACTCTTGTATTATAAAGTATATTAGAAATAGCTTTGTCTTGGAATGCATATAACTGGTTATTATGCATAACAAGTTTAGTAAGCTTACCATATTTTCCCTCTAAATTATAAGTAGAGGCAAAGGTCAAGTTAGTCCAATTATCTACAAGACTATTAGGATTCTTAGTAAGAGTCCAGGAAAATTGATTTGGAAATTTACCAGTAGATTCTAACGTCCTCTCATCATCTTTATTAAATGTAAAATAATTGTCTGATTGACTATATACTTCATTTAATAACCCGAAGTTTTCAAAGTTCATAGCCCGAGTATCTGTTAAGTAACGATTAACATCAGATCTACCATCGGTATTAGTATAAGATTCACATACGAAGGATATAATATCATTAAATCGTTGAGGATCTTCTAAAGGCGAGGCAACTCGTAAACAATCATATCTACCTACAAAAACATCTCCCTCAGTAGCCTCTACAATACATATATCATTATCATCAGGTTCCGGAAGAATTGCAGGCTTACCACAAGGTGTCCATACCTGCTGATACAGATTATTATCTGTCCAATCTGCATATATGAATGCATCAGACCTTACTAAATCTACTAGAGTAAAGTAGGGTAAATTTCTTTGAAAGATTAGGTTCTGAATAGCTACATTATCATAGACAGGATCTAAGATTTCTCCTACTAGAGGATCAATCATTTCTGTAGCATACTGACCATAACTTCCAATATAGAAGGGGTCAGAAGCAATTCTTTTCTCCGCATTAATATAAACACTCTTGTTTACAAGAACTACTAATTGATCTGGACTAGTAGCACACATCTTGTCAGTAGATCTAATATAATCACCCCCTACGTTGCTAATATTATAATCTACTACTTCTATAGTAGACCAATCTCTCATATTAAACCATGATTCCGCAAACTTTACAATAGCACTAGAATCACCTTTCTTAAGAGTAATAGTACCAGTTCCAGTCTTAGAAGTTTTTTTAGCTTTCCAGAATCCTAGTCTGTACTTAAACCACACAGTAATATCAGCAGTAAGAGGTCTGTTTACTTGTAGAGAAACTTTCCAGGGTTCATCCCATTCACCTCTTTTACGAGAATCTGTAACACTATAAGCTTCATTCTTATAAATATCAGGGCGATCTGAGTTCTTAGAAGGCCACCAATTAATATTTAATAAAGACAGCTCTCTAGTATGGTTACCAATGATCTTATTATTGTTATGAAACTTTGCATAAGCACTAAACTCTGGAAGAGTAGGCAATATTTTGGTCTTGGGATCTACAACCTTAGTAGAAGCAGCAACTCCATTGAAGCTTACAAACAATTCTTTCTTAGGAGGAAGTGAGAATGTAAGGTGAGTATTAGCACTATACTTTATAGGTATGTTAGAATTAATAGTTGTTTCTGTACCAAGTTGTAGGAGTAACTCATCCATACCAGGATTATAAGTAACTTCCCCACCAGAATAAGCTGTCTTATATAGAGATATAGACCTTATAGAATCTCCATTAATAAAGAGAGACGGTTTATTTATATCATAATATAATGATGATAAATCTTTAAAAATAGTAGTATCTAAGCAATACTTCTTGAAAGAAAAGATCTTGTCCTTAAATAATTTTGCAGGTGAAGAGTCAGGTTTTCCAGAAGCATTTAAAGATGCCCAAGAAATATTATCATTAAGAAAATTCCCAGGTGCCCAAACTCCTGGAGTTCCTATTATTAGTCTATGAACTCCAGAGCCTATATCTACAATTTCACTCTCATCATAATAAAGGTTACTAAGTCCCTTACCCTTTAAAGATTTTACAGTATGTACTGGAGAATAATTAGACACATCACTATATCCAATAAGGCCTATAACATTACTGTTATCTTTAATAATATAATTACTATTAGTAGTACTAGTTACTAAGGATAGTCCCCTAATTTGAAAGCCTTCAACAGTATTTTCAAAATAGTTTTTATCCACCTCCTGATACTCTACATCAGGACTCCAAAAATCTAGAATACTATCATCAAAAAGTATGTTATTAAAGTTAGCTTCAGGAATAACCCTAGGTGTATAGATCTGTACATCAGGATAATAATTCATGTCATTATCATTGTCAGTCCCTCCGTTATCCTCAGTATCATTTAAGAAGTTCCCAATTCCTCCTTTATTTCCCCATACATATTCCTTAGTATTGTTATTACTTCTAGGCTGTTCATAGATAGTACCCATAAGGTGACCATAGTTAGGTCGAATATTCCACAGAAGAAAAGCATTCTCTAGCCACTCATTATTTTCAGCACCATCTTGTAGTGTAAAATTATGAATCATTGGGTAAAAATAAGGAGATGCTAACCAGTGTGCTATAGTATCACCACTACTAGTCTTTTCAGCTGTAATTCCACTACTATCTCCTATCCACCGCTGTCCAGATTTTTTACCCCAGTTCTTAAAAAACTTTGATTTCTCATTCCAAACTCTGTAAACTTCTCTTGGCCTTGATAAATAATCAGTATAGGACCAACAAGAGTTTGTGGCTCTTAAATTAGGAATAAAAACTGTATTGGTTAAAATTCCTTGGGCAGGATATTTACGATTAACTTTAGTAGGTTCTACATAAAGAAGCCGTACCCTACGATAACCTCTATTATAAAGATCTTTACATATAGTATTAGAAAGTTTAACTACTAGTTTATTTAAAAATAAATTAGTATAATTAGTCTGATACTCTTGATCTGTTAGATCAGTAAATGTGGAATTATCTTCTAGCAAGCTAAGATCTTCTGTAGGATCAAAACCTTGTGAGTTACCGAAAAATACTCCGCGAGCAGAAGGTCTGCGAAGATCAGATCTCCACATAGATTGAGAAATTTTTCCACTTATTTTATCCCATTCCTTATAGTAATAATAAGACTGTGATAACTCCTGAACTTCCTTATCATTATATATATACTTAGCTAAGTTAGGAACCTGTGTATAAGGTTTAAAATTATTCTTATTATCCTCAGGTTTCCCTAACAGTGAAGGCATATATACAAAAGCATTCTTATTAGGACTATAGTTAATATTGGAAGTGCTTCGCCACTCTGAAGGATTATCTATTGAAGGAAACCGATACTTCTGAACATCCGGTTTAATGGAGTTATAAATAGAGTTATCTTCGTTTCTTACAGGATCCAGTACAAATGACTTTGTACATACATTATCTAACTCATAGATTAGATTATTATCCTCAGTGTCTTGGAGAACTAAATAACCATCCTCTAAGTTTTTAATAACTATAGGGTCTCCCCAACGACCATTCTCAAGTTGACCTTGTATAGCAAATCTATAAGGTTGTCCCCTCTTAAAATGCTTACAATAAGATCCCTTACTTAGAGTATAAGGAGTATAGGTATAGGTACCTACCTCTGAGGCCTCCTCTATCTCTATAGGATCTCTATAATCCCAACGATAAGATCCTACAGAACCTTCTATAAGTAAAGATTCAGGGGGATTTTCATTATCTAGATAATATATATATTTACTATCAGTATAATATTTTAATCCTGTGCTCTTAGATATCTCATAGGAAATAATTGTGACAGTAGAGGCAATAGTGCGACTTGCCGATTGTTTATTTCCCTCGGGAATAGAATAAGAATCAGTTGTGTTATCACTATAGTTAACCCTAATCGTGATATCAGAGGCAACATTATACTGAGCTATAAATCTACATGTAATCTTAGATAAACTACTGCTCCTGCCTAACTCTAAAGAAATTTTATTAGTTCCAGAAAGAAACTCTTGATATAGATTGATTGAATCAAATCCATTACTATCTCTAGGAATAGTATACCCACCTACAAAAAGTGCAGAGTCTTTACTAGCCATAGTAGAAATAATAGCCTCTGGATTATTCTTATATAAGAGTTCTGTAGAATCAGTATTAGTACCTACAACTCCTGTATCTACAACATCTACATAGTATGAAGAATTCTTCCATAAATGCTCTAATATATCTTGTAGTGTAATAGTACCATTGTTTACAGATCTTATATTAATATGATACCAATTATCAATATTATCTGCCAAGATACTAAATGAAGAAGATAGTTTTGGATAACTATCTTCATAGGTAGCATTAGCATACTCTGGAATAGTTCTTACCTTGGTAAGTAGATCATTCTTTAACTCAGGGTAGGGAATATAAGTTCCTGTAGTAGGAAGAATATTATATTCTCCAATAATTTTTACAGTAGGAGTAGCATTTAAAGAAGTTCTGTGAATAGAATATACCCTAATATACTTATATCTCTGGTCTAATCCGAAGAGCTTTATTGAGAAACTATTGTAACAAGTCTCATCTTTCTTAGCTCCTCTAGTAGGATATGAGATATAATTTAAACCACTAGTGTTAGCAATATTAGTTTCAACACCCTGCCAATCTGTAATGTATGTAAAAGCATATTGTATTACTCCAGGAGCAAATTCTCCGCCTGTATCATTCTTAGAAACTTCAATAAAATTATAAGGCTCTATAGAAGGAGAAAAGTCGTAATAAGATGTATTCCCCCACTTCTTAGGCTCAGGATCTTTAATGAAATTAATAACTCTAGGTTGATTATACCCATCTGTCCAATAAACCTTTTGAGTACTTTCAGACTCATAGATAGGCATAGTATCTATTAGATGCTCAAGGCTAAAGTTAAGGTCACCTTCAAACATTAACATTACTTCACTTAAATCCTTAACTCTATAAATTCTATCTACATTATTAGAATCATGAGTAAATAGAATAATATATTTATTAAGAGATGCATAACCTATACAGGTTCCCTTAAAGTTTCCATTAAAGGTTCCTTCAATATAAGGATGAGATTCTGGAATTACATCATTATTAGAAGAGTTTACTGTATCTTTGAGATAATAGAAATACTTCTCATCGCTCTTATACTGATCTCCAATGCTCAACTTAGTAATGGTAGCTCCTGGATTACCAGAAAATTCTATACCACTATTAGTCTGCCCTTCTTCAAACCATATTCCTGTAAAAACCTCTTGACCATCACTTCGAAGAAGTGTTACATTAATCCTAATTAACGATGCCGTAGGTTTAGAAGCTGATATGTGCAGCTCAGAAAAATTACTATTATTTTTAAAGTAGGATGCTGTAAGAATAACATCGTCTCTTCTATCAACCGCTTTACTACTAAACTTAGTAAACTTCTTATTACCTCGCTCATTAGTTACAGATAACAATGAGCTATCCTCACGAGCAGTGATTCTAATATTACGATTCTCATAGGAGAACTCAGGGTTAAACTTCGAGATGCTAAGATCTTGCTGCATGCCTCGCACTACAAGCTGTGTTCTTTTAATCTCCATAATTAATGACGTATTAATCTCTCTTTGGCCCCGTCATTCCTAAATCGGTTGTTAAACTCTGTATCTCGTACAATAAGAGTTCTAAAGGAGTTAAAGAGTGCTTCAGCTTTGGATAGATTAAGCTTACGAGAATCAGTCTCCCATTGACCAACTGCCCACCAGTAGTCTTGCTCAATCTTACTGAATTTATTACCATCCAACTTATCATTTAGATAAAGTATTCTAGCATGCTCCTTCTCAATAAACATACGAAGAGCTCGTTGGAATACAGGATTATCAGGAATCATTGGATACCCATCTTCATCTACAGGAATAGCTTTGTAAGACATCTCAATCTTACCCTTCTCCTTAGATAAATATATATAGCTATTATTAATAGTAAAGGTATAATCTACAGACCTGGGTAACTTATCATTAATGCAATAATTACCTGTAGTCTTAGTATCACTATAAAGATTATGAAATGTATCAGTAGCCCATCTGGCTACACGATTATCAATCATTAATTGATTACACTCTACATAGTCTTCAGGAAGAGGGGCTCTGTAATCTTTATACTCTATAGAGTAATACTTATCTATGAAATCCGCAGGAACACCTACTATCTGTAGGAAATCTACAGTGTAATCTAAGATAGCTTCAAATGCTATCCCATTCATTAAGGGATTTCGATGTAACTGGTCTGCAACGACCTTTAGGCTAACGTACCTTTCTGCTGCCATCTTTCCAATAATTATATTCAAATGCATCGAGCTGGCCATCCTTAGCTGCTTGGTGAACTTTTATCCTCAAAGCCCTATTAGGTTGAAACATATAGTAAGACTTCTTCTTAAAGCATGCCTTGGACTTGTTATACTCAATCTTATAATTGTCGTGCTTCTCGACCTTAATTGTAATCTTATTCTTATAAGCCTCAGGATTCTCATACCAGAATTTTAAGGTTGCTCCCCAATCTACAGGAGCTTTGTAAATGAGCTCTCCCTTCTCATTAAGATATGGTTCAATGTGATACTTGCGAATTTCTAAAAGGCCCATACGAGCCGGAAATTTCACTTCTTCTCCACGAACAAGGGCATCTGCCAACATATCATTTATAGTGCGTATAATCGCGTAAAACTGCCCTTCTTGAAGGACATATTTAGACTTCTTAGGTCTATGATTACGATACCACTTATAAGCACCTTTAATACTAAATGAATTGGTAATTTTAAACGTTCTTGAGCTACTTACTTTCTTAACCTGCTTTAGAAATTCACTGTACTCCATTATTCATCAACAGTTGTTTTAGATCGAACCTTAGGAGGTTGATAACTTCCCATAGGTATAGATAAGCCATCCGAAGAATTATTCTCACCATCTTTAGGTAAGTATAATACATTACCAAGTTCTTTGATAATAAGATCTATGATAGGCTGAACTAATGCTTGCTCTACAGGGAAATACATATCTAATTTACCATCAGTGGTATCCTGGAAATCAGTAGGATTCTCAAAGATTCCCTGTATCCTAAAGTATTTGCCGTTAAGGAAATTAGCAGTAGAGCTTATATACAACTTATGGTCATAACCAATGGTAGCATACGGCTGCGATGTTAACCATTTGTTATAACCAAGGTATTTGAATCTATCAGGATTTATAAAGTTAACATCAATGTTATTCTCTACAAATGATGTAGATTGTATATAAAGGTCTAGAGGGGCGCCATCAATAATACAATGCTCTTCAAGAGGAGCTGTATGGTAAGAGATAGAAGTCTCTAATAGGACACCATGTAGATTTAAAATAGGTGGAACTGGTTTCTTAAAGCTAAATGTTCTACGAACATCAGTATTGTTGGCAGGTAGGTCTAACTGACCCAGTTCCCAGATTTGGTAGTACTCAAGAGGGACATCCCTCTTGGTACCACCGTATCTTTGCTTAGCTAATATTGCACGATATTTATTAAGTAAAAAGATGATATGTTCTACTTCAATTCTAGAATCATCAGAATCTAATTTAAGCTCATCAAATATCATGTAAACACACTCACGATAGGTTTGCATATTAATTATTCTTTATAAAACCAGTAATATCCCTGGCTTTTCTTACTATGCCCTCTTAGACACATGCTTATTGCTTTATGGTTAAATCCATGTTTACGAGCCTCAGTAAGAGAAGAAAACTCTATAATTTCTTTAGTATCAATGTTAATACCATAGATTGCTTTATATTGCTTCTCTGCTCTAGATTTATTAGCGTTCCCATAATTAATATTATAACTGTAGGTACACCATTCTAAATTCTCTACATGATTATTACCAGGGCACTCATCTTTGTGATTAATGATAGGATAATTGTGAGGGTTAGGGATGAAAGCTTGAGCCACTAATCTATGTACTTTAGCATCTTTATACCCTCCATTTCCATCACATAATGTTATTGTATTATAACCATTAACGTCACTCCGGCCTTTTAAAATACGGCATATACGACCCTTATTACTGACTAAATACAATCCCTCGTATCCTTCAACATCTTTCCAAATTTCGTCATTAAGATATGTTTCCATTTAATAAAACTTCTTTAACATCTTTAGGAACTTCGGAGGTTCTTGCCCTAGATACAGCACCACACTCACAACGGTATACCTGGTATTTATTTACCGATGTATAATAAAAGCCCTCTTCAGTGAGATTATGAGAACCGCAGTTCGGGCATACTGGCTCATCACATTCATAATACAGCCCAAGATTAACATTCGAGCGAATCCAAGGTCGTAGTCTAAGGTATACAGCTTCAAGACATTCGACATCCCAATTATTATATTTAAACATATACTTTAATGCCTCAGGCTTACCATCTACACAATCTGCCCACAGCTGAAAGTCTGTGTCAAGCTTAGTATCTACACCAAGAATCTTAGCTAAGTAATCTAACTTATTCGATGTAAAGCCAAACTGCCTCTTAGCAACTTCTAAAGTATCAATATTCTGATAAGGCTTAACAGGAGGAAGCCTGTGAATCAACATACGTGCGTTAATCTTAAGCAAGTCAAACTTCTTACCATTATGAGTAATAACAATGTCTGCTCTGTTTAAGAGTTCCGCAAGACTCATTACAATTCTACGATCATCCTGAGCTTTAGCTTCAGCACTCGTAAGACAATCTCCTAGGACTTCTCTGCCAAATAACCACTTAGCTGACCAACAGATAATATACCAATCTGCAAGAAGTTTATCCAAATTTACAGAGTCTTTCCATAGGCTAAATACATAACCTTTCATAGGTGCAGTCTCAATGTCTAAGATAAGAATATTAGGAGCCTTTCTAATAGATTGTACTAAGTTATTATTACGATAAAGTTTCTTAGCCTCAACAATATCTTCCTTAGATACATGTAATCGTCTCGATAGAGAACCTTTTCCCATGCGTACAAGATAAGGTTTCACCTTAAATACCTCTAAAATTTCGTTAACGTTCATATTAAATTAAGTTAAATTATTATTTCACCATATAAGTTTATAAACTAAAAGTCCTCAAATATACGAAAAATTTTTCATATATCCAAGGACTTTTGTAAAAAAATAATAATTTCTATTATTTTTAGTAATTATCTATCGGAACTAAGGTAGATGTAACGGTTCATAGTCTGAGCAAAATCATCTAAGATATTGACTATACCAGAATATCTTCCAGCAGTCATACCAGACTTTAAATACTCTGCCTTAGCGGCAAGAACCTTTAAGATCTCCTTAAGATCTGTAGTGTTTGGAATATTAGGATTGATAATGCCATAACCAAAACGACTGTCATTTAGACCCATAATATTCTCAGTAATATCATCAACATACTCTAATAGATCATCATTAATTTCATCTATGAGCAAATGTAATGATTTACTATAAGTATTCCAATGTATCTCCTTAAGTTTAAAGTATGAGCCATAAAGTTCGTTAACGAAGGTTATAACTCTCTCGAAATCCATTTCCATACTAGATATATAATTACTCTCTGCTTTTGTCAAGCATAACCATAAGTACTTCTTCGTCCATATCACGGGCTTCAAAGTAAGCTTCGATTAGCTTAATGACATCAAGAAGTTTGCACTCTACAGTGCCATGTAAGTTCTCACGAATGAGTTCATGAAGATCTCGCGAGCTGGAATGTATAATTTCCTTATACTCTTCCTCACTCAAGAAGTGATCCTCAAGACTTTTCTTCATAGCACTATGAGCAGCTTCAGATATCATCTCAAGTATTGACTCTGCAGATAGTTTAACGTGCAGGTGTTTCTTCATCATAACTACGAGATTTAAGTGATTTGTGCTTATTATCTCTACCGCTATGACCTCTTTTGAGACTCAGTATACAACCTTTAATATCCTTCAAAGCTTCAGTCATCTCCTTCTGTGAAGAATCTATGTGGCATAAGCTCACACGCATATCTTCTTGAAGGGTAATAATCTCTACTAGTAGAGACTTAATCTGCTTATTAGGAGTAAAGGCTTCCTTGATCTTCTGAATAAAAGTTACACTAGGCATTCTTACTCTTAATGTTTAAGAACTCTCTCTTAAACAAGTCAATGTCTTCTGGTCCAAAAGTAATACCCAGCAGGGTCGGCTTATTAGGCATCGAACGCATTGTATCCTTAAGAGCATTAGACAACGACTCAATGTCGATATTGTCATTACCATCTGTTAAGGCATCCAAGATAAACTTATACTTAGGCTTACTAAGTAAGTTATTAGCACCATACATAGCAACAGGTGCTAAGTAAGGAAAGCCTAAATTTGTGGCTATAGTCCTAATCGACGAATTTAATGCGGCTTTTAATATCTCTAAGTCAGTCATGGTTTACTTAATTTTATCGAGTAATTCAGGATGTTTATCCAGCAAGTCTGCTACCTTCTGGAGCTTCTCTTGCTTAGCAGCAATCTCTTGCTGAGCCTTAGACTTAACATCTTTAATAACTTCTAGTAACCGCTCTCCGGCTACTTTTCCTTGAGGCGTAGCAACATATTCGCTGCTAAATTTACTACCTAGGAAACTCATAAACCCTGACTCAAAGCTACTTTTAGCCTCAGAATATTCAGGAGATTTCTCGATTAATTTCTTCTCATCCTCCGTTAAGTTAGATGAGAATGTATTAATTTCCTCTAGTAACGAGTACTGAGGAGTACTACTTCCCATAGATTTAAGCGCCTCTATCTGTCCCTCTAACATTCGTAATTGATTCTCCTTAGTCAACGGTGCTTGGAAGCTCTGATAAGGAGACCCAGCTGGATATCCGTACATAGTTGTAAAGATTACTAATTACTACGAAGTAGGAGTTGCCGTCCCTTTCGTAGATACAGCATATACGAAGTAACCTCTGTTAGATGCTAGCATCGCTGCAGTAGGAGTAGTGTTAATTACATTCTCCGTAACCTTGCATACACAAGGCGGGATTATCATTCCTATAATCTTCTCCGAGGTAATATCCTCAACGGTAGGAACCGTAGAGCTTTGTACCACAGCAGCATTACTTGAATGAACTGTAAAGGTTCTACTCATGTTAGTTACATCTGTATAGCTTACCTGTAGAGCTAGGTCTACTTTCGTTAAGTAGTAAGTAGTTGAATCCAACGTGAACTCACTAGTATAACGAATAGTAGGAATTAACGTAGACGTAGGTGCTACGTCAGTCCTAGCTGGAGTGGGTAGACATACATTGAACTCAACAACTTGATTCAACGTAGTCCCCTCACCGAAGTTGGTTATTACCGTTCGTTCCATCATGATCGCAAATTATTTGTGATTCAATTACTGAACTACAGTGTTAGCTCCACATCCGTAACCATAGGGACTGCCAACAGGAACAGCTACCTGCGGGTAGGGCGGATAGCAAATCTCCTTGTAGGGAAGCCGGATTTCGCCCTCAACCTTATTCCAGGTGCGCTCATCCGTGTATCTCTCAGACTTAAGCTTAGTAATCTCAGCAACCAGAGGTTGAGTAGCTTCAAGCATTGCAACCTTCTTGTCAAGATTAATAATACCCTGAGCCAGCTGATTCGAGTATTCCCCGAGGCGCTGGTCAGCTCTATTAGACTGAGCGATAATTTCTTTGTATAACTCTATGCCAACATTGTCAGCATATTTTTCAGCTGCTAGATTAGCAGCAGCAGCTTGGTATGCAGATACCAGTTCAGCCTGACCATTGCCACAGTTTCCTCTACCGAAGAGTCCACCGAACAAACCATTACCGCAGCCACCGTTACCAAGTAACCAGCCTGCAGTACCAATAATGCCAAGGGTTAAACCAGCATTACCAACGCCTTTAGAAGCAAATTCTGCCATAATTAGTGAAAGTTTTAAAAGTTAATTGAACTAAATATAAATATATTTCGCGCAAAATATATATGTAATAGGACTACTGCCCGTAAGCAGTAGCCCAATATTACTCTAATCAACTTTCACTAACTCTTATAAATACTACTTAATTATAGTAATTGCCCTAAACTATAAATTAAGCTTCAAGGATACTTTTAATAGTAGTATCCAACTTGGATGCAACAGTTCCAAGTTCCAGAGACCCCCCAGTTCCAGCTTGCTCAGATTCACAAAGAATTATAAGCTGTTTCTCCGAAGCCTGAGGCGAAGTAGCCTCCCCTCTGTAGAAGAATGCGAGATCTATAGTATCATAACCCTTAGTTGGATCTACCATATACTTGGTAGTAATATTCAACGGGTAGTTATTCATACGATAGAAATCACCAATTTCACCGTGATAGAAGTACTCTAGGTCAGCGGCAACTTTACCATTACCATGGCCAAGCGAACCACCTACAGTCTTTGTAAAGAACCCCTTATCTACATCCGAAGTGTCAATCCAATCAAACGACTCAAAGTTCGTATTACCAGTCGATGAAATCGAAAGAACAGGGTTGGGATAGATGTCGAAGTTATAAGGACGAAGCTGTACTTTACCAACAATCCAAGGTTTCAGGTTATCAGCAACTTCCTTGATAACAATAGTATCTGCAGTACCACCAGTTTCACCTACGGCCTCAAGAACAGGCCAGTCCAACTTATTGTACTTCTTACCAGATACACCATACATCTTATTAATCTGCTCTGCAAGACCATCAGTAAGTTCCTTCGAAAGAGCAGTTGCGTCAGTAGCCGAACTCGTAGTAAATGAAACAACCCCTACCATCTGATCTTCCTGCGAACCCGACATAACCTCACGGATCATAACACGAAGGCTATACTCAGTATTAGGAGCAAGCTCCTCCTTGTCAACCTTGATCGTTACAGTACGTTGCGAGCCTACTTTATAGGGCCTAGCTGCATACTGACGAATCTTGGCCTTCTCGATAATATCAGAGCGCATCTTAAGACCATCAGCATTCTTATACGTGATGTAAAATTTCTCAGCACCAGCAGTAGCAGTAGTACCTGTAGCTACATCAATGACATCTACATCACTTGCAGCTTTAGCAGTGATAACCTGCCGTACAGCATTTTCACTAAAATTTGCCATATTATAACATTAATTAAAATTATTCAACTCTGCGATTCAGAGCAATTTGTGTATTCAAACTATTCTCCTTATAGTCGCGTGTAGCTAATTCTACAGCACGATTTATAATCAACTCCCATAGGGTGGGAGAGATCTTATCTCCTAATTGAGCTGCTGTATCCTTATCAACATTTGCCTTACGCTCTCCCATAATAGAGAGGTCTCCAATACTAATCCATTCTGATGAATCTAAGTCTACTAGTATAATAGGCTCAGGTTCTTTCATGTAAGTATAAATGTATTGAAACTCTTTGGATACAAGATCTTCATTAGATATTAATGTGACTTGACGTACCGTTGTATCTTCATTGGTAGTCTCATCAACACGCCATACTCTTAAATCTGAAGGTTTCCTAAAAGGATTCCTCATAAGCCTATAGGCTTCATCAATATCAACAGGTTTAACTACTATATTACGAGTTTTTAAAGTAGGATCATTAGGACCTTTAATACGCTCAGCTAATAGCTGAAGTACGTTAGCATCTAAGTCTATAACATAGGAATTAAGCCCCTCAATCTGATTGGGAATAAGCTGTGAAATAACAGCTGTTCCTGTAAGAATATAACGTGGAAGGAGCGATTTAACAGCTTCAGTACTGTCGATGGTATCACCACCCATAGTACCGTTATAATAGCTTGAAACAACCTCTCTATGCGCTTGAGTTAAGAATAATGATATTTCATACTCATTAAGACCTGGTGCAGCTGCACTTAAGATATTATCATAATGTAGATTAAATTTCTGAATCAGTTCCGCTGCAGTCATAATGTAAATTATTTCTTAGAAGCCTTGATCTTAGCCTCAAGCATTAACTTATACTCTTGATTCTTGACAGCGTTGATATACCTAGCAGCATTTGCAATAGTAGGATCATCCATACCTTCACAAAGAGGAGTATTGTCCGATTTGTAGTAAAGATCACCACGCTTCTTAATAAGACCTGCAAAGATTGCATCCTTAATCATTACCTTAGTCTCAAGATAAGGATCCTGGAGAATCTGAACGAAGAGCTTAGGATTACTCTGCATATTCTTAAACGCCTGAGCCTGTAGCCAATCAAGAGTACTCGACTCAGAAACAGGTTTACCTTCAAGAGTCTCAACTGCGAAGCGCAGTACAGGTTTGTTCTCAAGGAACTTACCAAGCTCGAAGGATGCCTGCATAGCTACATTCATCTCCTTATTAAGAGTCTTAACTTCCTCACCCTCGCGGATAAGTACGTATCTATAAGTCTCCTTAGGAGTGGTTTTAAGAGCATCTAAACTCGGAGCAATAGTGTCCGAATTAGCTAGCAGAATCTTATATTTAATATAACCATCAGGGGTAGAAAGATCCAGAATTGTGTCCATCTTACCAAGTCTTACAATAGCATTGTCCGACTCCCAATAGTTGTCTTCCTTACGATAGATAGATAGTGCATTATCTTCAAGACCCATAGCCATTTCTAAGAACTTCTTCTCAGCTTTAGTGAGAGCATTCTTATATGAACCCGACATCAGAAGCGGTAGCGTATAGATTTTAACTGCGGTTTCAGCCATACCTCCATAGAGAGCGTGAGTAGGCTTGTCAATATTACCAGTAGGTTTAAGAATACACCGTACAATAACTTTCTCATTCTTAAGACAATTAACCAACGGCTCATCTTCTACAATGGTAGCTACACCTTTCTTATCTACCTTAGGACCCTTTACAGGTTTAGGTACCTCAACTTTTACCTCGTCAACCGAGGTGTCAACATCAATATCACCAATATTGCTAAAATTTTTATCCATAACTTCTCCCTTAATTTAAATGAAGGTAAGTGGGATTTGACTCCCACCTACCTATAAAAGTTTATTACTCCGTAAGAATATTCGGAATCAGGCTCATAGTACGAGTCGGATCCAGGATGAAGACACCCAGAGTAGCCATCTTGTGGATCTGAGCCGAGTCTTCAGGATACGACATGTACGGGTTGTTCATGCCACCCGTAAATGGGTTACGCAGGCCCCACATGTAGCCACGATACTCTTCCTTACCGCGAACCTTAGCCAGCTGAATATTCGGCTCCTCCGTAGTACCAATGCTCAGAATATCGTAACGATACGACTCTGCGACACCACCATTCGGGTGCATAATCTTGTTACGTACCTGATCGTCATACAGCGGGTTAACCTCAATCTTAATGGTTACACCATTAGGAGCTTTGTACTCTACGAACTGGAATCCAGCGCTAAGTGCATTGTCATGCAGCTTGCTCGAAGTCTTCGAGATAATAGCAGGGTTAGCTGCATTACCACCAAGATACTGGAATACCGTCCAGCCCGATACTACATCAAGGACAGCCTTGTGGAACTGTACAGCACCACGAGAACCAGTCTCGATGATGAATGTACGATCCGAGTAGTCAAGCTTCGACTCTGACAGCTCGAAGAGAGCATCCTCAAGAGTCTTCAGACTAAACTTAGTGTAATAACGAGTATTACCTACAGACATCTGAGCACGGATACCATCACCCATCTTAATGACATTACCGGACTTACCAAAGTTCAGATACTCACCATTCTTATTACGATTCGAGCGACCGAACATGATAATGTTCGACTTATATTCTGAGAAGGTTTCCTCCAGCTTATAGTCTACATGGTGAATCCATGAATTTGCTACTTGCTTATTACCAGCCTTATCAACGAAGGGAATACCTACAGCAAGCTTCTTATCCAGAATGTTTCCAGGAACCTTAGTCTGGATACGAATGTGCGACCATTCGTTACGCATTGCAGTCGAGCTCGTATAGCGAACATCACCAACTTCCAGCGACATCGTATCCTCAACAGGAGCGTACTCCCAGCTGAAACGCTTACCAGCAACAAGCTGCGAAATAGGCATGCCACCAAGGACACCACCCATAAGCTCTACGGTATAAACTGCATTCGAACCTTCAAGTCTCGGCTGACCCAGGATACGCAGGGGATAAACCTCGTTAAGCTCACCTACGATTACCTCACCATCCAATTTGTTATCCTAGAGGCTCTTTATCCTCTAGCTCTATAGATTTACTATCTCTATAGTTCGGAGTACATTTTAATCCTATTAATATTTAGGATCTGGACACTCTTGGAAGAATTATATTCTACGCTTTCCACTTATCAGTTGAGATAAATAGCTTTTAGAAATATTCCATTCATTCATAATTTGCTTTCTAGGAACCCCATTATTATATGCATTTAAAATACTTAGTCTATCTTTTGCTGAAAATTTATAAGTTCTAATGGTCCTAATTGGAATATTATTTATCTCAATAATATGTTTAATAGTAGCCTTATCTACTTGATATTCATTAGCAATTTCTCTTAGAGAAAATCCTAATTTATAAAGTTCTATTATAGGTTCCTGTTCTGAAATTAACTTTAAAGGCTTTGTTGAAGATTGTCCTCCGATGGTAGAGTTATAACCTTTCTTATAAGAATTGTATAGATTGATATAATAAATTTCTTTATTATTTAACTCTTCAACAGGGCACTTACATAATTCTTGAATCTTAAAATGCTCTTTACCATATTTTAGAATAGCTTGCTTAATAGCCATCTTCTCTTCAGCATTAGAGCAAGATTTTTGACAATGTCTGTGCCACCTCTTTTGTAACTCCTGAATTGTTTGTCCTATATAAACTTTATTGTTAATATCATTTGTAATAATGTAGATAATGCCTAGCATAGGTTCATCTTCTACTCTCTACACTACCTATTAATATTATTTAATAGGTTAGCTCGGTATTAGCCAATCTTAATGTAGGACTAAGATAGGGGCCTTCACCGATTTTGCCCAATTTTCAGTATACATTACTGTATAAAGCGCCAATTTTGGTAGCTAAGCTACTCTGGGTCTAGCGAACCAATCCTCGGGGAAGACAACCTTAAAGGGCTGCCCATTCTCACCAGCCATAGCACCTACATTCGTCAGAGGAGTATCGTTCATATCACGAGCCTCAATGATCGGAATATTACGACGCGAGCTGCCAATAACTTCCCATGTGTACTCATCATCCGTCTCAAAGTACTTAACAGGGAATCTCTGGAGATAACTATCGAGGCTCTTACCACGGTGCTGAGCCAGAAGCTGTACCATGATATTAGTAGCCTTCTGAGGCGCACGACCAAAAATTGCTCCGATGTGGTTATCTCGGGTTAAGCCTTTCCACGAAGTGAAGGCTTTCATTTGAAATTTACCTAGTTGCATAATTTATTAATTTAATTAAACGTCAATTCTATCAATGAAGTCAAAGGATGCTTCCTCAGGCTCCATATTAAAGTTAACGCTACCATCATCCAAAGTTCTCGTATTGCTGAGTTTATGCTCTAACTCTCGAAGAGCACCTTTCTTAGCCTTAGTCAACTTCTGATTTACAAGCTTATCAATATTTTTAAAGCCATCAGTAAGAGTATACATTAAGGAAAGATAATAATGAGCATCTAAGGAATTCTCCTTAATATATTTTTGTATAGGAGTCATAATATTACCCGCCTCATCCTTATAGCTAGCCTTGGTCATGTTATTATAAACCTTTTCCCGAGTACCTTTATCTAAGTTAATCCCGTCAAAAGGCTTCTCAGTATTTAGAACCTTAGCTTTAAACTCCTTAAGTCGTTTCTCCTGGGCAGCTTTATCTGCTGCAGCCTTAGCTTTCCTTTCCTCAACAACCGAACTATATTCTTCTTTGTAGAAGTCTAGACAACTCTCTAGAGCTGCCTTAGCATCTTCTATATCTGTACCAGCATTAAAAGAGCGTTCGACCTCGCGTTGTGCACGTTCCTTCTTGAAGCCACGATTAATAAAATCGCTATAAATAATCTTCTTACGAAGTGCCTCGGCATCATCAGACTCAGCCTCTAGCTCTTCTTCAGAGATGCCAGAGAGATACTGAATAGCACCTTCATACTGCTGAATGATATCGGGTTCTACACCTACATTAAGCATATCTCGAATACGCTTCTGTTCAGCATCTAACCCAGCTTCAATCTGCTTCTTTAAAGCAGCAGCAAATGATTCACTGTCCTTAATCTCCTTGATCTCATCTTCACTCAAGTCCGGGAAAATACCATCTTCGTAACAAGCCAGTGCGACGGAAGCAAGTATTGGTGTATTGGGAGAAGTTTTATCGCCAGGATCTTTGTCCGTGGTATCTTCCCCGCTTGAGCTAGATTCAGGATCTTCTCCTTCCTCATTGTCAGCACCTCCGCCCTCTTGCTTACCCTTAAAGATCCCTTTAGGATCAGGGTCCGCATCTGTACTGGTATTTGCAGGAGGCTCATCTCCTGGAGAATTAAACTCCAATTCGTCCTCCTCAATTGTAATATCAATAGCGTCCTCATCGAACGCATTGAGTAAATCCATTGATAAAGTTTCTTCCATACTTCTCCAAAATTTTTTAATCTAATTAGTTAATCTCTTTACATAGATTAATGCAAATATATGAATATTTTTTGATATATAAAACACTTTTAGAAATTAGCTAATAGATTATACCAATAACTACTACTTTATTTCCTATTTAACAGTAATCCATATCTGCTCTCCAGCAGCTATAGCTTTGTCAAATTTATCTAGTAAAGCTAAGAAGGCTACCTTACTATTAGATATTCTTCCACCAAAGTAATTCTTTCCAACTAAGATACAGCCCGAAGAATCGGCTGCACTATTGCCCCAATGTATTAATATACCTGTAAATGAAGGAACATTATTTAGCAGAGGCATGTTCCTATTATCTACCTTAGGACTAAACTTGGGAGAATTTACTAGTGTAATTCTATATCTGCCATTAGGTATAGCCGTTTCGTGCATAACCTTCTTCTCATCTCCATCAAAAATACCATTAGAATTCTTATCTCTATCAGTATCTTCAACGGTATCGCACTCGTATACTCCATTTACGTAAAGCTTCCCGCCTGTATACGAGCTTTGTCTATCAGTACGCTGTAAGAGTAATTCCATAACTAAGGGATTTCTGAACGATTAGTAGTCTCTCCCTCTAGCCTCTTTAAGCTCCTGTAACAGATCATTAACTGTTGCATGAAGTTCTTCATTAACCTTCAGGAGGCGTGCTATTTCATCTCGGTAGAACTCTCGCATCTTAACAAGAGTTTCTATCTCAACAAGAGTAGCATTAGCATCTGAAGTTCTCTTGCCACCTAGTTTCCAGGTAACAAATATAGAGAGTAAGTTAGACACTCCTAAAGCGCCCAGCAATGTAAGCCAATCCATTATTCAATTACTTGAATGTATCTCTCAGTCTCGGAGTAAATATAGGGATTCCCCTCAACCACCTCGACTAATAGAACCTTATGTTTACGTTGGAACCACCTACATAAGAAGAACTTCTTAGGAGGTTTAATAGTCTCCTTTTGAAGATGTCCTACAACGATTCGTTCACTCTTAAACTTAGGTTCTACAACTACCTTATCAGGATACTCTAATCCAAGTCTAAGATTATACCACTTATCCCTAATAGTAGTATCAATCTTAACATCAGGTTGAAATATTGTATCCCGTAAAATCACAGTGTCCTTTTTGGATACAATACTTAGTTGATATTCTAAATATTGTATATCCTTATCCTTAATCTTGAGCCTTTTTTGAACTTCTAATAACTTCTTATTAATAGAATCCTTACTTGATTTAAGCTCTTCAATCGTAAATTTAAAGGCTCTCTTCTCATTAGTAAGAGAATCGTTCTCTGCCGCATACGCTTTTATATTAGTATATGCCGCAGAGACTTCTTCTCGTAAACTATTAATTTTATTATAAGCTCCGAAGCATATCCCACCAAGGGCTAGTATTACTAATCCTTGAATTGCTATTATTTTCCATCTCATAATCTCATTACGAAGTAAGGGCTGTTCTTATAGCTCCTGTAGTATTTTCATTCTGATCCGCTAGTTTAACTAGGGAAGGATATGCTACATAAAACGTACCCCAATATACTTCCTTACTGTTTACTGTTAAAGTATTTAAAGGCTTAAAATAATATTCAAAAACGGCTCCGGGAGGTATTGAAATACTTGTCAAGTTTACTGAATGATCTCCCCATGTTACTCCACATTTACACACGGAGCTACTATGAATATTCACAGTAATAATAGCACTTCTTGATACATTCAATATAACTCCTCTATAAATAGAAGCATTATCTAATACTCCATTTGATTTGGCTATCAATAGTGTAGTTGATGCGTCTGCATCACTTGTGGTATATGCATTAAGGGAGTGAATGTTAGCATCTAATCCTGACAAGAAAATCTCTTGTAATTCTTGACGAATATTACCAGTAAGAGAAATATTACTAGCTACTAAGTTATCCGCTGTAATATTTCCACTAGCATCAAACCTAATTTTACCAGCTGCTAAAAATCCTTCTCCAGTTTTAAAGTTAAATGCTATATTGGGAGTAAATACTCCAGCAGTAGGATTAGTAGGCTCAAATGCTTCATAGTTAGTAGAAATTTGACCATTAGCATCAATACCTTGCTGGCTAAACATCCAATCATCTACAAATACTGCAGACCCTACTAATGCAGTTCCGGCAAGTAATATCTTAGTAAATATAGCTTCAGCAGCTTCTATCTTTAACCATGATCCACTAGTATCAGCACTAGGAGTTTGGTTATTATGATCTGTACCAGTCCATGAACCAATTTTATTTAGCAGATAGTAATTAGCATCTACAGGGTCGTATACATAAGGAGCCTTATGTTCATCACATAAATAGGTAGTATTTACATTATAAATACCTTCAGGATAAACAATCTGACCTTTCGCACCAGGAGATCCAGGTTGACCAGGAGCTCCATCTAAACCATTAGTACCACTTAGTTTAGCAGGGATAGACCATGCTCCATCTACAGAACCAACTCTGTCAGAATTGTCTACATAGTTAATACGAGCCTGTATAAACCATATATAAGGATTAGCTTCAGTAACAGTAGGCACATTAGTACTCCATCCAGTCGGATTCCTATTAGATCCTAAATCTGTACTACCAGTATATGTAGATTCTGTACCAAGACAGTACTGTACTTCAATACCTACTCCAGGAATTCCTGATACACCATTTTTACCAGCAGGGCCAGGATTACCAGCTGGTCCAGTAGCTCCATCTTTCCCATCTTTTCCCGGAGGACCTTGTGGCCCTTCTGGACCGGCTTCTCCACTAATAACAGTAGGAGTAGACCAATTGGTATATAAGGTATCATTAGGATTAATTGTGGCTACAATCATCTACATAAATTCCTGAGTAGCTTTGACAGTAGGAGTTGTAGACCATCCTGTAGGAGTTCTCATAGTTTTATCAAGAGGAGGAGGGGTAATGTTACTGAAATTTACCGCAAAACGCATTTCAGTATATTTACCATCCTGAGCAGTACCATCACGACCATTTACAGGTAATACTTCAGACCATTCCGATACTAGGCCTGTAGATCCTGTAACAGTACCTATACACTGCCACCAATTACCACTAGTAGTAGGATAGTCTTCCCATCCCTCAGGATTGGGATTTGTACCAGTAGGAGGTTCAGGTTTAGAGCTACTTAACTTATAGACATAAGTTTTGTAGTTGGGAACACTTCCTGCAGGCCCTTTAGGACCTTCAGGCCCAGGGTCTCCTGGGTCACCCTTATCTCCTTTGGTACCAGTCATAAGAAGGGGATCACTCCACTCACCTATTAATACTGTATCTTTAAAGGTTGCAGTAATAGACCAAATACTATCTGAAGTAGTATGAATAGGAACTACATTTTCCCAGATAGAACCTGGGTTGGGATTGTCCTTAACAACAATAGGAGGAGTATTTGAAGTACTAGTCTTCGAATACTTTATTCTAATACTAGTACCATCAGATCCCTTTGGTAATCCAAAGCGGAATTTGAAGATATTCCCATCTAATGTTACAGAGGCGTCGGCTTGACTAGTAGATTCTACTTGATCTACAGTAGCTTCAAAATTTTCGGGAGTACCTCCACCCTGACCTCCTACTAAAACCCACTTACCTTGATTACAATCAAAAGCTAGTAGTTCCCATAAAGGAGAATCACTAGTTGTAGGACGTAACCAAGTAGTATTAAGAGTTTCTTCGGGAGGGGGTTCGATACCTACCCAAATTTTTCCAAATCCATTTATATAATGATACATAATTATCAAACCTTATTGTGTGCAGATTTATATATCCTCTTCACCGTCATCCTGCTACCGATAGGATAAGATTCACCACCTGTTACTGTTATAGTTAATTGACTTTCTGTACAATTAACATTCATTATCCCTACATCGGATATTACCTCTGAATTAGTTCCACCACTGTTATAAAACCCACTAAACTTAATGTTTGATAGGGATTCACCTACTTTGAAATTAAAGGCGCGATTAACGTCAATGCCAGAAACAAAATATAAGT